CTGATGCCACATCGAATGATTATGCTAATGGCAACGGGCTTGTTAATAGTATGATCAAACGAGGCATTATCTCCCATAACCCTACTAGATCGTTTAGGAAAACTTGGACGGTGTGCGAAGATGTTAGAGTCACACCGACTCCTAAGCAAGTAGCCGATGCTATTGTTCAACCTGAAAAAGAAATTATTGTTCAGACCAAGGAAAAGGTTCAAGTTAATAAAGGCACTTTAATTAACTTAGCTAAAGAATTTGCATGGAAGAATAATTCCGGTAGTCTTCGTGACTTTATTATGTATACAGAAAATCGCTTAAAATAGGCTCTGTACTCATTTTAGGAGTTCGTATATAGTTTCGTTAGAATAGCCACTATTGTGCAGGTCTATAATATGTTGCACCACGCCGACATTAGCAACTTTGTTTTTTATGTTCGTACCACGAGAACTCCACCTAAGATTTGAAGCCCTGTTGTCGTGTTTGATTCGATTAATGTGGTCTACCTCTGGTAGATTGTCAGGATTCGATAAGAATGTCTTAGCGACTAGTCTATGTACTCTGAACGTAATAAGATTCCGATTAGTATCGTAGAGACTGTGTGTCTGGTATCCAGTGGATCTGTTATTCTTTTTTAATATTCTATCAGTCTTTACGTTTCTGACATCCCCCATATTTGACACCTCATAATTTGGGAACCCGTCTATTTTGCGCCATTCTGTTTGTGTTTTCATTTTGTCCCTAAACAAAAAACTCCACAGTTAGGGCTGTGGAGTTCTTATATATCTATTTTAGCAGACACCCTAACGTCTACTTTAAGTATAACCTTTATCGTTTTTGTCAAATAAAATTACAATAATTGCTATTTTCGGCTTCTGTAACGCGACTTAGAACTCAAGACGCACATTTTCCCTACTTTATAACAAAAAGCCCTCACAGAGCCTTAGAAAAGGCCACAGAGGGCTTATTGGATTAGGTTGCAACGCCTAGCATGTTATATTATTTAGTTTTTTCGTTTTCTTCCTGCTGTGTGCGAGTGAAGTACGAGTCGGTCGTCATAGTAGGCGATGCACTGTACGAACGAGTAGCACTTGAGAGGCTCACGACCATAGCCTTGATACCTGCTCCTGTAGTGTTGAAGTTACTCGTGTTTGAGGTTGAGAACCCATAGGCTGATGAAGTAGCGAACGCGTCTTGGTTTGCACCAAGGTACACGAATGTCCAGTTACCTTCATTTTCTTTTTGCTTTTTAAGTTCTTTCATATCTTTAGCGGTGAACTCTTTAGACATATTCTCACCACCATCTGTCAATACGACAAAGAGGTGTTTCTCGTCTTTACGAGACTTCACATCCTTCAACACGGTGCAGAACGCATCATGAAGCGGTGTGCCGCCGTCTGGAACGTAAGTCTCTCTAGTGAGTTCTGGCACATCATCAACATACATTGAATCATGTATCTTGTTGAGACGGAGACTGCCATTTCTGTCGCTGTCAAAAGCTGTAAGGCTGAATTTATATTTGCCACCATCTTTCTTGAGAGAGTTTACATACTCGTTGTATCCTTCGATAGTTGCATTGCGCGCGGACTCCATAGACCCCGAGCTGTCTAGCAATACGTGAACAACTGTCGTCAGCTTAGAGGCATCTTCGCGTTTACCTTTATTGAAGATAATATCGCGCGCTTCATCTGCCGTAAGTACGTTTAGTTTTACCAACTCTGCAATCTCTGCACCCGTTGGTTGGTTTTTTAGTTTCCAAGTTAAATCTTTTGTCATCTTATTATTCATCTTTCGTTTTTAACACTATCATGTGAGGGAGTGCGTTTGTTTAACTTGGCGTTGCAATCAAATTGTTAAGGATGAAACCGACTAAACCATTCAAGTAGTCTGCATTTCACTCTCCCTATTATAACAAAGAAACTCCCTAAGTGGAAGTCTCTTGTGTTTTGCCCGGCTGATAACTATTTTATTATAGCAATTATTGGCAACCTTCGCAAGCAGTTGCATCTGCTGGGTCAACAATGGCATCTAGGAATGTACGTTCTCTGTCGGGGTCGTTCTTAGCGTTCTCCATAGCTTCGTTGATTAGTCTTAGTTTTTCGTTTAGTTCTTCTGCTGACATTAGATTAGCCCCATTAGTTTAGAAGGATTCCAGCCAACTACGACTGATTCCCCATTTGTTGTTATTGGTACGGACGACACGCCGGAAAGTTTGAATGCCTCTTCTTGCTTCTCTGGCTGTTCTTCTATGTTAATCGTTTCATATTCCACGCCTTTTTTATCTAGGAAGTGTTTTACCATTATGCAGTATGCACAATGTGTTGTAGTATAGATTTTTAGCATTAAATCTCCTTATTTTAATGGGAAAAAAATATGTCTCTCGCCACTAAGACATATTTTTCTGTTAATTGTTCTATTCTAATTATACACTGTTATTATCACAAAACATAGCTTAAAATTGCGCAACAATGGGCTTGTGTTTTTCGTTAAATGAGAGCATAATTAAATTATAAGTTAAGAAAGGCTTAGACAATATGAACGAACCAGTACATATCGACGAAAACGATAACGTGATCATAAATATTAGTCAAATCACGCCATCGTCAAATGTATTCACAAACTGTAAAGAATGCGGTTGTGAACTATTTGGTGGCGAGCGTGAGGGGGAGGATGCGAATGGATACTGCGATACCTGCAACTAGCACTTGGGATAAAGTGATGGCATTAAAGTCTAAAGACAAAAGGAACAATGGGCTTACTAACAATTTAACAGATGAAGAGTTAGAGTGTGTCCTTGGAACTGTTGATTATTTCGGCGGGAATATTGGTATGACATACCACGATCTAAGTCGGAATGCTAAAGCAAATGTGAATGGTTCTATTGTACCTTTTGCACCTTGCTATCGTATATTCGACTGGCTCGGAATGTGTGTTATGGGCGACAGAATCTCAAGTACCGATGCTACTAAGGTTCTTGTTTATTCGTTCTTGAAAGTTGATGGTGATATCGACAAATGGATTACCGATCTTCGAGAAGTAGATTATGATATGGACGAAAGCTGGAAAGAGATTATTCTACGATGAAAGTACCGAAGCCTCAAGACCATGCCAAAACAGAAGACGAAGCTCGACAAGAAGCCATTAACTGGCAACAATGGCAGAGTGATAAAAGCCTGAGCATGGGTGTCATCGCCCAATGGAATGCTTACTTCACTAAACTAGCAAAGAAATTTGACTTAACTGATGAGTTCAAGGAAAATGGGATTATATGAAAATATTTGTTTATAGAACATTTGATAGTGCAGGTGATATCATATGCCAGGGTGTAATTGACCATAGTGAAGATGTATCTATCGAAGAAGTAACAACTCTAGACACAACATCAGACCGCGATCTTCATGACGTACAAGACTTTATCGAAAGACATTATCCCGAATATGATATGCACTTTGAATGGCAGGAAATGCAAATTCTACCTAGATGGGAAATACCAGGGGAAATTAAAAGAAGCTAGTAACGCTAGCTTCTTAAAGATTTACTTTCTGTTGGGAGATACCCAAGCTGCTAAATCAAACAGTAGGGAGCCAAGCTTACTACGAATCTTACGAAACATATTTAGCCTTTAGGAATTGTCTTAACAGCAAGCGAAGCTGAGTCACTGGATGTAACAGTAGCAGATACGATACTTGTTAGAATCGAGATTACACCAGCGCCAACAGCAACACCTAGAGCTTGTTGCCAGTTAACCGTAAGTATGTCAAATACTTGATCGCCTACTACCATAAGAGCTAGTAGAGCTTGTGCAACAGTTTTAAGTGAGCGTTCGGCTGTATCAGCCCAGAACTTAGTTGTGAAAATTGTCATATTTTTTCCTTATTTTTTATTTGTTAATTTAGCAATGATATCGTTGATGAACTTACCAATAGCTACGAATATTGCCCATAGAGGACTTTTAGTTGGGTCATCTGGTTCAACTGGGTCTGTAGGAGTTGTTGACTCATCTTTATAACCACCACCTTCTACTTTATAGTATTCCTCAAGTGTTAGAACACCTGTGTTGCGCATATCTGTCGCAACAATTATCCCTACGTAACGCCAGTGCCAAGGTTCGCTCATGTAGCCTGTGATAGGCTCTTTTGGAGCTGTGTAACGAAGAATCCAACCATACTTGTAAGCATTGGCGGTTAACCAAGTAGAAGCAGCAGAAGTCGAGAAAGAATCCTCGATAGGCGAGAAGTCCATAGTTAACCCAGTTTGATGTTCGCTGAATCCTGGACGAGCAGAATAGCGATCAGCAGCCTCTTTCCCATCTTGCTTAACATAATTATTGTAAAGCGTTTCTTGCGTCTCGTAAGAACGATAACCAGAAGCAGGAGTTAAGGTTTGTTGTGTCTGCATCAACTTAAGACTATCAGCAGCTTCTTTGCGAAGTCTTTGTCCAGAGCCAACATCAACAAGATCAGCAGGGACATAACTTTTATCAAGCCCGTGCTTTTTATTAACAACCTTAGTCACCTCTTTATCTATTGTAGGGACTGGGTAAACGGGAGGCGTGACTACCGGAACCGTATCTACTGTCACTTCTTGAAGATCATGAGTGGTTTGGTCCGTGAAACCACCGGAGTGTGCCCAACCACCTGTGTATTTGCCACGGAACCAAACATCACTACCGTCAACAAGCGTACCGTGTGTCCAGGCATCAAAGTCTAGAACGTCGGCAGGGTTAAATGTCTTAATAACATTATCCGGTGCTGGGACAGGAGTTTTGCGATAGTTAATAACAGAGTTAGCAACTTCACGTTGATACCCAAGTAGAACTGGCTTAGTAGCTGGAGTTAGATCAGGAAGATCATGTGTTCCCTTATCGTCGAATGCACCGCTCCAAACATAGCCACCTGTATAACGCCCGACAAACCAAATATCATTACCGTCTACGCTTTCACCATGTACAAATCCCTTGAAATCGTAAGCTAAGCCACCTACAAATGTTTGTAGTAGGTTACCTGACGAACTAGCTGCATCACGGTATTTGGCAGCATAACTCGCTACACGCTGGAAACCTTCGAGTGGAGCATCATCCCCAATAGTGAAGGGAGCGTTACCGTTAGGACGTAACCAACCTTGAACATAACTTGCATAAGCATTGAATACCCCTGTATAAACAGGAACTTGCATAAATGAATCTTGTTGATAAATTGTTATGTTTGGACCATTAATAGCCACAACTACACCAGTGTGCCCGAAACCACCACCCATTTGTCCATTAGAAACAAATATATCTCCTAGGCGTGGAGCATTTCCTGCTGGAATTTTATCAAGATAAGTAGAAGACCAGAAGCGATATATATCTACAGCATTTCCCCAACCCGCGCTTTGAGTCCAAGAAACATCAGTAAGATATTCTACCCAACTTTTTGATACGTCAACACAATCATAACTTTGGTTATCTAGGTCTATTTTTTTATTGTATACTTGGTTCATCCAAGCTTGTAGTGATTTTGCCATATATTTTTTACCTTACTACTATTATCTCATAGCCTCTACTTTTACTTTAGCTTCTTCGTTGCATCTGTCAATAGTCTCTTCTCCACGTTGTGCAGTCGGGACAAGTAGTAAACACTTAGTAGCAAGAGATTCTTGCAACACTGTAAACGTTGTAGTCCTGCTAATTTCACGTTGTTTTTGGTTGTAATTTTGGTTACTAATCGTAACTGCAATCAAACTGAACTCACTAATCAAAATAAGTATAATAAGTGGTATAACTACTGATGATAGATCTTCTTTGAGATTTATAAATTTCATTTGTACCTCTCCTTTAAGGACAACTTTGTAGTGGTGAGAGATAATACTCTACCTGCCAATTTTCATCACCTTCGTTGCGCCATTCCATACGGCGCTCTTCGGCGTTACAGCGTCTTTCTGTTTTCGGCCCCGGTTCACCCTTTTCTCCTGGTGGTCCTTGAGTTCCCTCAGCGCCGTCCTTGCCATCAGCACCGTTTGTGCCATTCTCACCATTTACGGCATCTTTACCGTTTGCTCCAATTGTACCACTATCGCCCTTTAGCCCTTGTAAACCCGTAGCACCTGTATCGCCTTGTGGCCCACGACAGTTATTAGGGTCAGCAGCACAATATTGCGCAACAGCTAGGACAATTTTAGATTCATCGAGACTTAAATTATCAGTATTTATATGATACTTCTTTAGCTCTTCTTCTACACTCTTCTGGACAACGGAAGTAATATCTTGGGGGTGTGTAACATAGTAAAAAAGAATACCTACACTCGTCAAGAAGGCCAGCAGCAGCAATATTACCATGGAAATTAGTAGTTTTTCTTTTTTCATATTTAAGTAGCCTTACCTGACAGTGTAATAAGAAACACAATTAGTTGTCCAACAACAGCAAACATAGTACCAACAATCAACCAGAGCGCTTTAGAAATATTCTTTTTAACGGGACTATACTCAAGGTGAATTTTTTTTATCTCGTCTTCTAATGAAGCGCGAGACTTTTTATCCAAAGCTAAAATATTGTCATTCATCTGTTGTGGGCTAACCTGAGTATCTGTTTTAAGAAGGAGGGCTTTTAAACTCTCCTTAATATCAGCAAATTCTGAGTTAGCTTGGCGCTCAAAGTTATCAAATTTATCATTCAAAGCGTCTAGTTGGTACACCTTTGCAGGTTGTTCCGATTCTTCCTGTGTTTTCTTAGTCATTTTAGGCATCTTAGTATTGTGTTGCTACAAAATAAATTGGTTGTGTGCCAGATAACGTATCAATGTTGATCGTGAACTCCCCAGCAGTAGACATGCTGTTAAAGCTACCTTGGAGAACTTTAGTTATTACACCACCAGATAGGTTATAGTGCAATAAACATTTATTATTAACTTGTTCAGTTTTTCCACCAAGAGCACTGCTTGCAAAAATAAGAGCCTTAGTAGTTTGCTGCGTAGGTGTCATCATTCCATTACTAGAGTGGCATATACCATCACTCCCCGTTGCGGATGGCCCATTCGAGAACTGGATAACATCTGCGAGCAGAGTGCCGTCATTAAAAAACACCGTTGTAGTGAAAGGTGGCGTACCGTTTGGTGTAAATGAACCGCGTTCTATCTTAGCCATTAGATTCCTCCACAAATTGCCAGTTAGTGTCACCATCAACTCGGATGATAGTAACTTTCTTGCCATCACGCATTATTTTCTTTTTTTCTATCTTTGCCATACTGGCCTCCTAAATGTAGTTAGCTTTGCTAACAGGAACAAGTTGTACTGTTACTTGTCCGTACTTACATTGGTTAATTAATTTAATGTCGTGGTCAGCAGCATAGTATTGAGCGGTCTTTTGTGAACTAGTTTGAGTGTCCCAATAGGTTACTGAAAAATAGTCATCGTTTAATGCTGAGGAAAGTGATTGAGCATGTGCAAAATCTAATATGGAAGTGACCACACTAATGTTAGGATATATACCGATAAGTGTTGCCGATATGTTACCGTTCATATCCCTATTCGCATTTTTCCAGAGCTTGCTATATGTCAAAGTATAGTCATTGATTTGACTGGTAGACAATGATACGCCATTGATGATAATTAAGGGGTTAGTTACGGCCATTTTTTGTTTTTATCTCTGTGACTTATTATAACAGACTGGTCATTGTTCATCTGGTAGTTAAAGGGGCTCTTACTCCTCTGTTATGGTATAATTAAGGTAATAGATACCTGATTAAATATCTGGTTAAAATAAAAATAATAGAAGAGTCTAAATAATCTTAAGACCTACTACGGAGAATAAAAAATGGCATTACCAAACCCAGGAATGGACGCAGTACCGTTCACACCTCTTACTGCTGAATTTCTAGATGACATGATAGAAAATATCGAGTTTACTTACAGCGGTCTATCAACTGGTAGCGGTATAGGGTCTGGGACTATTACTAATGCCAAACTATCTACTACAGCAGGAGAACCAGGAGCTGCGTGGCAATCTTATACCCCAACATGGACTGCATCTAGTGTAAACCCTACACTTGGTAACGGGACACTCACAGGAGCCTACAATAAAGTAGGTAAAATGATAACTGCAAGGATATTTTTGCAGTATGGTAGCACAACATCTTCTGGAACAGGGGCATTCCGATGGTCTCTACCTGTGACGCCAAAATCTAGTACATTCTTTATGGGTTCAGGATGGGGTTTAAGAACTGGTTCAGCCTTTGAAGCTTGGCCCGTATCTAACATAGATACCTTTGGGGCTGTTCAAGCCTATATTCAACTTGTCAATACTGGTGGTGGAGTCTCTAGCAGTACTCAGAGCTGGACAAACGGCGATAAATTTGTCTTAGAGATAACTTACGAATCAGTTTAAGAGTTGCTATCCACGTAAGCAAAAGAACCAGTACTCTCTATTTCTTCTATCTGTTTACTTGTTACTTTTTGCAAAAGTGATTCAAATAGTTCTTCTATTGAAGATTGATCGCTATTCGTTGTCCACACAAAGAAGGCAAATTTCTTGCCTTCTTTTTCATAGTTTTTACCATATGAGTAAAGAGGACTAAGAGTGTTAGAACGGACTAGCGTTCCATTATTAAGATATGGATAACCTCCAGAAAATGTTCTAACATACATATCATCTCTTCTAAGCGCGTGGAAGATACCAACTTTATCGTGTTCTGCATATTGTTTCATATACTCATTGTAACAAAATAAGATAAGTTTTGCAAGATTGGGCTTGTGTTTTTGATAAAAAAAGAGTATAATAGGTCTTATGAAAATGATTAATTCGAAATTTAGCAATATCCTACTATTAGTCCTTATCTCTATCTTAGGAGCTATTGCTATAGTAATAATTATATTATCAGTCCATAAATTACAGGCCCCGGCAACCCCAGTAAATAATTCAATTCCAGAAACTAGTAACTGGGAAGACTGCACAAACGCTTCTGAAGTTGAGTACAGATCTTATGTCCTGACTAAGGATTCTTATACTGAACCTGACGGGGATATTATGTATAAGCTTTCACCATCTGAGTGGGAAACTATAAATAAAAAACGCGCCGATCAGATAGACGCATGTTCAAAAAAGTATCCTGACCAAGTTCACTAAACAAATGGTGGTCGCATAACTCTAACTTTAACATTTAAAGTAAAACCACTAAGAGTTATAGTACCGAGAGTCTGGTTTGATCTACCAACATTGATTATCAAATTATTATTTGAATCAGAAGACGTGTTTATAATAAAAAGTTGATTCGCACTTGCGACTACTTTATTATCGTACCAAAGAAATTGTCCAGTAATAGGATGCCAGACGTCATCCTCTATCCCCCCAAGCTGAATTTGAAGACGATTTAAAGTGTCAGTTCTTTCTAGGGGTATAGCTATCCTTGTAGAAGTAGTACCTCCAGAGATCATGCTAATAGGTGCTATGACGTGTGAAGAGGCTAGAGTTTGATTATTCCCTAACCCAGCAAATTGAGAAGCAAATTGTATTTTAGTAATATCAATCATCGCCGTAAGTCCTGACATAAAGTTTACCTGCAAATGCTGTAGCACCTGCGCCAATCGAAACAACCGTATTAGCATCTGTAAGGTATATACCGGAGCTGCCGGAACCTGTCTCTGATTCGTTAGGCACAGTTACAGTGGAAAGAAAGCGCATTACGGTATCAAGCTCATATAGCGCTGCTGGGAGAACTCCATAGGTAGCATCTGTCTCAAGATACGCCATAGCTTGTGGAAAATATCCCAAATTATGAGGGTCTCTATGTTTGGTTGTCCCACCAATTCCTAGAGAGATATTGGTTGTACTATCGTTGACAATTTTTAAATAGTTCTCTTCAGAATTAAATATAATTTCCGCTATTGTTGGTTGTGGGTCTATTCTGCCCTGATCTGGTTTGGCAATTAGAGCAACTCTATAAAAGACATTAAAAGACACCGGAGAACTAGTCGTTGAATTTACTGCTGTAAGAGTTAATGACCCAGGAGTTGAACCCCCGTATACAGACACCTCACTCCCTAACACAACAATACTAGTATCATTGTTAAACTTAAACCATTTAATACCATCTATAGAAAATATACCCTGAAAGAATGTTGACTCTGGTATATTTGTAGTTATAACTTTATTTGTCGATTCGGGCGACCCCCCGAATGTAGGCGCATTAGCCGTGAAATTTCCGGCGTAAGACCCTATAATTTGATCAATGCCATAACTACTATGAAAATATAGTTTACGGAGATCAACCATTAAAGCACCTCAAATACGTCGAATCCTGGCTTGCTAATAACAATTCCAACTGACCCGTCTGGTAAGAGGCCAATAACCATACGATAATTAGTCCCGTCGTGAAGAATAAGACGGTTATTTCCCTCTTCAAATCTAAGCTGCCCGCTAAGAACAGAGGTAGATTGTTGTCCTGTATATTTCTTCTTTACTTGTATCGCCATTATGGTGCCAAAACATCTGTTCCATCCAATGTAGAAGTGTTTAACATAAACCACTCTCTTGGGTTGTAACGCTTAGCTTTTATTATTTGATCAACTCCACCTGGGTTTATTGAATTGGATATTTTTATTATTTGGAATTGACCAGTTATCTTAGTTGTATCTACCCATATTATATCACCTAGTTGTAGCGCAGGATTACCTTTAACAGACATTTCGATAATACTATCAAACTGTGAATAGGCATCAATTACGGTATAAGCGAATGATTCACAGTTTGATTCAGAACCAAAAAGATCATTCTCAATTGGTAATAAATGCTCTCCGTACTCATCAATACTATCTTGATCGAAAGCTTCGTAGTTAATAGTATCAACGATTTTAGCTGGTTCACCATACACCTCAATAGCATCTATATACACATCAAAAAGATTGACATTTGTGAAAGTCAAAGTTAAAGTATTAATAGAAATAGACGAATCAGTGACGGATGTACCTGTTATAACAGGAGTGCCACCAACCGTTGTAGTCGTAAACCATGAGTCCCCTGATAAGTATCCTAAAGCTGGTTCGCTATACCCAGCAAGTGGGTCTGTAAGTTTTATCTGGTATAATCCAGTGCTTCCAGCAGGAATAACAACAGGCTGTGAAAGAGTAGGGCTAGATAATTCACCAGAACCAGCATGGATAGGCTGGAACTGTTGTACAGATCTTATATTAGATGTTATTTTTACTCTGTTAATAATTTCAGTATCGCCAGTAGTAGAAATAGTAGAAATGTTTGATTCATTGAATGTAAAAACTGGGCCATCTACAGGGACAAGACGCTGATCAAATCTAATAACTCCCTGCTCGTCAATCCATAGTTGTCCACCCTCTGCTTGCATAATATCTCTAAACGCATCAGCAGCACTTTTCCCCTCTTCTAAGAATAGAAACGGGATAACATTTCTTCCGCGCGCGAGAACATATTGGTAAGACTCAATACCAAACTGTTGTAATAAAGCAGCAAGAGCTTCATCAGTTCTGACATTAGACATAGCGACTGATTCAGAAAGTTCAAGTTTAAAGATTTCATTCAGGTAATCAAGAGATTCGAACTTAGCAGTTCTTGCAGACTGGTCTAACTCTGGCTTATCTTGGGTTAGACCAACAAACTGTTGCAGCAAAGGCTCATTTTCATATCCAGCAAATAGTTTAGTCGGCCTACCGGGGATCAAGTATTGGTTAATTGGGCTATTAGTATGGGAAGAGAAATAATTATCAAAGTTATTAAGAACAACACTGGCTGTCGATGACTGCACAGAGAATGGAAAATCTATTTCTCTGCTCCACTCAAGTGAAATAACTCTATCTGTATAGGCAGTGTAAGAATAAAAGTCCCAGAATTGAATTGGATTATCTCCAACGGGCGAAAGTACATCTGTTCCATCTAAAGTTGAAGAATCTAGCGTAAAAAATGTTCGAGAATCATCAAATTCCTTATCAAAAGACATAGCAAGAGACCATCTGTGTTTACGGATGCCAGCTTGAGACTTTTGATGGAATGATGGTGATACGGCTTGCATTATGAGACGAAGTACCCTGTGGTTGATTGTATTGTTTCTCGCAGGATGAGTTGTACGTTCTCTACCAACCCAGATTCGTCTGTAATATTTTGGTCATTTAGACTAGCTTTAACAACTACAGAACTTACTCCTAAATCTACTATGGTTACATCTGGAAACTCCAGATTTGTAAATTGACGATTATAGAAACCTCTTAATGCAGCATAATCTACCGCATTCATGTATCCAAAGTTAATTGTCCAGCTGCGTTTAGTGTTCAATAGATCAACATAGATATTAAGATCTAATGTTGTCACTTCAGAAGAAGCCTCGATTACCTGTTCAGATAATGGGGTGTTGGGAGCAGGAGAAGTCCAAGTAGTTGTGCTATCATGTAGTCTTATTTCATATGCCATTAGAATGTTCCCCTTAATCCTTTAGCGCGGAGTGAATTTTCTAGTTGTTTACCAATCATTTCCGCTAGTTTTCTCTTTTCTTGTTCACTTGTAGCCAATACACCAGACATATTAATTTCTATGCGAGTAGTTGGTTGATCTTTAATATTTGTAACAGGAATCATGTCTGGGCCAGCGTTACTTACACCTGTATTATTGCCACCATTAATCTTTGAAGCAAGCTTATCAATCCACTCAGTATTATTCTCTAATGGCATAACTGCTTCTGCACCATTTTCGCCGATCTGAGCAAAGGTAGGAGATGTTACAACACCACCTGTAGCAAGACGAGGGAGGTTTACTTTAGGCAATTTACCAAGCTTTACACCTGGAATCTTGTTAATAAGATCAAGTGCCCCATTAATCAAATCAATAACTGTATTTACGATGCCGGAAACATAGTTTAAAACCGCATTTACAACGACCTTAAATGCTCCACCAATTGCATCACCAATAGTTGCGCCAATTGACCCGAATATATTAACAATCGAATCCCAAACCCCACGGAAGAAGTTTCCTACAGCACCAAATGCACTCTTAATGCTTTCCCAGGCTTTATTGAATATATCACCGAAGAAGCCAGCTACAACACTGAACACATTAGTAATACCGTTCCAAACATCTTGGAAGAACTGAACTGTAGCGCCAAAGGCATTAGCTATCCCCTCGGCAGCAAATTTAAATATAGCGATATAAGTATCCACATAGAACTTGATGACAACACCTATCCCTGCGAATATATCTGAGAAAAATTTACCAATTCCAGCTAGAGCATCGCCAATAAATTTTCCAATGCCTACAAATAATTCTTTAATGAAATTGCCAAATCCAGATACTACATCTGTAATAGCTTTCCACACTGCATCCCAGTTTTTAAAGAGTAAAATGGCAATCGCAATAATAGCAGCAATTGCAACAACAATAAGCGTTAGAGGAAGTGTTGCTAGCCCTATTGAAACTGCACCTGTAACGAATAGAGCAATAATAATACCAAGAATAACCGCGAATGCAATAAAGAATGGGACTGGATTAGAATTGATAAATTTGCCAATAGCATCGAATGGGTTAGGGAATCCCTCATCGAATTTACCTTGTAGATTCTCAAATTGTTTTGTCATATCTCCAAGTGTTTTGTCAAAGTCTTCTGTGTTAATCTCGGGAGTGACAACACCACCACCTGCACCAAGGCCACCTAAGTCAGCAGCAGGAAGACCAGGAAGCCCAGCAATCCCAGCACCAGCAGCAGAGTTATCAGTTAAGACATTCATCTTATCAAATGAAGCCAGATTACCAGTAGCAGCTTCTGTGGCAGTGCCTACTTGATTAAGTTGGTCTGTAAGGTTACCTAAGCCTCCTGTAGCAGCTTTGTTGCCACTTGAACCTACATTCTTCAATGATTTCTGTAGAGCGCTTAGAGATCCCCCTAGGCCAGTTGAAGCAGTTTGTGTTTCCTTTGCTTTACTAGAGAATACTCCAAGCATACCAAGAATAATAAGCACCCCAACAGCAGCAGCAAGTAACGGTACTAATGCAGCCTGTAGAAACAAAGCGCCACGGGCAGCGAAGCTTAGACTTGTGCCAGCAGCCAGAGAAGCCTCTGCCATACCGATCATTGTGACCGCAGCCATATTAGTTGTGAAAGCCAATATCTCTTGAGAACCAGCGGTCGCTATTGAAGCAGAACCTTGGCGGATAAGAGCTTGTGCAGCAGCATTACTCGCAATAGTTAGTACATAGGATAGGCCAATATAAGTGGCAATCGCAACTCCGATAATAATAAATGCGCTACCAAGTGGCCCACGGATAATTGAACCAAGTATTACTAGCCCACCAGCGACAAGCAAGGCAATAGAAGCAACTGCTCCTAGAGCACCTACCATAACAATCGCCTGTTCAATGAAGTTGAATATTGTAACTGCTAGCACACGAACAGCTAGGTATAATTGAGAGAAGTAACTTACAACAGGGCGAATCACCAAAGCAGATGCTAAGAAGTTAACAATCATTTGTTGTACTACAGGGTTTAGGCTGGAAATAACTTGCAAGATAGAAAAGAATGAGCTCAAAGCTTCACCAACTACATTTGCAACCGTCTTAATCGTAAGAGCTGTGAACTGAAATAGAGCTGCAAGTTGAGCTTGACCTTTTGCGCTGTTTACCCAGGCGGTCATTTGATTTACAATTCCTGTAATTGTTGCAATAAGAGATGTACCACTAGCCACAGATGTACGGAATACTGATGTCAAAAAGCTGAATACTGATCCAACAAGACTGCCGATTTGTTGCAATGCCACAATACCTTGCTGGATTGCCAAGTTAAGAGAAGCTTGGCCTCTTGCACTACTTAGATATGCAGCACCTGCATTTGTTAGATCAACTATAAATTGAGATAGTAATTGAACATATGGAGCTGTAATAGTGTATAAGTTACTAAATATAGTTAGAAGAGGGGCAAGCGCACCGGATAATGTGTCTACAGTACGAGCAGTATCATTAAAGATTTGACCTAATAAACCACTAAAAGCAGGGCTGCCTGCGAGTTCAGCAGCTTGATTAAAGGCGCGATTCATGCTTTGTCCGATTATCTGAAAACCTGCATTAACTGTAGGGAGAACATTAGCACCCAATTGTAGAAGCGTATCGCCAATTCCGGCTAATAATGCTTGCTGAGTATTGAGTTTAATGCTATTTAAAGCTTTATTAAGGCCACCAATAGCGAATGCGACTGATGTTGCTGCGGGGCCAAGGTTCTGTAGTGATTCTTGGAATGCTTTACCATCATTCTTGCCAATAGCTTTGAAAGCTTCGCCAAGACCAGATACACCAGTCTTAAAGGCTGTTGAAGCAGCTATACCCTGCGCGAGAACAGGCACAAGAACCGAAATAGAGCTTCCGGCAGCAGCCAAAGCCCCGGATAGCTCTAAAAACGCCCCTGAAAGCGCTGTTACACCAACAATTGCTGTTGTTGTATTAAATGCTTGGAATGCAACACCAAAGTTACGGATTGACGAAGCAGCAGTTTGCGCATTAGCACGTATATCTTTGAAGTTATTTTCAGAGCTCTTAGATGTCTTAGAAAGAGAACGATTAATTCTTGTACCAGCAGCATCTGCTTGTGCAGCAGCGGAAACCATACCTCTAGAAAAGCCAGAGGTATCAGCGTCGATAATATATTTTACTGTTTCGCCTTTGCCTGCCATTGTTATTTCTCGAGTATCTTTCTAAAATGTTCCATGAGTGATTTAACACCCTTACCGTCTTTACTATGAGGAGCAGATGCAATCATTGTCAGATTATATAAATGTGCTGCTTCTATTTGACTTGCTGTTTGAAGTAAAAGTGCAACATCTCTATAAGGCATTGCCTCTACATCTTCAAGTTTGTACTGCGGAAAGTGATAACACACAGTAGCATAGAGAATACGATTCTCGCCAAACGCTGGGTTAGTAGACTCAACCTTTGCTTGATGGACAGACTGAACTTCAACAGTTCTGCCTTCCGTTTCCATGAAACTATCCTAGATTGATTTCTTTAGACATCATGCTACGGAAGTCACGAACTACATTAATAGGTTGGTCTTCAAGGACTTCGCTAATAGTGTTTTCGTGTCCAACTGGTGTAACAAGTGCATTCATTTTTGCTTCGCTTGCATCGCTCTGCTTTTTGATGACTTTTTCATCAGCTTTTTCTTCTACAAGCTTTTGTAACTCTTGATTCATTTTACTGAGCTCGCGCATTTCGCGAGTAGTCGGGTAACGGAAAGAATAGACAAGGTCGCCTAGCGAAAATGTGAATGCTTTTTTAGTGTTATCTGTACCTAATTGATATTGTACTGGTGCGTTTTCCATATTAATTGTCTCCTGTGGACTTAATGGTTCTATATATGCTCTGTGAGCTGTTCTAAGCCGTTCTAAGGCGTGTTAGGCGCGAAGTAGGGAACTTGTCCCCCTCCGCTACCAAAGGCGCTTAAAATGGCTGTTTTTGCATGTTTATTTTTTAAGGGGTACTAGCTGATTGAATCAGTTGAAGATGTGAACACCTGTACTGCTGCATCTTGGCTTGCTGGCTCACCAACGAACTTAACTGTGAACGTAAGAACTGTAGAGTCCTGTAGATCAATTGAGTCAATTGTTGAACGGGCATTTACTAGACGCACAACTGTAGCGTTTGTACCACAGCTAATGATGTCTAGGTTATTATAAACAGGAGTAGTGTTACAGCTTGCTGCTACGATGTCAATCGCACCAGTTGAGTTAGCTACTATTTCACCTGTAGACATTGTTCCGCCTTGTGGAACAAAGTACTGTGGGAGTACAACCGCTAGAGCAGCTACATCACTTCGTAGAAGTTGTAGCGATACAGAAGCTGAAATTGCACCCTCAATTGTAATTTTGTTACCGTCAATAGTGGTGTAGTCGTTTGAGTCTACGCTGTAATCGAATGAGTAGTCTTGCACGTTTGATAGTGTGTTGCTTCCCCATTTTACAATGAATGGACCTTTTAATGTTGCCATTTTTATTTCCTTTTTCTTTTATTTAACTAACATATATTTGAATCGCTACAACAAATGAACCTTGGCGACGATTTTCGGCATCTCTGTCGTTATCTTCTGGCATGGATGCTTCGATTGAATAGAGATCGAAACCATCTATTGCGAATATACCACGCGCATTCACTTGTTGGTTAAGAGCGAACAGATTATGCTCGACTACTTCACCGGATTTGTTTCGGTAGAATATCTGTGTGCTGAATTGCTGTATACTCTCCCGAGTAACATTCAACTGAGTGACATCTCCTCCTGCTGTGACAATCCAATAGGCATTATCAGGGGCGGTATCTGGTATTTGATTCAGATAGATATCTGTGCCAAACGTACCGTAACTGTTGTCTTCCATCCATTTAATGAATGATTCTGAAACTGTCGTTGGAGTTATCATATCTTTTTACCGAAATACTTCTTAGAACTTGATGTTACTTTTTTTACAGATTCCTCTGCAAAGTGTGCCTTCGTACCTGGAGTTGTGTACCGCTTTACGGGGCCACTTGTATAACCACGCTCTTGATACCATGCATAGGGTCTTGCCCACTCGATTACACCTCTTACTCTATCACCTAGACGAGATACGGATTTCTTCACATCTCCTCGTAAGTCACCTGTGAGCATAGGAGTAATTGGGCGAGAGGTTCTATGGATGTCCTCGATCAACTGTCTCATTCCGGTTTGAGCTTGGAGTTGGACTTTAGCGGTTTTTCCTCTAAAGTCGAAGTTTCCTTGCTTCTTCACCTTGATTCTGATAGTTGGCATCTTATGCTCCTGTTGGGTCGGCAGCCACTTGTAGGTTGACCAGCACATTGTTTACTTCATTGGTTAGAAGCTTTCTCTGTGCGACCTCTACTGTAGTTATTATATACCAGTGGTCAATTCCGAAGACGTTAGTCTTGAAATACAGACCCTGTAGCATATAGCCTAAACCTTTAATGAAAGCATTATTTACATCTAAGTATGCATAGGCATCAGATTGCGTTAGCTCCTGGTTCGAGTCTTGCTCTTGTGAGAACGAGTCAAAGAAGGCGCAGGCAATTTCGTTTTCCTCTGTTATAGTAACATCACCATACCCATTTTTAGTGAGAGAGGTGATGTAGGCTATATCAGGAGTTTTTACTGGGCGATTAGACATTACGCAGGGTTCCTAGAGGCAGCAGTGCCATTTGGCCCAGCATATTGACTAAGGATTTTACTCCCTCCAACAGATTCATCAGGAGAAAGATCTTCACCTTTTCCTCCGCCAGAATTAGTTCTAGACCAACTATGACCATTTACTGATTCAGATTTTATACTACCCGATACCGAGTAATTGTCGTCTGAATAATAAGTCACCATATCTGCCCAAAGGTAAGCAAGATCACTTGGCATATTAGTGCAATCAAGCCAATCAGCATCAACTGCGACCATAAGCCCGTTTCCGCTTCCAACTTTTCTAACTAACCAACTATACCAGCCCCAATTGAACCAAGTGGTTGACTTCTGAATCCATTTGCTGAACTTTCGAGCATTCTTGCTAGTAAAGTCGTCCAAGTCCCAAATAGTAACGAACTCGTCATCATTTTGGGCTTGTACCAATTTTACATGGTAGATATTACGAGCAGGGTCTGTCTTAATGTAAGGGTCAATATCGTTGTAGTAAAACAAGCGATAGTCGCCTTCTTGTTCGTCAGCCGGAAGAAGTGTTTCTTGAGTCACAGGGTAGTAAGGATACGCACCCTGAAATTGTACTTTTCCAAGTTCTTGTTTGTCAAGGTTCTTGTTTTGGGAGAGAGAGTAACCTAGCGCTGATTCTAGCAGGACGTTACTTCTACGAATGGTAGCGTTTACACGCACCTTATCCGCTTCGGCAACAGTTGTACCTGTTAGTTCTTCATATTTAGCTAGGTCCACTCTAGTTCCCTTTTTGTTTTAGTTTCTATGTTGTACCCCTGCCCAGAAGACAGGGGTAAGTTCATGCTAATTTCGACTAGGAAACAGCAACGCTTGCGATAGCAGCAATCAGACGGACGTCTCTTACTACACCACCACGTTTGAATGAACCACGAAGCACGATTTCGTTACGTTGGAAGGCTGAGTAAGTCTTACCACCGATTTCGTATGAAGCAGAACCATCAACGTCGTACTTTAGGCCACCAGACACACGACCTGTGAAGGTAGATAGGTCACCGTAGAATACAGCAGTTGTGATAGTCACAGCTTGTCCGTAGACCATGAATGAACGTGTCTCAGTAGTGTTAATAGTAGGTAGGATGTCGTTAGGTACAACTACGAATGGAGTTCCGAAGATTGTTCCCTGTGATACTTCCTGTAGAACAGCAGCGTTGTTTGTAGAAACAGCCTGACCGATCAAGAAAGCCTTTGTCTTGTTGTTGAATACAAGAGTACCTGTGCTTGTTGCATCAGATGCAAGAGCTACAGTTTGTGCCCAACCTAGTAGACCATCAGATAGGTCCATTGTGTGAACTTGTCCGTTGCCGTTAACAGCTTGCTGTAGACGAGCTACAACTAGTTGTGCGCGCTTACGGTCATAGTCTGAACGGTAACCTTCTGCAACGTCAGCAAGGATATCAGCAGCAGCGTGTTGGATAACGTTGATAGAGATAGGTGTGATAGCAGCGATCTCTTCTAGTTTGTCCATGTGTGCGCCGTAACCAGGGATGCTTACAGGCTTCAAACGAGCGTTAGTAGGTTGACCAAGAACTTCACCGTCAAGTGTGTCTGGAGATTCAACATCACCTAGAGCACCCATTGCAACTGATTGCATGTCGATGTCAGAGTCACGTGTTAACCAACCAAACTCAAGAGAGCTAGTTTCTTTCCAAGTTGTGATATTCAATAGAGCAGTGTAGTCGTTACGCTTGTTAGCGATCTCTGTGTAAAGCTCAGGAGCAATAACGAAGTTACCTAGGTCTTCAAGAGTAAGGGAGTTTTTAACAATCTTAGCTTCTTTAAGAGCATTTAGGTTCTTTACGTTGATTGCGTTAAGAGTTTTAGCACCTTCAACACTGTTCATACGTTCTACTAGTACAGCAGCATTTAACTGCATACCGAATAGTTCTTCTGCTGATAGTTCATCAAGTGCGTCGCTTTTAGCTTTTTCAGCTTCGGCAATAGCACGGAACTCAGGAGCTTGAGCAGATTTGTCAAGGGCGTTCTTAGCGTCAGCTTTAGCTGTTGCTAGTTCTTCTTGAATAGGCTTAAGAGCAGCAGCGATGGCATTAGCAATAACTTCTGCTTGTTCTTCTTTAGTCATTTGGTTTTCCTTTTTGTTTAATTCTTCTTGTTTTGCAGCTTCTTCGGCTTCTTCCTTAGCTTTCGCTTCGGCAGCTTCTTCCTCTGCTTTTTTGTCAGCTTCTGCTTTCGCTTGGGCTTCTTCGGCAGCTAGCTTGTCAGCAGCTTCCTTTTCTTCGGCAGCTTTTTTATCAGCTTCCTCTTTAGCAGCTTTTTCTTCTGCTTCTTTTTTCTCTGCTTCTTCTTTTTCGGCTAATTCCTTAGCTTCTTTTTCAGCAGCAAGTTTTGCTTCTTCTGCATCATTAGCGACTTTCTCGGCAGCTAATTTCTCAGCTTCAATCTTAGCAGCTTCTTCAACAGCGAGTTTTTCTTTTTCTTCTTTTGTCATGCTTTCTTCCTCAACGGCATTTTTGATACTGGCTTCGATGCCTGTAACGTCCATACCATTTGACTTAGAGCGTTCAAGTGAATTATGAACAATCTCGTTAAATTGATTTGCAACAGCGTTATAGTTATTTGGTAATACTACCTGTGATAATCCTACAAGCTCAGCGTTATAAAAGATTCTATCTTGTTCATCGGGATATGGCCCCATTGTTTCAATACTGAATGCGTTTGAGAAACCTCCTACAAATAGGTCATAAGCCAATTTGGCATATGCGTTCTCTTTAACAGCGTATTGAATAGCTGAGACAATAACGCGATTTCCTTGCTTAGCGACACCAATTGCTTTACCAATTAAGTTGCCAAGTGAATCTACGTGGTCAGCAGTAATCTGCTTTCCGTACTGGTTGATGTCCATCGAGTTGATGTCATACTTTGTACCATTGCGCTGGACAGAATCATCAGTAATAGTTAGACCACCAGGGAAAGAAATTAATCCATCACCCTCGTCCGTAAAACTGTTCTTAGAAACTGAGACTTGTAATTGGTTTTTGTTTTTTTCCATTTACTTCTTTCTCGTTTTCTGTTTCTGTATTTTTTTAAGGTGTTTTTGTTTAATGGTTATCATATCTTGGTACTTTAACTAGTCTCTGGATACCTTCATTTGTTATTATACACGAAATGCTTTTTTGAAACCTTTAAGTAATAAAGCAAGCTAACCCTAGTAAGTCGTAGTTACCCAGCTAGAACCGTTCCACCTCTTTACAGGTTTGGTTACCCAAGCACTACCATTCCATACTTTAACAGGTTTTGCAACAAAAGATGAGCCATTATAAACCTTGATCTTTCCAGATGCGCTAGGGTAATAAACAACCATAGCAGCCATAGCAAGTACCCATAGATCAGGAGTACTATCAGCGTCAGTGTTCGCAACACCAATCTGTGCATTGTCTATAGAGTTTGTACCTGTTGCAGTCCAAGCGACACCAGTGGTAGGGTCTGTTTCGGAAACAAGAGGCAACCCAAAAGCAGTTGTACCATTTGGGTTAGTACGAGGGGTTGTGTTACCAGCATCAACCGATGATGTTGAAGTTACTGTACCTCCCGATGCTGATTTAATACGCAACTGGTAACTAGATGTCCCAGCAGCTTCCTCGCGCACACGCGCCAATACGAACACCCCTGAAATAATGTCAGAAGACCCTATACCAGCAGTCGATGAATCTGTCACGTTGTAATCAGCAATATCACCATTGTTATCTAGCTCAATCATTGTGCTACCAGATGTAGCTGTATCAGTAGGAGGTAACTCGTTGATATATGAATAAACACCAGTAGTAGCAGCATTGTCACCAGCAGCAGTAGGTAGTAAAATAGCAACCTTTGAGCCAACAGGAGCATACGTGTTATTCACCGAACCTGAGCTGTCATTAACAATAACATTGTCAAAACGTAGGTCACAAGTACCGGAATCAATAACACCTAAACGAATAACATTCATGTCCATTGTTACACCTGTTGCGCCAGATGCGAATGCAACACCATTTATTGTTCCTTCACAAGTACCAGCAGCACGGTTATAGCGAAGTCCAACCTGATAAACTGTGCCTGTTGTAAGAGCAGAGCTATCTGAACCGCGCTGTATTGGACCCTGCGCATCAAAAAGACGCAAAGTATTATTGCTGTTTAATTGAATCATTGGACCATTGCCGTTAACATTGTCCCTGAATAAAGCAATAGTTATCGTACCAGCTGGGGCACTAACGATCTTAAGGTTAAATGTGAAGAAACGATCAGTTGCTACGGCAGTGGCCATGTATGTGTGCGTAAATGAGGGGGTAGTTGCGGCTGCATTGGCTCGTATTTCAGAACCTCCTGTGATAGGGGTTGTACTGTTAACCGTTATACCACCTGTTGAAGTTTCCCATTCAAAACCAGCAGTTGCGATTTTCCATTCCGCACCAGTAGCATATTTCAACATTAGTTAGTGTCCACCCAAAGATCACCTGTAGCAGGGCTAGAAGGGGCAGATGTACCCTGGCTTATTTTAGCTACAGTTGTTGAGGCAACATAATCAGTACCAGCGACTGCTGCTGTAAATGCGCTTGTACCGTTACCTTTCACAAGACCTGTAAGTGTTGATACCCCAGTACCTCCATCAGCAACAGTTAGGTCGGTTATACCTGTAATTGAACCGCCAGTAATTGTAACGCTTGATGACGCTTGGGTAGCGATACTTCCAAGCCCTAGTGTAGTTCGTTGCGCAGCAGCATCAGCATCATCCACTAATGCGCGCCCAGCTGTAGTAAATGTCGCAAGACTGGCTGTACCAGAACCTGTGAAGTAAGGCAAAGTATCTGCCGCTGATGTAAGACCAGCAATTGCAGTTAATTCACTGTCGAGTGGTTGTAGAGTTTCTATTTTATCTCTTACGGCATTCTTAGTAGGGACTTCTAATGAAGCGTTCCAAGCTGTTGCATCATAAGCTTCATCTGGAACTACAACATCAGAAGTGAATGTAGCAGCAGTTGTAGATAGATCTAGGTATTTTGTACCACCAAGTGCAAAGCCAAGATTAGACGCACCAATACGATACATACCCGTGTTAATCTCGGATGTAAATCCGTAAGATACAGCAGATGTTGAACCGTTATTTACATACCAGTTACCACCACTGTTCATGTAAGCAATAGCTGTGCCAGCACTGTTCTGCGCCTCTATATAGCGACCAGACTGAGAAGCAAATCCCTTTAAGGTAACTAGTTTGTCGGCAGCAGCTGTAGACAAAACATTGAACGGGAACTTACCCACTGTTGTGCTAACATCGTTTGTAGCATAGTTTACAAGCGTATCATAGATAACTCCTGATGGGATTGTACCACTTATCATTACATCAACACTGTTAGCATGAGTACGTTCTTCTTTCCATGCTCTGTTACCAGTCCCTACAGCAAACACATTGCCAATAATTGTAATATCATTAGTTGCCACAGTTGCAGTATCTTGTAGTCTTATAGCGTTTGTAGCTGTATTAAACTCACAGTTTACAATGTGAATCTTATTGCTTGATTTAAGGTTAATCCACGTTGATACAGTTGTGCCTGTGAACCAACAGTTAGATATCCAACATTGAGTTTGGTATTGAAGATCAATACCAATTCCAGATGTAGATGATACGTTACACCAATCTAGGTAAATTCCTCCAGGAATGGTGGCAGCAGTAGGGTCGGACGATGAGTCCCAAACAGTAACAAGTGCATTCGTTGATTGCACAAAACGACAGTTTCTAAATTTAACTGTATCTTGGTTGGTTAGCTTGACATTGTTTGTAGTCGTATTGTTACCGTCAAAGGTAATATTTTCGAATACAATATCGTGTTTAAGATCAGCGTTTGTACTAGGGTTTGTAGTCCCAGTAATTTGAACCATATCAGTAAGAGTCACTGATGCAGATGTTTTGAAAGTTACTCCCCCAGATGACTGGCGAGCCATGCGTTCACCGCGAACGGTCACATTCTCTGGAACCGTTAGAGTAGCCGCAATTCTATAAGGGTTAGTCCCTGCAAGAATTTCAACTACACCACCACCAGCAGTGTTTACAGCATTAATAGCGGCTTGAATTTCAACATCGTCAGCTGTCCCATCGGCAGTATAATCGGCAACTCTTGTATTATCTCTGGTAACAGTTTGTCTCACTGTTCTTTTAATTTTAGGAGAGCTAATTGTTCCGCCGATATCTCCACCAATTTGAACCTTAGTATCTAAAGCTGTCTGTTGAAGAGTTGAAATAGGCTTTGAGGCGTCGGAGGTATTATCAACATTCCCAAGTCCAACATCACCTTTGACGATACCAGTTGGAGTGTTGATGACTGGTGAAGTAAGTGTCTTATTAGTAAGTGTTTGTACCCCAGCAAGCGTAACATCTCCCTGCGGAGCAGCCGCAACTGCTTTAAGCACAATTTCCTGAGCTCTTCTACCGGATATCGCACGTGATACTGAACTTGTTCCGGCTGTAATTTCAGCAGACGGTATTTCAGCATAACTCGTATCAGGAGGAGTTTGCCACTGACCATCACCGCGAAGGTAATTACCAGCTCCAGGCGTACCAGTAGCAGCAATAGCAGCAATAGCAATATTAGATATAGTATTGCTTGCACCTGAAATAGTTTTGTTGGTTAGAGTTACAGAAGCCGCATTTTTAGTAGTGTCACTAGTATTGTCAACATTACTAAGACCAACAGCAGCTTTGTTCAATGGCTGGAATGTTTTGTCGCCACGGTAGTAGTCCGCAGTCGTCGTTGCGGTAATTGTTGCTTCTTTACCACTCAACGCCATAGATGTTGCTGTAGAGACTGGTTTGCTTGCGTCGGAAGTGTTATCTACATTGCTGAGGCCTACATCACCTTTAGCTAAGGCACGTGATTGCCACCCGTTTAATATGTCATATACTATAGAATCGCCATTAGAAACTGAGGCAAATGATGAAAGGTCTAAATCTGTTCCGGCTAAAGCTCTCGCATTCCATATACCGTTATTAGGGTCTACACTTAAAGCGACATTAGGAAAGTCACTGTTATCTACATTTATAATACCGTCTCCAGATATAGATTGAACGCCATCCGAATCTACTGGGAAATTGTTTGCACCTTGATTATCCTGAATAATCGTATCTGAACCATCGTTATCAACAGCAGTAGTAAAGAATGTGAATGCGTTATCTGTGATAAGAGTAGCTTCTGCACCAGAAGAAACATGGACACCCGTTGCGAAACCAGCAATAGAGTTACCAGAAATAATACCCTTATCTTGTCCTCCTCCAACTGTTACACCAACAAATCCAACTTGTGGCGCTTGAGTAGCGGGGGCAGAACCCACACTTGAGATGCTATTTCCAGTTACTGTAGTAGCGAACCCAGGAGTTGTGCCATTCATCAGCACGGCTGAACCCTGATAGTTTAAGTAAATAGTGTTCCCACTAACAATATCACCATCAATAGCTGTTACAGCATTACCACCAGCTTGGAATACAGAGTTACCTGTAAATGCAGTCCTATAGTCCATAGAACAAGCTTCACCATTTTTACAGAAGAATGAGTTACCTGCAATAGAACAATGCTCGCCAATTGTGTGAATTAGTGGTCCACCGCCATTATTAACAGCGAATGCATAAACAAAGTTACCGGAAAATGATACATTTTGGTTTAATTCAATACCACCAGCGACTGTATGAGGCACGATAAAGTGGCTACCAGTAACTCTACCTCTTGAACCAATGATAACCTGTCCACTACCGCTAGAGGCTTCAATTCTGCTTGCAATAACGTCAGTATAAAGACCCGTTGTGAAGAACCCAGATGTTGTTCCATTTTTTACATAACAGTTCTCAATAACACTATATTGTCCTGATATTGTTAAATTTTTACCTGAATTTGTATTTACAGTAACATCTTTGAATGTAAGGAGCTCGCCAGACAGTGTTAAGCTATTGCTTAATGTCAAGATTGTGTTACCACTACCAGCACCGTGAATAGAAATACCAGTGAGAGCGAATGTTCCCCCTGTTTCTGTATAACTACCTGATTTTACGAAGATAGAATCCCCGTTTGAGGCCGCATTTAGAGCATCTGTAAGAGTCGCATAGTCATCAGGAACAACTGCATCATAAATTTGTGGCGCAGTTGAACCAATTGAGGATACTACAGGGTTACGAGGGTCTGTATTATCTACAGTTACATTTGTACCAGCAATAACAGCTTGTACTGCACTGTCAGCCTTTGTTCCTTGAGTAGCAGTAGCAAATTCGTTAAATTCGTGAGAAGCTACAGAGCCTAACGTAGGTTTGCCTGTAAGGTCATTGTATGCCCCTGAAAGAGCTACCGACGCTAAACTAGAGATATTAGCTTTTAAGTTAAGAGCTGTTTGTGTTGCTGTGCTTACGGGTTTGTTGATATCAGAGGTGTTATCAACACTGGAAAGTCCGATATCAGTCTTGTCGATGATAACTACACCTTGCTTACCATTTACGCTAGTAACAAGATTAGATGCTGGAGGCCCGACAGGTCCCTCTGGGCCTACTTTGCCTGTGTGTTGTAATCTAATATTATGAGTGCGATTGACAACTTTAATAGTCTTCTCGCGCTTATTGAGAATAATTCTTTGTGCCATTACGATACCTCTATTTGATCAAGAGCTTCACAAACTTCGAATATTGGGAACTCTGATTCACAACCATCACAATCACCAGATGGAGATGGGTATTTAGCTGGTTCACCAACGGTTCCTGTAACATTGATCTGATAATAATATGTCCCCAGAGGAATTTCAGTCTCTGCGCCAGTAAAGAAAAATACTCCCTCGCCATCCGTAAGAGAAATGCTCTGTGTAAGAACATAAGCCTGTCCAGGCTTTCCTATAAAAATAGCAGCAGTTACAGCGGTAACATCTGCGGCGTCAAGTGGAAGCGTTACGCTTTCCCCATATCTAATACTAATCGAGTCCATATTTTCCTTCGGTAAGTCTAAGTTTTTGCAACATCGTTTCCATCGCTAGGAAACTTAGACACCTTATCATGAAAGCCTTACCACTTCCGAAGGAACGTTGCACTAATCGCTAGGATTTTGTGTCTAAACTAAGTATAACAGACTAGATTGCTTGGACTCTTACGCCTGTTTGAATTTGTGCATCTTCATCAGCACCAAATAGGAAATTAAGCCCACATTTGCGACAACGAGCTTCTCCACCACTGTTTGGAGTTACTTTAACACATAATGAGTTGCATTTATATAGTTTTTGATCAGACTTGCTAATGCGTTCATACGGGCAACGCACTTCTAAAAGCACAGTTGAAGCCTGTGGCAATGCGTTTGAGTCTTTTAAGGGGTTTTCTTTTTGCATGTAATCTCGTTTGGATTTTTATTTATATCTTCCTTTAGTATAACAGAAACAAAAAGGCAAAAAACAAGCCCCACAGCGAGACTTACTGTGGGGAATGGGGATTTGTGCCTTTTTCTTGTTAAAACGGCTTAGAGAGGCTTAGAACGCGTCAGAGGGATGTTCTAAGCGTGGTGCAGACACCTTATCATTGATAGTTGGGATATCACCTGTTTCTTTTTTAGGCACATTCTTGTTAATCACAGTTGCAGGGATATTTTTCTCGTAGTTGCTGCCATTGGCTTTCACTCGGTCGGTACGTTCCGACTTCTTCGATAAAAAATCATCTAGACGCTTCTGCTCTTCACTACTAAGTTTGTAGTAGGGATTGTTTCTTAGCTCAAGTAATTGTTCTATACTTTTCATTTTATTTCCTTCTTCTTGCTGCCAATATATCTTGCAGTAAGTATTCTGATTCTTCTTTTGTAAACTTTATTTTAATGCCTTCGAGATAAGAGGCCATGATTTTAGTTACAATATCGTGAATCATTTAATTTCCTTTAATTGTGTTTCTACTAACAAGTATACATCTTCTTCTGGCTTATCTAGGTAACCAGCAAGGTCGCCAGCAGCAATCTTCTTGATGTTTTCTAACACTTTCTCGTTTATAGTTGTGCCAGCATCACGGGCATTTTCAAATAGTTGAATGACTACAAGCATACCCATCATCTGGCCATGTCCGTAGTCATCACTTGGTTTTGGTGGCATGTTTGTTTTTCCTTTAGCGTGTTGGGAAGATAGGACAAGTCTTAATCCAAAGCTCTTCATATGCTTCATCATATAGATCGGCAAGTTCAGCAGCATATTCTATCATTGCATCAAGACGCTTTGGTTCATCAGGGTTGTCGAACTTATCCATCACATGGAACTTGTAGGCTCCATGTAGCTTGTACTTAAGAATCGTTAGGCTTTCTGATTCTCCCACTATTGTGCTGCCTCTAGAACGGCTTTGATAAGTTCTTTATCTTTAATCTTAGGAAGACCCTTCTCATCTGAGAAGACTTCTTTCTTTTCTACATCTACAAAATACTGTTTATCATTAAGAGTTACTTTCAGTAACGGGGTATCTTTCAGTGTTCCTACCATGTATTCTTTAATCATAAACTCTCCATTCAATCTCTATTATGCTCTTTTTTTGCTAAAAACACAAGCCTAATTTAGCTCTGCATACACAGTATCACCATCAATCTTAGTGATTGTGAGGACAGAATCGCTGGGCATTAACACCTCTGCTTCGCCCATTGTAATCCCGCGCTTACCATAAGTAACATAGTCAGGGACGATCACTTTCTGTCCCTTTTTAGCTGTGATTACAAACATAGAACCATCCTTAGGTTGGAATTTACCAGCTATCTTCTTATCGACACTAGTACTTACAAAGCTACGAGCACTCACTACCTCTCCAACATCAAGAAGTTGGTGGTGTGGAATCTCTGTACCTCTATAAACAAGTACCTTGCTACTCAATGACATGTTAGCAGCAGCATTAATGTTATCAATAACTTCACCGTAAGTACTCTCATTACCGTAGAAGGTAAGAGGGTCATCTAGCATTTGGCTACGAGCATGTATGTTAATGGCATCATAGAAGTGACCCTGATAAGCACGGACACTATCTGTTACGTCTTCGCTGTGATGGCCCATAGAACCCTCAAAGTAAGCAGTTTCAATCATCTTGTTGAAGTCTTTAACATTATCTATAGCAGATAGGTCGAGGTCTTTTACCCCTGCTTTCTTAGCGAACTTGCCATCCTTATCGCGCTTGTGCTTCTTTTCCTCAAAGGCAACCTCATTAAGGACCTTACCATCGTAGGTGTTGAAGAATGAACCATCATCCTGCTTAATGAGAAGTTCATAACGACAGTGACAGTTTACATGTATGTGACCGCTCTGTAGCTTCTCGTAGTTGGCGGTGAACTTATATGTCTTACCGTTGTCTTTAACAGTAATAGTCTTACCAAATGGAACAAAGTCCTGTGTGAATGGAATAGGTTCAGCAGCAGTCTTGTCGATGATGTACTTACAAATAGCTTCTGGGTGTCCTGTATTGCTTACTAGACGCTTATAAGCTTTTGGTGTTAGTTTATTCTGGGCGAGGAATTGCTGGTCTGCATCGAACTGGCTCATAGTGAAGACACGATTAGCCTCATTGCCAGCAATTACATTAGCGCGTTTCTTCCCTATTTCCGAGAAGTTTTCCTGTAGCGCCTTAATAACAGATTGACGAGTTTCCCCACGAAGAATAGCGTCACGGGCGAAAGCATAAATCTCTGTATTGGATTTAACTTTCGTGACGAAAGCTTTACCATCTTTGTCTGCTGTTTCTTCATATTTGTCCTTTACTTGTGCCTCAATAGATGGGTTAGTCAACTGATCGTCGATAGCATCATCTAATGAGTTCTTAATATCCTTAGCAATTGTACGAACATGCGATTCTGCACCGCGCTTTGCTTGCAGACGTAAATCATTCTCTGTTTTGTCAGTACGAGCAAATACAGTGTGTAGCCCAAACTGACGGAATAGAGCACTAATACGTTGACGTGCGTAGAGAGGAAGCAGGATAACCCCAATAGTCAAAAGTGCGAACATAAGAGTATTAGTCTGCTGTGATTCAATTGCATTGGCTAGAATCGCCTCTGCCTCGGCATAGTCCCCATTCTGTACGGCTTGTACATACATGTTAAGAATCTGATTGTCTACTCTTTGAACACTCTGCTTGAATTGTTCTGTAGCTAAGTCTATTTGACGCTGTTCATCGGGAGTTATTTTAGCATTAACTTCTTTAATGATTAATCCATTAAACCCTACATTTTCATCATGTTCTGCATCATCTTCTTTTTCTTTTGCGTTGTCGCAAGGGTTTGGACCAGCATAGTCACGGTCTAAACCACTAGCATCACAACCATAACATTCTGCGCCAGTATCATGTTCACCCTTACCACCACAACAACGGCAATTACCACCATTCTCTGGAACGGCACGATCTTCTGAATCAATATCAAAGAAGTTCGCTACAGGCTCTCCCCTGAGCTGTTTTAAGAGCTTTTTAGCGTCTTTAAGAGCAGAAGCTACCTTTGCTTCATTCTCCTCTGGAGTGACTAGATGCGTCTCCTGAGCGAGCTTTAATGCTTCCTTTAATACAGATAAAGTGTCTTTCTTTGGCTGTGGAGTGGGTTGAGTAGTCTCGGCCATATTAACTTACCGTATTAGACAGGTCTTCATTTTGAGAAGTGCCAATAATCTGTGCTATCTCTTCCGGAGTTGCACCCGCCTTCACAAGAGCGGCAGTAAGAGCATCAGTTTCAGATAATTCAGCTTCTAATGTAGGCATACCAAGAGCATGCATATCAATTTCACCCATAACAAACTGGGTAGCGATATCTTCCTCGTAGCCAGCAGCAATAAGAGTGTTCTTAAATGCTAATTGTGACTGGTTAAGCTCTACTTCTTTAAGTTTGTTTTCAAAGTCTTTAGATAGAGGGTTTTTAAGAGCAATCTCAAATCCAGTAGTCTTAAATTCATCTGGATAATAACGCTTATAATCCATGTTAAGTGCGCCGATCATCTTCTTAACCATAGGCATAACAGCATTCTCTGTGAAGTCATCCTTCTGTACTGCTGCTGTTTCACGACCTGTGCCAGCTTGGTCTAGGCCGATTTGGTTCTTGCTTGTACCACCAACAGAAATAATCTGATCGCGGTTATCAGAGTTAACCGTGCTTAGAGCAGATTTGTTTAAGTCAACAGAGGTATCGTGGTAGGCAATAGCAGATGGGCCATTACCAAATAATGGTTCACCTTGCGTGTGTTCTTTAACACGTTGCTTGAAGTTCTCAAACTCGTAGTCTTCCATGATAATGTCAGATGTAATAAGGCCAGGAGCATTGATATTATTTCTAATGCTTTTACGAGTATAATCAGCAGCCTGTTTAAGAACGAACTGCGCATCACTGGCAGCATCACTTAGAGAGAAACTCTTCTTACGATTTACTGGGTTCTTCTTAATAACCTCAATAATCATTTCTTTAGGAATATCACGAACCATGCCGTCACGCTGTTCAACATACCCACCAAGTTCACCCTTAGAATCGAATACACGACGTACTTGATAAGGGTTAAGAATCTCCATGCTTTGTATTGCACCGACCTTCTTATAACCATTGCTTGTAACACGGTCAGTTACTGCACGAACTGCAAGAACATAATGTACACCCTCTAAATCCATGTAACGAGAGTATTCATACCAGAAGTCCTCAGCCGTGAAGTCAAGGGAATCATTAATTAGTTTAAGATAAGGGTGTTCGCTCGAGCTACCATCTTTTTTAGTACTCTTTGTGTAAGTGTACTCAGTACCGAGGATGACAGCACGGTTAGCACGACGCTCGATAATGACAAAGCCATATCCCGAGTAGAAGTCTTCATCTGTTAATACGGGGTCGTCAATTAGTAGTCCCATTTTAGGGCGCGCACCGAAGCGCAGGAACTCATTTGCAATTGTGGAGTTGTTCGTCTTGACAGCGTATGGCTCTTTAGTGAAGGCTCTAACTGCGTTACGAACTCTTTGGAGTGGGTTCATATATGTGTGTTTTTCTCTGTTTTTAGGCTATACTCTACGGTATTGTTATCTAATATAAGTATAACAGAACAACAGCTATAATCCCAGCCTGTTCATGTTATGTTTATCATCTTTAATTTTACCATGAAACTTACTATGCATTCGTACTGCAATAGAGAAGGAGTCAGCATAGTCAGGAGAGCGCCCAAGAATCTCTTTAATCTTGTCTTTCTTAGTTACTTTCTCCACCCCATCCACCATATCTGTCTCGTGAGCACTAATCTCTCTCCATAATTCATCATCATGTCCTCTATAAGACTCCTTCTGTAAGACTTGGACTTCCCCTTCGTCTAAGGCTCTACGCATATTCAGCATTGTTTCGTTGCGCGACTTACCTGTAGCGGTATATTCGTCTATGTGCCAGCCCAGTACTTTCATACCATCACGCATGGCTGTACCAACACCATTCACCTCTAGGCTTATTTGTCGCGCTTGTCCCTTGTTGAATCCTTTACTCTCTGCGAAAGCAATTAACTGTTGTGCTAATAAATATCCCGTGGGACGACTATCTATATCTGAGTTAAGACCGTATTGACGTTCTGGTAGTTTAAGTTCTCTTTGTTCTGTAAGCACTCCATACTCTATAAGGGATAGGACTGTAGCATCTGGACCATTGTCACTCACATCGACTCCAATGACCTTGTCAAGCTTGTAACGTGGGTCTCTGGGGATTATTTGCCCATGTTCATCACGTTCTGGCTGAGGGAGATGGAATATGCCAGCCTTCTCCCAGAGATAACCGCTAATAAGAGCATGATCTTCATCTAGATAATTCCAGTTATTCTTTAGGTAGCGTTCTACCCACCATTTAGGCTTGCTTTTAATAAGAGAATTAATATCGGAATCACTCTGCCATGAATCTTGCAAGGTGAACTCAATCACCATAACATTAGCTGGCAGCTCTCCCTTTTTCCATTTATCATAATAACGACTCTTAGTCCAACCGTTATTTGGGTTCATTGTAAGGATGTTAATGGATGGTTGGCCATTTTGGTTAGCACGTCCCTTACGACTCATTACCATGTCAACTGCATCCTCTATAAACTCATTGCTCTCTTCAATCTGATTAGCTGTAATGTCTAGGCCCTTAATCTTGTTCTGATCACGGTCTTTAGTAGCATCTGCTTCGGCAAAGGTAACAATACTTTTATTAGGGAACTCAATAAGGAGAGAACCTTCGTTAAGGTGATAATGCTGCTCTTCGATCATATTCATATCGGTAAGCATCTTTTTATAAGTACGCCAGATTGTCTTACGAGCAGTGGAGAAGTTCTTACGCCATACAAATACCTGAGTCATCGGAAAAGCTTCACATATAGAAATGAACACATGGGCTGCGAGTGCAGACTTACCAACACCAGTCGGACCGATAAGGACTATTTCATCAATCTCTGGTCGGTCATTGATAATATTGATAACTTCTTGCTGCTTAGACTTAAGTAGCAGAGCCATCTTCAACCTCTTTCGGTTCTATAATCTGTCCCTCTATGAAGTTACGAGGTTTAATATCGCTAATCACAATAGGTTGCATTTTAATTGTTTCACCACCGCTCGTGATGTCTATCTTATCGCCAAAACCCGTCTTGCGCAGCCACTCAGCAGAGAAATGAGAACCACCCATTGCTTTTAACACTTGAGCAATAGTGACTGCTTGCATAAGAGTTTTAGTGCCAGTAGATTCTAACCACTGTGGTTTATTCTTTAGATTCTCGGTAAGCTTCGTAAAGAGTTCTTCATCGTCTAATAACTCTTGGACTACTGTAGACCAGTTCTTGCTTCCTTTAGGCCGACCGCCTAGTTTACCTGCTTCACTTGGGTCTAACAAGTTAGATAGTTGTTTTTCCCTCTTTTCGGGGTCTGGTGATAGTCCTGGCATTTGTTTTTGCTCTCTTTTTATATATATTTAGCCGAACGACTCGGCTTTATTTGGGTTATAGCCCTATTATACAACAATATAAAAAATATGCCCACCGGGACGCAATATATTTTAGAAATACACTATTTAATGCTTAAGAACTGCTTACTATACTTACCAGCTCTTGTATCTGAATTAAACTTATAATAACGATACTTTAGATTTGGAGTATTTTTATGTCTTTGGGCGAGCTCATACTTCCTATCTGGATTGTGCCAATAAAGACAGGCAACATATTCATCGCCTTTAGGGTTCCTAATAACCTTAGCCACTTCAAAACCATGCATAGCTATTTCATTCTCCATTATTCTCATAAGGAGAGCTTGATCCGTACTAAAGAAAAGGTATTTACCGTCTAGATTACCATCAAAACTACTACTCTGATATGGGTCACCCAGTCTCATCCAGGGGTCGTTATCAGTTTGCCTTCCCCACTCCATGCTAGTAAGTTCTTATCTTATTAAGCCAACTTTTAATAGCCTCATGGGCGATATCATATTTCTCATCAGGTACGGTAATAGCTATACGATAGTCAGAATAAGTTAAATGTTTATTTTCAATTATCTCTATAGCATAATTTTTCAACCAGCAATAATCCTTTAAATTCTTAACAAAAGAAGCTTTTAAGATTGCTCCTACTGTAGCTGTTAATCTTATAGTAAGCATGATTATGCCATTATACCTTGAGACGGAACTGTCTCTTCAATATATTTAAATGCCTCAGCTCTATTTTTACACACTTTAGTGTCTGATATAGTACCGTGATCAATAATTACCGCCACTTGACCGGACTGTGAATAACCATTTTTACTCTTAACTAACAAATCTTGGTCATGTTTATTGCCGAACGAATCAGCACCATACAAGATACGTCCATTGAATTTAATAACTGATTCTACTAAAGTTTTCAAAGTAAAGCCTTTCTTATGTGTTTTACTAAGTTTAATTATGCTCTTAAATTGCTAAAAACACAAGGGCTTTCTTAGCCAATATAATCAAAACTTCTACCGAACTCATCTCTCACATTCTTAATAGCCCATGACCAACTCTTTCCGCTAACAGACTTCTTCTTAATCCAAGTAACAATCCAGTAGGTATCACAACCGTGGCAGTGATAGATATATTTGTCATTAACCCGTGTCTCTACGAGGACATCATACCCAAGATGTGTATTATCTATCGGGCACGGTACTTTGCGTCTTGTCTTACTCATGTAACCCCTTGTCGTGTTCGCCCTTTAGTTTTCCTATTAGATTACTCGTAACTGACTTGATGAATTTATTTCGGGCGAAATTATCCACATACCTTAACTCATAATCCACATGAACAAACGACATTCTCCTACAGCCCATCTCTGGGCACATTGCCTGTACAAACTCTGGTCTAAGTCGCTCATTAGCGCTACCACCTCTTAGCCCATCTATAAACACCTGTAATTCATTTTTCCCTATCCAGCCTGGGCTCTTTATCCCTCTACTGGATAACAAATCATCGCGGTATTTTTGCAGCTCTGATGCTACTTCATTACGAGTGGTGTCCTTCCTACTTTCTATATAATCAACAAGCTCTTGATATTGGTTGGATGTTAATTCGTCTAGAGGAAGACTACTAAGAAATTTTTTAGTCTCCATTACGCTGCTCCGTCTAATGGGATGTTTTTAAGGTGGGCGAAGTGCCCTAAGTCTATGATTGTTTTGCGCGAAATGCCCTGTGCCACGATAGGACGCTGTAACTCCATAGCCCTAATAACTAAGTCTCCTAACTCTACATCTAACTCTCTGTTGCGCGGGTGCATTGTAGCCTCTTGGACAAGGAACATATAGGTGTCTATAGATTGTAGGGGGTCTTGTGGATTCAATGGGCGACGCTTTCTCATACCGGAAACGACTCGAGAAGCATTATGAAAATCTAAAACCGGAACTATATTCAACTCTCTATGTATTTCATTATGGCTATCTACATCTATCAATGCTTGCATACCCATGTTGTTACGCAGTAACTTAGTTGGACCCATAGCTTCATGGAGAGCTCTAGGGAACAGAAGGTGATGATTATTGGCGGTATTCTGAAAAGTCTCGGACATAGTATTCGCCTCTTTTGTTAGTTATTATGCAAGGAAGATTGTTAGGATGATTGTTAGTAACAGATTATCGCCGAACCATTGCCATAGGAGCACAGCATCGTGCACTCCCAATGATTGTAAAATTCCAGTTAAGATTAAAACTATTATCACTACATTAACTCCTTTGTTTTATATAAAGCATTTAAAGCTCTTCGGCGACCAATAAGGCAAGCGATTAAGGCCAAAACATAGAATATTATCCAAAATAACCAAGCAAGAATAATGAATGGTATTGAGATTATAAAAAGTAAAACATTATTGTACTTACTTACATTTTTCAGATCACTCATCTAATGCCGCCTGTTCTTGGTTATAATTTTCTATCTTCTCTTCTATATCATTATACTGCGTTTGAAGAGCGTAAGCAAGATTATAAGCATTTTCCATTTCTATCTCGAGTGCATCACGTTTCTTCACCGCTAAATCATATTCGACGTGGTTCTTTATAAAATGATCATTCATTTCTGCCTGAGCTTCTGTTATTGCTTTACCTAATAGACTCATTACTTAGCCTCAAACTCTTTTATGTAACCGTTAATGACTTCGTTAATTTGCTCTCTCACATCTTCCAGCCTTGTACCATCGTCAGCAATACCCGTCTGCGAACAATCATCGCATGGGTCACCACCCGGATTACTAGGAGACTGCCCACGTATAGCACTACCATCACACCTATAACAAGCTGCGTTACTAAACACTCTGTTGATTCGCCTTTGTAGTTCTGGGGTCATTTCTCTAGGCTCCTTTTATAGTCTTCTAACTCTTTTTCTTTTTGGGCGCGATACTTACGGGCATCTGCTTTCCAATCATAAGGAGGGTGTTTAACGGCTAACCACTGTAAGAAAGTAATAGAACCCAAGAACAGTAAAATGCCAATAATTGTCCCTATGATTTCACCCATTATTTATTCCTGTTCCCCTGACAACTTACCTAAGCTAATAGTCTTACCCCCATATAAGACACTCAATTCTGTTCTGTCTGAATAATAACCATTCTGCCTTGAACGCGCTTGGCACCACTTAGGAAGTCCATCAGATGCATTAAGACCAAAGCCATCACCTTTCAGGTTTACGGCGTCAAAGAACTCACCTGCGGTCATTGTTGGAAACTCTTGCCCAACTTCGAATTGCGTAAAATCAAGATAATTATGGGCGCAACAATCAGTATCACCTTCCCCCGCTATGACTAATCCGTTATCGAACTCTAATAAGCTCTCTTCTGATTTAATCACTTTCATTACTTATTTCTCCCCCTTAGAACTGACTTAATTCTCGGTTGCACTTTATAAGCATCGTGATGGAGATCATCACACGCAATAAATTCATTACTATCGCCTATTACTTTATCCGCATGGGCGATCTTTTGCTCTTTAATAATAGTTAGTAAACCATCTAATTCACCTTGATTAACTTGACCATCACTATACCTCAACTCAAAGCTTCCAACCTCGGTTGCTAATTCGCTATCACTTAATAGTTTAAACATTTATTCTTTCCCCTTTTCGCGTCTTCCAATTTTTAGTTTTTCAAACACTTCCTCAAAAGACATACTAACTGATTCACGGTTTAATAGAGAGGTTCTCAGGTTGCCAATACGACTAACATATATTCTATTCATGCTACCTTGGATTGTGGGAAACGACATAAATACATTCAGCCACTTTTCATCAGGTTGAGTACCATCTTTATTTGTCTGACAAGCTAGACTATCTTGGCCTTTTGTATAAACATCACAAAGAAATATAACAATCTTCTCAAGTTCTTCTGTATATTCTTTATCACTCATTCCGTTATCAGCTTCCAGATCATAACGCCAAAAAGAACTGTCACTAAAATAAGAAGCCATATAATAATAAAATTAAATAGTTTTTGGCTCATTACCTTAAACTCCCATTTATTATTAACGCCCATTTATCAATCTTAAAAGCCATAGCCTCTAAACTTCCGTCTTCTTCAAGAACTCCATTTTTATCAATAAGGACTCTACTCTGTTTTCCATTAGTAGTTTGGATTTCAAATACAGCATGTTCTTTGTTGATTTGTTCTTGAGCATATTCAGTTAAGTTAGTATCTTTCCACCACTTAGTGCCCTCCGGGTTAATAAAATCCGGTTCTTTTCCATCAAGCATGGCTCTTCTCCTCCCCTTCGCGCTCTATCTCACGAACCCTTTGCGTAATAGAATAACCTGTAAGCCTATAGGTGTCGGTTATGTCGTACCCTGCGCGTTCTCTAATACCATTGACCTCAGATATTCTAACATCTTTAACAGCTTCTTTAAGAAACGCCCAAACATCTACAGCAGATAGCATAGCGTTGCCACTCTCTTCTATCTTCTCGCCATCAAGCATATTAGCCTCAAAGCGTTCACGTAGATCACGATTGTTTTTTATAGAACTCATATCTGTTGCTCCTCAATTTGCATAAGTAGTGTTTACGTCGCCAATTAATTTCTTAAAGTAAATACGGGTTACAGGTTTAGTCAGTTTTGCCCCACAAGAACAGCGAGTTTTTTGCGAAACTGTTCCAAGAACGGCTATATTTTGATATAAAACATGTATTTTCCTCATACTTGCTCCTTACTATCCCATATATATGCACGTTGACGTTGTTTGGCTCTCAACCGATTCTCATCATGACCGTCGGGATTGTACGGGTTTGTTTTATCATCCTCACCGATAATATAAGCATCACGTTTGGTGTCACGATCTTTGATAGCTTTTTCAGCTAACTTAAGAACAAAATCCTTACTGATAGATTGGTCTGGGAACTCACCTTTTAACTGTCCATGGTCATACACCCATTTCAGTAGGGCTCTTAGGTTTTTGCCTTTTAAGGTTTCAGACAATTCATGTCTCTTTAATTCTTCATCGTGGGGCGAAATATCCATAGGCACAAAGAATCCAGCACCACTTGGCCAAAGAGCGCCACACTCGCAACCATGGTTACCGTTATGGCCTTTTTCATCTACACAGATACAGTCATGACCAGCCCCTATTGCTGCACCACCATTATTAGCGCATTTCATTTTTAAGCTCCTTAAAATATCTACCTTCACCCGTATTAGAATCTATACAGTCTGCACCATATTTCTGTGAATAATGCCAAGAATATCCAAACTGTTCTTTACACTTTTGCTCTCTACCGTCATTAAGATTACCTGTTAGCCAGATTGTAAACCAAACAAGTAGCCCTAAAAATATAATAACTGCTATGGTATGTTTCATTACTCTACCCCCATAAGTAGGGCGGCAACTAGGAATAAGAAAGTACTAGCCCGCATAAAGCGTTGGCTAGTTTTTTTATCTTGGGTATGTTCTTCATAAGAAGCTATCATAAAGAATACGCCTATAAATATCAACAAAACCGACGAGAAATGTAATAAATTGATAGCCATTACCTTGTCCTCCAGTTTAGTGCGTCTTCGCCTAGTTCTTTTACAATAATGTCATTTAGTGTTTTTGAGTTTACAGTAAGATAGTTATTTTTCTGGTTGGGCGACTTCATTGTGGGGAGTTTTACTCCTGCTCGGCGCAAACCGCTGGCGCGAGCTGACACCTGACCGTATTGCCAGTCCTGCTGTTTCACAAGCCCCATAAGACCAATCTCATCTTTGTAGGCAGCAACCCATAGTTCTACGAACTTTTCGTTGCTAGTATCATTAACATTTTTACTCATAACTATGATAATTCCTTCTCGAGCCTTAAATGATAAGCGCACAATAAACCAGTATATCCTTTACCAACAATAAACTTGTCTTTTTGTTTTCTCCTAGTTATTATACCGACAGGTTTAAGGCATGTCACACAAATATGAACATTCTTCTTACCAGCATATGATGTATGTTTATGAGAAAACAATTTATCAATATTCTCACGAAACTCTGTGTCATTTCTCAAATCTTCTGTATGGCTTGTAGCGCCCCATGTTTTTTTGCCCCTAGCATTATTACCTGCTGCATACTTTTGAGCAACATGTGAGTTGTTAGTGCCCTGCTTTTCTCTATATTCTGCGTAGTTCATTACGCTACCTTCTTCCATGTAAGCCATCGTAGTTTAAGGAACTCAATCTCCGCGTCTAGGCTCTTAATATTTTTCTGACATTCTCGCACTCGTTTACTAAACTCCATCCAGTATCCTTCGCCAAAGCCCCAAGAACCTTTTTCCATTGCTTTTTTAGAGTCAAAGTTTTCAGGTCGGACGAAAGTTTCATTCTTCCCGTAACTGCTCATAGCGAAACGAGTAATAGTTGCAGGAGGATTAGCCATGTAATCTGTTTCTGCCTCAATATTATTTTGTCGATACTTTTTATAGTTCTCAACTACTTCTGGAATACGATCACGGCTTTGCTCATAAGGAAGATACTTAGCGCCTTCACAACTAGAGGTTTGTCCCCAGCCATTACCAGGGCGTAAAAAACCATGGTGGGCTATAGTGCCAGTATTGGATTTTATCTCTCGAGCGCAAATTTGACAATGACTCATTATAGCGCTCCGTTGATGACAAAGAAGAACAATACAAAAAGTACTATTCCTTCAACCAAGTTTTGTTTTTTAGTACTCATTTTTCTAAAGCCTTTCTTACTGTCTTTATATTTTAATTATGCTCTCTTTCATTTGAAAACACAAGCTTTTTCATAAAGATTCTTCAAAGAAAATAGACACTATCTCTAGTGCCTACCTTACAACAACTGTAATTAAAGTTCGTGTTTATCTTTTATGGATTGCACATACTGATCAAGTATAGTTTCTGAATCTTCTTCACTACCATTAAACATTTCACAAAATTCATTGTTCTTATCCATAAATTCCGTAAGAGCCTCTGATAATGTATCCCCATAGCCAACATAATCCGGACAATCTAATTGATGAACACCGTCAAAATCATCAAGATTATCAACCCCTGCCATGACCTTCTGCACTTCTGGCATAAATAGAGAATACTCTACCCACGAAACATCAAATAGACCGCCACCAACTGATATAATTTCCATACTTACACCGTTATTGAGCAAAAACGCCAATTCAGCGCTCTGTCTACTACTTAAATCAGACATCTTTCAACAGTTCCTTTATCTCTTTATCTACTTCTTCATAGCTTGCTTCTACACCATAGATTTTAGCGCGCATTTCACGTTTCTTCTCAGCAAGAACACCCTCAATACGAATAGTTTCTTCACTGTAGATATTTAGTTCTGGAAATACTTTGTAATCATTTCTGTAACCGCAATAAACACTAAGAGCTGGAACTTTGGTGATATAGTCGCTAGTACTAACACCGTTCTTGTCGAATTTAGGTTTAAGTTTTTGTGCAAGTTCAAAGAACTTCTTTCCTGCTTCAAGATAAGCTTTAACTTCTTTATCTTTTGCAAATTCTTTTAAGAGTTTATCGGTAAGAATTGATTTTCCTCTTTCGCGCTCGTCCAAAATAGTCTTCTCACGCTTTTTGAATTGCTCTGTGTAGATTTCATCCAGCATTTTACGCTGCATACCATTTAAGTTCTTTTTAACTTCCATTATAACCCTTCTTTTAAATTAAAAACACATTGCTGGCGAGGTACACGTCACATAAGGCGACACAATACGACACAACTTTTTTACCGAATGACGTTTCAGTTGGAGACCTGCATACCTCACCAATAGTGTGTTTTTAATTGTTAATGTTCTAACTATTCATATAGTTACATGGGCTAGTAGCAATAACGCACCACAAGGCGGTTAATTAGACCTGTTAATTTCCCTTGCTTTCTTGCTACTAGCTTTGGTCTACATAAGGCGCTTCATCGTTAGCCATCGCTGATAGGGCTTTCTTTACACGGTGACTTATGTAGCCATGAAGAACACACAAGCTGTCTAGAATTGCTCTTTCGAGAGAACGTACCCGTCGGTTTTTCAACTTCTCTTGTGTGCCCATGTAACTGTACGAATTGTCAAAGTTCTTCTACAATTAATTATGCTCTTTTTCGGCGAAAAACACAAGCGTTTAGTTGTGTAATTTTTCAGCAATTTTGGGGTCTATTAAATAACCATTAGCCGTTGGAGTTACGCCGGAAGCATACTCAATTTCTCCACCTGTTTTACTACAAAACGGGCATTTATGTTGGTAATAAAGGATATATTCCCCTTTACTATCTGCCATTAATGCTCTAGGAAGTTTTGTATCCTTGCCTAGAGCCGGGCAGTCATGGTAATAAACTGGTGTAGCTTCTAATTCTTGTGTCAATTGAACTCCTCTATGCATTAATGTACATGGTGTTGGTATGTGCGGTTCGTTATGATAATGTAGGCGTGGGTCGCTCATCTTTTATCTCAATCGTTGTTTCTTCTATGAAAGTGACTTGAGGGATATTTATAAGAATACTATCTTTACCTTTAGTAAAGAAATAATAATTGCCATTACCAACTGCTCTTTGATAATTCTCTATAAATGTTGGTACATGATCTCCGCTTAATTGCAAACTATCACGTCCTGTAAAATGTACTCGTATTACTCGTTCTGTTTTCATTATTTTATCATCTCTATTTTATAGTGTTTAGCTATTCGTCTTGCCCAAGCCTTGTCTCCATCATCAACAAAAGCCCAACCCTCATTATTAACATACCTTGTACCTTGGTTAGAAAATAACGACATAGTCTTCATTCCGTCACTCCATAATATTTCTTCGCCTACATATAGACGGTACCTGAACTCAGCCTTAGAATCGTTCCATTCTTTAACGACTTTATAAACTTTTTTAGTATCAACGATATCGCGTTGAGGTTTTTTATCTTTTTTGGAGAACCACATCATTTATTCTTTCTGATTTTCATTACTCTATCACCTGTTTGCGTAGCGTCGCTTTTCTTACCGACCACCTCAACTTTTAATTTAACACCATCAGTCAGTTTGCGCACCATTTCTTTTTTAATATAATCGTCTAATTTATCTTCGCTCTCGTCCCAAAACCAGTTATTCTCATTAATCTTTTGTTCTATAGCGTGATCGACAAGATGCTGAACATTTAGCTTATCGCGTAAGAGTACATCTACCCGACGCTCAACAACCTTTTCAACAGTGGATTCAACAATTTCCCTTATTTCCTCTTTGGTAATCTTTAGGGTATTATGAACGTGATTCTTCAAGTCTTTATATGTACTCATTTTATTTCCTTAGTCCTTTCTATAAAATTTTCAGCTGCTCCTCTGGCGTCTCTTGGGGTTTCCCAATCGTTTGAATAGAACATTGCAACTCTTTTTACTTTTAATCGTTTTAAGAATCTTGTTAGATAGGCGTATTCTACATAGCAAATAGTTCCATCCGGACTCCATCGCCAATATAATTCATTTAATTTCATGCGTTCCAAGCCCATTTAATAAATTGAATGAGTCCAAATAAGCATACTCCTATAAAGCTAAACCATACTACCATGAATACAATATACATCGCTAAAGTTAATTTCATATGTCTTGCTCGCCACATTGCATTCTTGTATGGCCTATAATCTTTTGTCATTACAATATCTCCAATTCAAAACAACTAAGACGAAGAACAAGATTATTACCTGATATATATTTCTTAGAATTACGTGTATAATTCTTTACCATAAAATCAGAAGCGTATAAGCCATTAGCTCCACCAGTTGTGCTTTGAAGAAGATGGAAAATCTCAATTGAATCTCCTTCTTTAATATCCTCAAAGAATTTAGCTTTAGTCGGTTTGATTATCTTCTTTACCCTTAGCTCACCACTTGATAGTTTAATCATGATTTACCTTTCTCTTCTAAAAATTTAATCATTAATTTATCAAAACATGAGGCGTGAAAGTCATACAAAATCCAATCTCCACGCACCTTGTTCTCCTTTGGCTTTAACCAAGAAAAAACTATATGAATAACATTGTACTTATGATGATTAATAGTCGTACCATCACTCGACTTCATGTAATGGTAGCAGTATCCGTCTACTTTTGTGTCAATTTCTGTGTCGCAAAACTCACATATAGTAGCTTGAACCAATTTACTTATCTCTCGTTTACTCATATTAGCTCATATCTACTTTCCAATAAATTCTACATTTAGTACACCATTGTGTCACATCACTACCGGATGGAGTATGTTGCACACTTTTCCAAACATTAGGAAAAGCTGAATAATAATTATGTGCTTCATTAATACAATGTCTGTATTCTGGGAGTTTATCTGCTGTTACATTCCAACCTAAGAACTTATACCCTTGGAATATGAGATTCTCTTCTTCCATATATAAAGTTCTATTTGTATAAATGTCTTGGTATGGACCATATCCATGTTCGTATGGTGATTTCATATCGCATCTCCTAGCAAGGCGTGTATGTTCGGGACTAAGCTTCTTGTTATCTCTGAACCGTATACTCTTCTATTTGTTAGTTTTTTCATTTGGGCGCGACGCTTTTCTAACTCTTCATCAGATACAAGCTTATGCCCTTTACCATTATTACATGAATCGCACATTGGTTGTTTATTGTCAAGAGACTCAATCATTTCATCTGACCAACCAAGTTCTTTACAGACCTTTTTAGGAATAATGTGGTCTACTGTCATAAGTACAAAGTCATCGGTATAAAGGTCTATATGGACGCGCCCATGAGATTTTCGTTTCCGAGTGTACTTTGCGTCACCTGTCTCTCTACCTAGCGCTAGAAGCGTTCCTACGCGTCCACAGGCCACACATTCTCTTCCCTTTTCGACGAATACTTGCAATCGTTCATGGAACTGATACTCTGTGTACAGTTCTGCTAGTGGAAGAAAGCTAAGAAGCTCTTTGCCATGTGGCAGTTTCATTACTTAACGACCTTCGGAACTGGTATTAATGCAACCGCAAGGCTTATAATGTAGTCCTGAAACGCTCTTGTGTTATCTGAATAGCCAGACTTAGTATGGGCGATCTCTTCAAACAGGATTGCTGTTCTTTGGTCGTCATTCATACCTTCTAAGGCTTCGCTTAAAAGTATTAAGCCATTTTCGGTATCCGCCAAACCCTGTACGTCGTTATCCTTAAATTTAGCTAACTTTATGTCTTCTAGTGGGTGTGTAAAACCAACACTAGCCAATCTTGTCATAGCAGGTTGCATGAAGTCAACGCGCTTGTCAATAATTATATATGCTTCCTTGCTAGAACCCATAATAGTAAGACGATCTTTAAACTGATTGTAAAGGTGTTTACAAAGTGTCTCTGGCAGAACTACACTGGATGGCGTAACACCGTAAAAACCACCATATTCTTGAGGGACTATCCTCTTATCTTTAAGAGCTTCGTACCATGTTTCTGAAAATTCTCCAAAAGAATCATCGAAAATATAGTTCCAGAAGTTAGAATCTTTTTCAATATTATGTGCGCCAGAATGAAGGAAGTGATTAATTGCTTCTAGGTTATCGCAAGTAGCTAATATCTCGGCGCAGCGTTGCCTTGCTTCATAGTCATGTTCGGCCACACGGCTCTCATTAATGCTTAGTGTCCTCGTATCATAGTCGAATACTGATTGTGTTCTATTTGTGTACGCACGAATACCCATTCTAAATACGGTCAAACTATCTATGTTATTCTTCTGCAAAAGAGTGTTGCCATTATGTTCTGAGAGTATGCTTCGAGTATTACTAAAGTACTGTGACCAGTTATCAATTAAATCTTTAAGCTTCTCGTTACGCTCAATGTAAATCTTAGTTGAACCCGATTCTGGGCTAACAGAGGTGACTAATTTCATAGTTCCGTTTTCGTCTAAGTTATTGCTATATATCTCGCGGATAGCGAACCATGTCTCCCAGTTAATACCAGCTTCGATGGTGATGCTTGTCTTTTCACCATTAACGGTAATAACTGTAACTATTTGATCGAGGAACTTAGACTTGCGAGTACCTATTTTTATCTCATCGTTACCTGAGAACACTTTGAAGTCGATACCTTCACGAAGAAGTACGGCCAAGGCATACTTAAGCCCTGTGCCAAAGTAACCAATCTTTGTTGAATCGTTACGCTTTGAACTGGCTCCTAGTAATTTAAAAGCATTTACTGGAACTTCACCTGTGTTGCTGAACTCTAGATAATCACTCATTTTATTTACTCCCCTTATTTAAGTGTTCGGTTACTGCTTTAGCTATCTTTTGCGTTAAGCCGAACTCGGTAGTTGTCTGGAAAAAGTTCGGAAGTTGCGATTCAAGCATGTCGCTATTATCGTCAAGGATAGCATATCGAGCATCTTCGCAATTATTATCTTTAAGCCATTTTTGAATCTCTTCACCGCGCGGTACATTGCCTAAATCAGGCGTAATGTCAATAAATTCCACAACCTGTTTGCGCACATCTTCTCGTGCATTCTTCCATAAGCGCCAAGTGCTGGAAAGAACAACCTCACATCCAGTATCTAATACAATCTTCCCTAGTAAAAAAGCAGGATATGGGTCTATACCAAGAACCCCGCGAGACTCAGATACAACTGCATAGTGTTGACTATTAAGAACGCCATCTACATCAAGAAAAATAAGCTTTTTCGGTATCTTTTCTAATTGATGAGAGAAAAAACTTGATTGCCTACCGTCTGAAAATTCCAAGCTAAACATACTTAAGTGAGGAGCTACTTCATTAACCTCTTGTAATACGCCGAGCTGACCATTGTGTTCATTCTCTTCGTCAACAATTTTATAAAGATTATGCATGTTTCCATTTCCCCTTTCTTAATATGTAATCAACATTGTCATAACAAAATGGCTCAGTGTCATAGTTAAACACCCACATAGAACTTGCAAAACCTATACTTGTGACTGTCTTACTCATAATTCTAGGATTATGGATTTCATCTTCCTGAGGTAGGCCAATTCTACTAATATAAACAATAACAATGTCGCCGATTACAAGTTTTGGCTTTTCGGTAATCATTGCTTTGACCTTTCGATTGTTTCTTTGGTCACACCTGAGGTTTCTAAGAAAAGATCATACTTAAAAGCTGGGTTCTGTTTCTGCATTTCATTCGCTATCATATCAGCGACATAGAGCAGCTCATCTTGAGTGAGTCCACCAGCACACTTAGCCAGCGAACCTGCTACTAATAAGTAGTCTCTTCTTGTCATGGTTCTTTACCCCTATAACTTAGTAATATTTTGTGATGTATCGACGTTTAGCTCGTCACCGATGTTCTTTTCTGAACGGCAGTCTTGATAACCTTTCTTGACACAATCTTCTCTTGTGTTTGTAGATTTAGTAAGCTTAATATTTACCCCACAACCATCTTCTTGGTTAATAACTGTTCCTTCACTTCCTACAAAGGGGCCATAGGTAACGGCTACTTTATCATCTTTCTTAACAACAACAGAACAGTCGTGCGGATTGTTTGGGTCTACTTTCTTTGGAGGAACTGAAGCAATACCCCAAATAGCAAAGGCAACAACTGCACCCACAGCAATACCAGGAAGTACGAAACTAGCCACTTTCTTAACCGATAATGGCGCTGGGTTCCTGCGCTCGTAGTCTTCAAAACTATAGTGGGCGTAACTACTGGTTGCATTTCTTGCCTTAACCCATCTCTGTCCTTGTTCTCTCCACGCATCAACTTTTGCCTTTCGGTTCTCTAGTAATGACTCAAAGACAAAAATCATGTTATTTAAGCTCTTTTATCTTTTTTGTAATGTCCGTGATGGCGTAGTACTTAGGGTTACCGAGTAATTGAATAGTGCCGTAGAAGAACGGTAGACTTGCAGCAATAGGAATAATTCCCCAATAACCAACAAGTGTGCAAAGGAAAGCTCCTGAGCCTACCAATACTAGTGCGGTGAACAATTCTGTCAGACCTTTAACAACATACTGTCGTACGAAGATTGACCATAGTTCAATCGCGGCAACCCCAAGACCTTTAGCAAGAGCTTCTATTCCAGCTTTCACGCTTGCTGGGATTTTAGATTCTATTACGGCCTTTTGCGCATCTTTAGTGCTTGGCATTACAATTCCTCCAGAACGTCTGCGATTGCGCCAGAAACGTCTTCAATAATTACGAATGGAAGTGCTACTACATCCCCGAGAAAACCCATTAGAAGACATCCTTTTTCTTTTTCTCGTCGATCACATGTCCAACAAGACCACCAAGAACGGCTGTGATAAGACCTTCATTTTTCTTAACTGTATCAGCTAAAAAATAGCCAAGAACTGCGCCAATTGCAGCACCTTTATTTTCTTTTACAGCATTTGGTAAGTCTTTTGTGACTCCATCAATTACTCTACTAACTGTTTTCTTTATATCTTGTTTCTCTGTTGCCATTACTATACCCTCGCTTATTACTTATGGTTTAATTATAGGTCTTTTCGTGCGAAAACACAAGCGTTTTATTTTACAACTTTGTTTAATATATCGCTTACTTGTAACGCAACATCTTCTGCTGGTTTCCCAACATTTTCACTTATATCTACATACCCACTTTGGGCTATTTTTTCAAGAAAAGCTTTTAACGTAGGAGATATTTCACCAGCATACGACTTTAAAATAAACTCTGCAAGCGCAAGTTCTCCTACGCTACAGCCTTGTTTATGGGCTTTACTTAACATATCTTTAATTTCCATTACTTTTTCCTCCTTTTAGTCTTCCTATTTTCGTAACGACCTACTAACCAAACAGCAATACAAGCTATAATAAGAAAAATAACAGTAGCTGTAATAGAAAATGTTAAAGCATCTCTTAGACTCATGGACGCCTCTTACTAATAAATATCTTAAGTGTCCTACCGTCATCTTGGATTGATGTTTCAATCTGTTTGCGTGGATTGATAAACACAACTGTGCGACCATTCGTACCTAAACCGTGACAATTTGGGCATTCTAACGAGTCTACTTGTCCAGATATGATAACACGACCGACACCCTTACAAGATTCACAGTTAGTATGATCTATAAGTTCTAGCCGAGTAATATTTACAAGGTCTATTTTATTCATTATTTCACTCTCGTTAATCTTAACATTACATTTTGTATTTCACGTTTATTCATGGCCATGTGCTTAATCTCATAATCGTGAGAATGATGACCAACAGTTCCTTTATCTTGCAGGTTCCATCCCCCAGGGATTCTAGTACCTTCTTTTAACATATCTTGAACATGTTTACGGGCCGATGTGACAGCTGCCCCCTCAACATGAACACTAGAGTCCATTACATCAAAGACCATAGTAGCTTTACCACGAGTAATTTCTATTCCCGTGTGAAGAGCTTTATTCTTAGTGATAAAACCACGATCTTTAAGTTCTCCTTGAACTGCGTGTAATTGCAAATCTAAACGAGGACTATCATTCTTTCGAATCTGTCCGTATAAACGATTGCGTAGAGTGATCAGTTCATGTTCTGTCATTTCTGCAACGGTTAGAAGAGTACTGCTACACATTACTCATTCCAACTTTTCTTGAGACGAGATTGATGAGCAGTACGGCTCATGCCAGTTTGGGCTTTGGCCATACCTTCTAATTCGTTTTCCCATTCTTTATCGTCCATAAACTCTTCTTTAACAAGTCGTTTAACCTGCTTAACTTGAATTTTATACGGGCGATTAACTGGTTCGTGGCGAACGATTGCGCTTTTGTAGCCCATAGCCTTAGCTTCTGCTAGGGTTTTTATAACTACATTTTCTATTGTTGGATATTCTACTGTTATTTGAGTTTTCATTTTGTATAAGCCTTTCTTATTTCACTTATACTATGAATTATGCTCTCAATCGTCGCAAAACACAAGCGTTTTGTTGAACTTTAAAGTCTGCCCCTTCTATTAAGATAAATTGCTACAGCGGTGTAAATTAAAGCCACACAAAGAGGGGCAATTATAAAGATTGTAAATAACACCCAAGTAAGTGTTTCATAATATTCATGTTGTGCCTGAGCGTACAAAAGATACTGATTATATGCTTCTTGAGTTTTCATAAGACTTATTATGCTCTTTTCTCAGGAAAAACACAAGGGCTATGCGTTATCAGGCATGTGCAAAGCTATATAAATAAATAATATAATTGCAATTAACCAGAAGATGACAAGAAAAAGACTGACTTGTAGTTCACGGTCACTGAGTATTTCTTTTAGTCGTTTCATCTGGTTTTTCCTTTATAGACTTAATAATTTCACTAGCAATTTGCATTCCATTATAAGAACCAAACCTGAACCATTTGACTTTACTCTCATCTTGTACATCAATGTCGAGCTTTTTAACATCAACCATCTTTAACATTTCTAATAATTCATTTTTTTCTGTCTTAGTTAACTGCATTTTTAGTTCCTTCAATATGTTATAAGTATAAGCTATTTCTAAGAGTTTAGCAAGGGTAAATAAAAAACACCCCGCTAAAGGTGTCTTCTACTTTTCGAAGGATGGTCATCCCTCTTGAACGCGGTTGTGGGTTGGGATTCTGTTTCCAGAACTTTACCAACATGCGGACGCCCTGACTAGTTTCGAAGTAAATCTTTGCTAGGTTTTGGTAATGCGTCCGTTTAACTCCATAGGAACCTTGCCCTGCTGGTGTAACCCAGAGGTTTTCAGTTCATTGCCAACGGGCTCTTGGTTACTTCCCGATGTGCGCTACTATTTCTAGCCTATTAGGTGCTTTAGCCGTCAGGATGCTTATTAAGCTACCACAAACGCTCATATATTTATGATATCACACCCTGTTCAACCTGTCTATGATTTAATGATGTAGAATAATCTACAAGGAAAGAGACACCAATTAAGGTGTCTCCTAAGAAAGGCTCGTCTAGTGATTCTCCTGCGTATTTGCGACGCATTCTACCACTACGCTTTTAATTATGCTCTTTTTATTGTTAAAACACAACCCCTTTATATAAATCTATAACCTCCCGTATATCTGCTTGACTGACCTTCTTGCCAGATCGAGCGAATTGTTTAAGCTTATCTATTTCTAAGTCTCCATAATCTCTTCTTAATAATACTTCGTATACTATTAAGTTACCATGCTTGTCTACATTGCATTCATTACACTGCGGATGACAATTTATTTCATCCCATCTGGTCTTTAAGAATCGACGAGACATAAAATGTCCACATTGGAGTTCATCTATTGGGAATTTTCTGCCACAAGTATAACAATGATTATCGGAACCATCACTATCTCTTTGCCTAATATATAGCGAGAAGTATTTATCTGCCCAGCCTATTAGCTGGCTACGTTCAGAACTGCCCTTGTAAGCTAATCTAAGCTCGTCTGAGGGCTTCTGACGCAAAAGTGGCACATTTGTACGTTTCTGTATAAAACCGTCAGGGAGAGCCTGTTTTTCGCGTTTTGGACATTTGTTCTTGCTGTGCCAAATTGAGCTACACCATTTACATGGCTTTGGGCTCATCTATGCATAATCTCATGGATAAGCTTATATTTTAGTTTTGTGCGCTCTTTACCGTTGCCAACTCGTTTATGAGGTTTACATAGTCCGCAAGAACGACTTGCTTTATAATTTGCTTTACGTTTGTGATTTGCCATAGTCCTATTATATAGGATTAATTATCACCTGAACAGTGTCCGCAAGCATCCCGATTATAATCATTCATTACTTCACGTTTTTTACCACAATTATCACATTTTTCTTTGTGCCAATGCCAATGAGATTCGCTATCATCTTTAGTGCCGTCATATTTCCAAAAGTGAGCACAGGTAAGTTGTTCCCAAAATCGTTTAAGTATTCCTAACATCGTCTTTCTTCCCTTTAGCCCACCGCTTGCTTACGTTAGTTAATATTGTGTCTAAAGATATTTGCAAATTTCTTAATTCAGTTATTTCCTCCGAACTAATATTACCCATCATCTCGATTGTTTCAATCGTATCATTCAAGTCCCAGTAGTAATCTACTAACTGCCCCACCAAAACTTTCTTAGCCATAAGCTTAGACCCCTAAGAGCTCTTTCATACTACGAAACGAGATATTCTCTTTGGTTTTCTTATCATAATGGCCGAAGCCTCCGATAAACCATTCATTCTCTTTCTGGCGACGAATCTTTTTGTCATTGAAGATAGTGGCAACAGTGCCATCTTCGAACTTAAAAAGCCAACGCTCAGTAATACGTTCGCCTTCAAGGTTGATAGGCTCACCAAATCGCTTGACTAATTCTTCTCGAGAGATGATAACAGAACCACATAATGCGCTACCACCAAAATCCATATCATTCCATTTGCTAACAATTTCAAACTTCATTAGACTGTTACCTTCTGTGACAATTTGAGATAAATTTCAATGAACTCTTCCGGTGTATTGCCCATAGGATATTCTTTATGTTCTTCACAAACATCTATCTTTGTATGTCCAGTATAACCACGGCGATAAACTGATTCAACTATCTTATTTTCTTTAAGTTTGTGGATGTCGCAAATTGAAATTTTCATAGTAAGCCTTTCTTATTGATTTACTAAACATAATTATGCTCTTTTTTACAGGAAAACACAAGCCCTTTTATGTACAATAGTAATATATGTTTATATACAAGAGTGGTGGCGCATGGGTCAAGACAACTAAGAAGGAAATGCAGATTGTATCTCCGTCTACTCTTAAACGTAAACGCGATGCGTTCGAGCGCAAAAAACTAACTCCTGGATTTAAAAGATGGCGAAGCTATCAGTATCGTAAGCAAGGAGGTAAATGCTTCTACTGTCTCCACCCAATTGACGGTGCTTGGCATACCGATCATTTCATCCCACTTGGGAGATTTTACGGCACTTCCGCTTATAAAAATCTCCGAGTCTGCTGTAGCCATTGTAACTATTATAAGTCTGTCCAATATCCAACAGCGAGGATACTCTTGGAACTTCGCTCTGGCATAGCTTGTAGGCAATATCACAGAGTCTCTAGAATCTCGGTTTTAAAGACATGATTATTTAACCGTAGTTCCCATGTACCTTTGCCCTTGCTCTGGTAAACTTTGCAATATTGTGGGTAGTTAAAGGCTAGAAGTTTAGCAGCTCTTTCAATTATTAAGGCCGTGCGACGCTCCTGCATCCCACCTGATTCTTTGTAATAAGCAGTGTTCACAGTAATATAATCCATTCGAATCATTCCACCCTCTTCGGCGAATACTTGGAACCCTCGGCGATAGTCTTCCTTCTCATCTGTGGTGACATGGTGATAATCTGCGCCAGTGTTAATTAAACCGTAACAGCTACCAACCTGTAAGAATAAACCCTTAGTAATTCTCGGCTTCATAAAGAAAGCATTGCGAGCTGCATAAATTCCCCAGGTTGTCAGGCCTTCTCTCTCGCATAATTCAAAGCCTTTTCGGGCAAAGTCTAGGTTTGTCTCTACAAGCTTCTTGCCGTCCTTAGATAGCTTCTCAAAGGACTTAATATCATCATCAACAAATAGAATGTGTGTTCCCTTTGGATAATAGTTCATTATAAAGCTTAAATTCTTGCTTTTAGTAGGAACAGAATCAACGATCTTCACCATGTTACCTACACCGTCAACATAGGCTTGGTGTTCGCTTGGGTCACTAATGAAGACTGTCACATCAGCAAGATTAGCCCCACTACGAATAAGTGAGGCTATGGTTAGTTCGAATATTTTATCTGCGCGACGATAACTAGGAATTGCTATCTGCATTTTTCTGCCTTTCCTCGTCGATCATTCTAAGCAACTTTTCAAGTTTGCGGTCTTCCGCCTTTTTAGCGTTAGCTACTTCGAGCGAAGTTTCAAGACAGTTCCACATTTGAACAAGCGAGTAGAACACGATTGTGAAGCGATAAGATTTATCAGTTGTACCCTTCATAGGGGTCACGCCGTGGACGAAACGCTGCCCATCGAACATAGAAAGTGAACCATTACTAATCTTTAGATTAACTTTCAGCTCTGGGATATGGAGATAACCACCTTTGATATCTTTCTTCAACCCAAGCATGATAGAGAACACATCTTTAAAGTTACCTGTGTCCATATGATATTTGAGTGGATTGTTCTTGTTAATAATTCCACTGGTAAAATGAGTCTCTGGCATGAGATATTCACCACGAACATTAGTGGCAAGTTCAGAGTGGTTCTGGTAACGAGATGGCGCAAACTCGGAGTACAGCCCCTCGGCGAGATGGGCGACTCCAAATAGTTCATCTTCAATACTCTTGTATTTATTCCCAAAAGCAGTCTTAGAGCAGGTCTTCTTACCTGCAAGACCAACCATACGGGGACGATAGCCAATAATTTCAGATTGAGTAACAAGTCCGTTCGTGCGACGATTGACTGAGAACTTGACCTTGCTCAAAGCCTCAATCATACCTGTTGTATCAATGCTCTTTTCGGTGTCTTTGTAAATAAGGAGCGTTTCGCCAGACACCTCATCAATAATAACAGTATCCTCCGAGATGATAGGGTCATCATTCTCGAAGGCTTTTTGGCTTAGAAGTTCTTTAGTATTCTTAGGTGTTTCAGATAGATTAACGTATAGCGTCTTCATATTTTTCCCTCACAGCTTGCACGATTGCATCTGTAACGGTATCAACACCATAAAGTTCACGGAAGTAATTTGCAAATGTCATAAATTCTACAAATGAAGCTTTATCAAATGTAAGAGATACGCTCATGCTATCACGGAGTTCTGTGTCAGATAGCGCATCACCTGGAGTACGACCGTCTTCCGGAACGCTCTGTACTTCTTCACCAAGTTCATAGAAACGGATGCCATCAAAGTTAGTAAGTTCAAAAACTTCTAGTTCTGGAAGCTCATAAGTAGCAATAAAGTTATCAATACCCTCTTGCGTGATCGTACCGTACTGGCTTGTAATTTGAAGAAGGCGAGCCATAGCTGCATTCATATCAGGCGCTTCAAGAAGCATATAAGGAACTGGTTCATTCCAACCCTCTCTCAATAGAACATGTTGGCGTTGGTGACCATCAAGGAGCCATTTCTGGCCAGTTTCATCTACCCAAGCTACAAGAGGGATATCAAAACCGTTCTTTTCAATAGCTTTCTTTAGCTTTGTGTAGTTATCTTTACTAAGATATTTTAATTCACCTTGGCTTGCTTCAAACTCTGTAATAGGCGCTGTTGGCAATTTATTTGGGTTATTTACTTGCATTTGATTCAATCCGTTTCAGGCCCATTCGTTTACCATGTCTGGTTCCGACAAGAGCATTGTTTATTTTTATTGATAATCTCTGTGATAATGTCATAACTATTATAACTCATTTCTGTTTATTGAGCAACTCGTAAATAAGGACTGCTATACCACTAAGTATAAGAGTATACATAAGGAAAGTCAAGATACTTGTAGCGAGAAAAATTGCAAATATACTAGCAACCCATATGGAGAGACAATAAAAGCAACTAACAAGATCGTACAGCCCACCCATACGTTTCTGACGCTGAGCTAATTTTGCTCTAAATCTTACAAAGATGTCCAATGGGCCACGTTCAGACCACAACATGCGAGTTAATCGCCAAACAGCAACTCCTAATAGTACTAGAAGCCAAGAATCCATCTAATAAGTTTTACCACTATTGATAGGAATATAGCAGCAATCCCGATGACGAACATGCCACCAGCAATCCTAACAGATAGTGGGTAATCTTGGTTATTTTTCATTACACTTCTTCCATTGGGATTGCAGCATCTTCTTCTGTTTCATCTGGGTGTTCTTCAATATATTTTAAGCGATCTTCATGACTTGTAATCGCATTTTTGTAAACATTGATTCGTCCTTGGTGAAACATTTTTTCTGTTTCTACAGGATTAACATTCTTTAGTAGACCTTCAAGAACAGCTTTACACTCTTCAAAAGAATAAAAAGACATAGCAATAGGCTGGATCTCTTTTTTTAGTCCATTAATCATAAACCCGTATTTTACTTTTCTTGGTTCTAAGCTAGACGAACTGATTTGAACCGTATAATCTAAGGTATTGTCTTTAAACGCTAAACGAATAACTTTGCGGACTATCTTTTCTAGTTCCTGTACATTTTCTGTTTGTGTTTTTGTCATTATTTTATTTGTCCTCTTAGTTTCTTTTGAGCATGATTTGATTTTGTGTAGTACGGTGGAGTTGTTGGACGCTGGCGACGAGCTGCACGATTCTTTGTGACCATGTTACCCTCATTATCAAAGTAAGTAGTCACATCGCTAGAAAGTGTTACTCCTGGTTTCTTTGGTTTCGGGCCTTGACCAGGAAGACCACGGATTCTATTCGCCCAATATTGCTGCTTTTCAGGGGAGAGTTTTTTAACAGACTCTTCATCTATAAAAGTTGGTGGAACATATTTACGTTCTATTTTTTGTTTTGTTGTAGGGACCATATACTAATTATACCTGTTTTTTCTTCTTGTTGTCAAGTATTATATCTGTACGTTCGTTGGAGAATTTTAATCGCGCACAGACACCTATATTCACATACTTTGATATTTTAATACGTGAACTATCAGATTCATTAACGTGTGGTAGACCGTTCCAACTAAGTAGGTGTTTCCAAGCAAAGTCTGGATTACCATTCCTGCGATCACCCTCAAAGAGTAAAATATCTTTTAACGATGGGTATATTTTCAACACAGATTCTACCTCTGGTAAAATTCTTATAAGAACCCCCATCTTTTGGAGACTTGTCATGCCCTTTTCTACAGACTCTGATATAAGCAGCTTATCAAGTTCCTGTACCCAACGCTCAACAGATACATCGTAGATACGATCTGCGAGTTGCCTTGCCTTACCGATGAAATTGGGGTCAATTTCAAAATTATAACGAGCTGCAAAACGTGCCGCGCGAAGTATGCGAAGAGGGTCTTCTTGAATACGATCTTTAGGAAGCCCTACAGTTACAATTTGCTTGCTGTGGATATGAAGCTTGCCTCCGTATGGGTCATAGATAGTCCCATCTGGACGAAGTACCATCGCGTTCATAGTGAAGTCACGACGAGCAAGGTCTTCGTCTAATGAAGCAACAAACTCTACTTCTGGCTTGCGAGACTTGCTTGTGTATACCTCAGAACGGAAAGTTGTTACTTCAACGTATTCGTAATCAGTGGCGACTACTTCACCAGTTTCATCTGATATGTTCACTGGGACCTTAAAACCAATAGTACCGAACTTCTTGCCAATACCATAAGACTTGCGCCCAGCCTTTTTAACGGCTGCTTCGATATCGTCTGGGAGCATAGGAGTAGTAAAGTCATAATCTTTTGGTTCATTACCCATAACAATATCACGAACGGAACCACCAACAAGATAGACATCTTCTGTGCCAAGAATTTCAATTACTTGTTTTTGTATTGCTAATGCTTTTTCCATATTAATCTCTCTGTTCGCCTCTAAGGTCACCTAATTTAATCTCTTCGCCTTTATACTCAAGATACACGGTAGTGACGTCAGAATAATAACCGTTTTGAACTGAACGCGCTTGACACCACTTAGGCATACCGTCTTTAGATGTTAGAGCAAAGCCATCTTCTTTGAGCGTTATTTTTTTAGCAAATTGCTTAGCTGTCATGTCTGGAAATTCTTGACCAACTTCAAATTGTTCAAAGTCTAGATAATTAGATGCGCAACAGTCTTCATCACCAACACCTTTAACAACTAAGCCATTATCAAACTCTAATAAATCTTCTTCTGATTTTAATAATTTCATTTTCCCATCCTTATGCTATACAGCAATTCATCAATCTTTTTCCAATTAGGCTCGTCCGGAAGGATTGATTTAATATCTTCCATCTTTCTATCTTCAATAATGAAGGCGTCAACAACCGTTTCTGGTGTCTGTTCTCCCATCTTGAATAACCATTCTCGCTGCTCAGGAGTCACTCTAACGGTTAATTCGCCTGTTTCGAGAAGCTGTCTACATTGTAGCAGTAAACGGAAGCAATGTCTAGTGTGTTTTGCAAAACGGTTTTTAAGAGCACTATCGTACCCCTCTTTACCCTCTTCCTGCCTCCTACTCAAGTCCATAGCTTGACCAAGAGCATAACCTCGATATGCGTTCGTGACTGCCGGAGTTGATAGAAAGATTTTGCGGTTATCTACTAACAATTTGCCAATAGGATTAAGCACAGTATAACTTTCAAGCCACAATAGTTCAGACACAGTTGGATTACCCCCACCAGCGAGCTTCATAAATTTACCAACTTCGTGATAAACTTCGTCTGGATTAGTGTTCTGTATGGTAGTTTTTTGTGGATTAAAATTGATACCTAGAACCGTGCTAGTAGGTAGTAAATATATACCTTTAACATCGGTATCACTAGACTCAGTTGCAAGCCCGTATGCTCTTGAGCCTACGACTCCCTCAAGTATAATTCGGTTTGGCTTTTTGTTCATTTTCTAACCTTTTGTTTTCCCAGCGTTTTTTCGCTGCATCAGACATTCTCTTTTTCCATTCGTCTGACATCGTACGCCCTTTTAGCGCTTTACTCAACGATGCGCTTCTTTTTTTGTTGTAGTCTTCTTCTCTATATTTGGCTTTCATTTTTTCAGAAAAGTTCTCTTGCCAAACTGGGTCTTGCCATCTTCGTTTTAGGGCAAGTGATATATTAGCTCTATGTTCATCTGATATTTTTCTGCCCGTTAGTGTTTTACTGATCTGCGATTTTTGGTTTTCAGTTCGAAACCCATTTCTTCCACCAAGAGTACCGTTATAGCCGTCTGGATGTATACTATTATGCGCCACAATCTCAGATATTTCAAGAGCATTTAATTCATTTACGAGACTTTCACTGTCTTCGGCTTCGACTATATGCAAAACTACATGTTCAAAGTTTTTCCAACCATATTTTTTTATTGCCGAGCCGAATATAGTCGCAGGAGCATATCCGTGACCAGAATCCCAACGCCTCTTTAATGTCCCTAACGTCTGCCCTATGTACGATTTACCCGAAGGTGATGTGTGTTTATAAATATAACCAATCATATATTATCAATTATAAACTAATCGCCTTCTAGGATAATGTTATTTGGTTTCATAGTTCTTCTTCCAGTGCTATACATATCAACGCACGACGCGCTAGGATGCCTCTATATATAAGAGTGCCTTCAACATCTCCGATGGTTTCCGCACTCGCTATTCGTGACTCCCAAAAAGCAACTTCTTCTTCTGTATGTGGCTTTGGGGCATCTTCGTTCATAAGTTCACCTTGTACTCGACTACTTTTATTGTTTCTGGGTCAGGTTTTGGATGAAATTGCATCGCGGAAGACAATGCCTTCTTGGGAGATAGATATGCCTGCACCCCACGCTTCACATATTTAGGCTTACCGTTGTGGCCAAGCGGATGCCAAAACTCCCCTGTAGATTTATCAATTAGAACGTATATTGGCTTCACGCTGTCCCTGCTCCCCTTCTCCGACGTATGGCTTACGTCGCTTGCCGTCATCTTGTTTTGCCTCTGCCACTTTAATGGCTTCTGCCAAACCTTTTCTAGAACTCCTAAGAGCGTTAAAACGTTCTTTTTCTTCTTCTGTAATAATAGGAGCATTATTAATAGCCACCTGTACAGCTCCAAGCAATGCTCTCAGCTCATGTACGCCAACTGCAATGACATATTGTATCTTATTCTGTGGCGAATATTCTTCGTGCCTATATCTCATATCTTTATGTTCATTTCTTGTAATTTTTCTATAAAATCATCATAAATAGTTTCGTAGTCATCTGTCTCATAACGACTAGCTAACTTTACTAGACGGCTGCTAATAGCGCTACCAACACGACCACGAATACTGACATTGCCATCAGGTAAGCAAGTTCCAGAAAGAATTGTATTTTTTGTTGGGTCCACTACAATAGCAATTCTAATAGTGTAATTAGACTGTGGTGAATAAGCCACTAAATCACCCTTACCCAGTGTAGAGCCAAGAGCGTCTTTCATTACTTTATCTCCTTCACGTAACGACCCTTAATTCTGTCTTCTTCACTGTAATAATTACCATACTCACGCTTAGCCTTAAACAATGTGTCAAGTAGCTTACCGTCGGTGTCTTTAAGTTTTAACTGACCCGACTTTGTTCGCGCTGGAGGCGTTCCTGTGGAGAATGAAATGTAAGTACGATCTTTCAATTCTTCTTTTAAAAATGTTTCAAGGTCTTCTGGCAAACCATTCTTGTGGGTGTAAGTGCTTAGGCTAATCCATGCTGTCATTTTAACTGGCTTTTCTAGTTTACGATATTTTGTTGCCTTACGTGAACCCCAGCGATAACTGCTGTAACTCTCTTCGACTTCATAAGTCTCCAGAGTATCCCATACTTCGCCAAGACAAATATCAGTCTGGGTAAGAGTAGAATAAACACCTCCTATTTCCCAGTTCTTAGTCTTTTTAGCCTTTTTGAGGTCTGACTTTTGTTTCATGTCAGCTATTGCTTCTTTATAGGCTTCCATGTTTTCATGAATAAACCCAGGAACACCGCCCTTACGAACGAACATAACTTTCTCTCTTATCACGCCCATGTCGATATGGCTATTGCGTATAAGATCAACAAGCAAAGCATCGTTCACGCCGATAATAAACTTTATGCCATCTTTCTCAACTTCACAAGCTAAGAACGACAAACGGCCACCCTGTGATGAACCCCCAGCAGACTTAAGGATTTTTACAGTGAAGCCACCATTGTCGAATGTCTTAACGTCAGGCTCATATATTTTGGTATATTCTTTCTTAGCATAGTCATAGTTACGATCACGCGCCCAGTCCTTAGCAGATTCTAGACCTCTTTTATCACCATGTTCTACAACGTATCCTGTAAATGTCCAAGTACTAGGCGATGTCTTTATTGCGACATCTATCTTGTCCATCATTTTCCAGCCATTATATGACATTATAGATTCTCCAAAACCCAACCTGCAACAAGTTCTTCAGCTCGATCACGACCATCGTAACGATTATCATAAGTCTTTTTAGCCAATGCTTTTAATTCTTCAAGATCAAGAATCCAACCATCATAATCACCGTCCCAACAAGAACAACCATTAGAATCAATCCAAGTATACTCACCATCTCTTACAAATAGTGAGGATGTCTCTTCTTCATAGTCTTCACTTGTATCATGAGAAACTAAAAGTTGTCCAAACTTCTCAGCCATCTCTTCTTCTCGACTCATTTTAGAGTCCCAATTGTGTCTATATGTTACTGGTTTCATATATTATTCTTAAACCCTCTGACGCCCAATTGATCTTTTGGGACAATCACGTCTTCGTATACTTTAACTATTTTTAACCAAGCATCTTCATTTTTAAGCTTGACTTGATTACCCTGCTTTATCAAGTCATCCTGTTCAACCCAAGTTGTCATCTGGCGACCAGTAGTAATAGACTCTAGGTCAATCTGGACCATTAAAGGAGAACTACTCATTAGTTTTGATTACCTTGTTCTCTACTGGCGCGAGTCACCCACTGAATAACTTCAATAGTTTTAGGTTCTACTTCAAGAATTGGACCATCCCATTCGCTAGAGTCCCAGCTATCGTAAAGACCAGTCTTTAAGAAGTAACGCATGTCGCTTCCCCAACCAACAGTCATAACACAACGCATGTTGTGGTCGCCACCCTCTTCACCGTCGAAGAACTCTTTACATTTTAGTGTTACTTCTTGGTCATTCCCTATCTTTTTAAAAGTAATAGGAAATGTTCCTTCTCGCCAAAATTCAAACTCGTCTGTAAAAGGAAGCTTAATAGGGAGATCAGGAAACATTTTTTCAATCAAAATAGCTTCGTTAATAGCTGCCTGTAGTTGATCGACTGTAAATGTTGTCTTACTCATTACTTTCCCCTTTTGCTAATTTAGCCTTTTTACAATCTCCACGCTTATGAACAATTCCGCAGTAAACGTGCCTATATTTACGATTTACATTACTAGCCATTAGATTCTCTCATATTCTGTGCGTTGCACTTTTGCTGCCTTCACCTCATATAGTTCTCCATCAAGTTCTCCACCATCGTAAGAAGCGTACCAACCTTCCTTGCGAAAGAATTGATCGCCGACCTTAAACACTACCCAAAACTCGTCACCAGAACCTTCACCACCGTACTCATCAACAAACTTTAAAGTTCCAAAACCTGTAACTTCTATATCTTCTTGTTCGCCTTTTAGATCGTAGTAAACACCACCACCATAAGTTGATTCATAACCAGCTTCTTCAAATTCACTTATTTTCTCTTCTACTTCTTTTGCTGTAAAACTCATATATACCCTTTATAATTTTATTAGTTTATTACTATTATCTTTATGAACTTGTACATAATTAACATCCGGCGACCATAGCGCTGCGAGATTCTCGACAATAAATAATGCGAACCAACCTCTAGTAAGCGATGTAACTGTTCTGCGGAGTGCCCATGCGTAAGCTCTACGAGGGCTATAGGTATAGTTGGACGGAATTACCAAACGCTCCAAAGCTGTAGCATATACCTCTTCTCTTACACATTTAAGCTTATCCTCAAATGGCATAGCCTCCCATTTTGATTTATCTACTTTTACTTCTTCGTCATCTGCTAATATTCTTTCGTAAAGTGGAGTGTCATAGTAAGCAACAGAAGCATGGATAGAATCGTGAACATAAATTCTGACAACCTTATCATTAAAGAACTCACCTGCCATCTGATTAAGATTAGCTTTTTTATTACCGTGAATTTCTAGCCATATCTTATAAAGCACTTTATAAAGAGGCCCTATAAGCTTTGCGCCATTCTCTTGCATTAACATAATATCTCTGGCGTGTTTTTCCCATGTGCCGTTGCGCAAATCCCAAAATATATGAGACACCTTAATGGAATAAAGTTCATCTAAACTAGCAGTTCTATCAACATCACTAAAATATTCCTTTAATGACTCGTGACTAAAAGGGTCATTACCACCCTTTTTAGGTTTCATGACTTCATCAGTGAAATAATCAACGTCCTGCGGAGTGCGACCAATATCAATATGCTGTACTAGAGCAGTTGAGCCCACCAAGATTTTCACGAAACAAAGTCTCTGTATCCACGCATTAACAATCTCTTTAAGAAATTAGGGCGCTTAGTCTTGGGGACAGGTGTTACTTGGCTCTTAACTAACCCAACTGTATACTCGATTCTTTTAAGAGTCTGTAGCTCTTGAGAATCTGGCTTATAAGGTGAAACAGTGTTACAGTCATCGTAATCATCGTTGTCTTCATAGCCAAATAAGTTAAACGGAGCAAATATCTCTCGTTTCTGCTCGTCACTTGCATCAAACGGGACAACCGCCAATGCTGTAATAGAATAAGCGCTAATCTCATTTACACCCTCGTCAATGTAATATTGTGAATAAATACGAGCACTTTTTAAATATTCATGTAAGTTTCTGATTTGTTCAGAGTTTTCTGCTTCCAGAACTACCACAGTTCTCCTGTAGTTGTCCGCAAATTGATTACTACCAGCAACACCTTGCAACATCATAGCTGCATGAACAGCTTGAGCTGCTGCTTTACCCGCACTCATATTAAGTTCTTTGTTCAGTACAACGTATAGTATTGGATTTTCTCTCATACTACTATTGTACGAGCTTGTGGTTAAAAAAGCAATACCTTTTTTAGATTTTCGTTAAACTAATCCCCATCGTGCAAGCTGTTCAAAACCTCCGAGGTGTTCTATATATTGTCTAGCAATCCCCACTATTTCCGAGTATTCCTTGCCATCAATCTTCTCGTCACCAATTGCACAATGAAGTTCAACAACTTCACCTGTCTCTTGCGCTTTAAGATGTGCATAAATATTCACAGCTACATCCGCTTTAGATAAGTCTTTACCGTGTAGACCACCACCCGTAACAGCTTCACCCATATCAGAGCCTAGTTTGCGATTTGTAGCACCAGTGTCGGCATCTAGCCCACCTGTCCAATAACCGAGTGGGTTAATGACAAGATCATGCTTATACAGCTTAGACAAAAATTCGTTTAAAACAAATGTAGAAGCATAAGACTGACAAACGATTAACCTATTGCCAGCTAAAATATACTTACCATCTGTTGGGAAATTATCGTAGATTGTTTTAGCAATATCAGATAAATCAGAAATATCTTTTTTAATAGGGACACCCTTAAAGATACCATTATCTCCAGCACGAGTTTCATCCTCTTGGTTCTTAGCTAACTCTACATCTTGAGGAACCTCAATATATTCAACTGTCAGATTACCAGCAATACGATTAACTATATCTTTGACAATCCAAGTGTCAATATTCACCGATGTCTCGCCAATGATATACACCTTACCATGTCCAATGAGAACCTCGAATGCGCATCTTGGTTCATCCTCTATCTCATAAGCATAATCAACTAATGCGCCAGCAATACGATCTGCAACTTTATCTGGGTGTGATGGGTTTACTTTTTCTATCATATATTCCTCTCTAAAAACTATAATTAGGGTCGCCAAGTTGTGCAACATTTATTCCGTATACATCACGAAGCATATTCGCTACTGCTACACGGTCATCGAACCATAAGAGGACATTGTATTTGCCAACAATATATTTCTCTATCATATCTGCTTTGACTAATGTGTCCTTAACTTGGTTGCCACGTTCATCTACATGTTCACTTCCACGCATATAGAGTTCATCGTATTCAATATCATTCTTCTCTAACCAAGCTTCTGTCTCTGGGCGACATACTTCATCACGGCCACTAAATATGAATAACTTTGCATGATTGATTAAAGTAACACCATCTAACATATGTGCGACACCTAAGTTGATATCATCGTTGCCAACTTTGTGCCACTCATAAGGAGAACGGTCTTTTGGGCCTAGCGTAAGAGTGCCGTCTAAGTCTGACACTACTACAAAAGGCAGTTCTGGGTCATATTTCAAGAAGGTGGGTAGCTTTTTAACAAAGCTATGGAACATCCCACGAATTACCTGTTCTCCTACCGAGTTATCTCTTGCTTTGTCACGTTCAATTAGTTCAGCGAGCGGGACATCGAGGAAATCCTTCTGCTCAACAGTAGCGCTAAATTCTCGCGCGATTGCGGAGAGTCCAGTGACATGTTTTGGATTGAGATTTGTATCGGAGCTAACAACATTTTTTCCTTGTGAAAGGGATTGACGAATGAGCCTATTTCTTTCTTTGAGAACAATCGACTCATCTCCTCTTTTGTGATTATATATCCCGTCTCGAAACAGACGTCCATCTCTTCTGATGTCATCTTTTTCAACACGAACCCACCCTTTTTCAACGAGTTCTTTGGCATAAGTGGTCTTTCCGCTTGCGGGCAACCCGCGCAGAATAAGAACTTTTAGTTTTTTTGTCATTTTTGTTTATACTTTTCCTTCTTCTTCCATGTCTAGAGTTCCCTCTGCCATGTTTTGGTTATCGTAACCCACGAAGGTAGCGCTCTTAGCTTTAAGAGTAAAGGGAGCAATTCCTTCTGCGCGGATTACCACGCCCTCATCACAAGGGCTATCTTTATCTAGTGGGACAGCTCCTGGGAAGCCATCTTCTTTGTAACGGTGCATTTCTTCATGTCCAGCAAAGTCAATCCAGTCTTCTGGTTTAAACTCTTTGTACTTACCGCGCCATAGTAGTGGGACTACTTTCAGTTCACGGTCACGACAGAACTCTGCGATCTGGTCATAAGTCAGGTCGGCAACAACACCCTCTGGGTTAATCATTCCTACACGGTAAACGTATAAGTCTGCAACTCCCTGTGGAATCTGGTATGTGTACTTGCTCTGTAGTGGAGCACCCTCTGCTGTCCAGCCAATAAGCTCACCATAGACCAAGTAGCCCTGTGGAATTTTGCCCATAAGCTTCTCACCTTCTGTGGACCAGATATCTGTGTCATAGAAGTGAACGTGGCTTGGATTATTCTTGTCCTTAATAACACGGCGTGAACCGTAAACGTAGTCATACTCTTTTTCTTGGACAACTGCACCAATCTTCTTGGCAACTTTGTCCTTCCATGTCATCTTGCGCTGCACGATAGTATTTGCAATACGAATAGATGTTCCGTGTAGTTTCTGTGTAACAGTAACATCTGCATTTTCAGGAATAACATGTGAGTTTTTGAAGTAGTTATCTGTGTCATAATGCTGTGGCAAGAACTTCTCATCAACACGGCTAAAGATTTTCTTGTTCTTCTCTAGTATTGTTTGTGCGCGAGTTGCCTTACGAATAAACTTCTTACAAATTTCATGGTCGCCAATGCGGTCAAACGTATCACCCTCAACGAATAATGAAGTATCTAACTTCTTAATGTAAGAGAGCGCACTTAGCTTGACCACAAGGGCATCCGAGCGATGACCACGCAGTTTAAGAGAGCGGATGTGTCGGTTATCTTCAAGATATCCAGACTCAGCCTGATTCTCGTTCTTATCGTTGTGACGGTATAAGTTATTCTTGTAAGCAAATTCCTCTGAAAGCTGCGTACCTGCGGTAAATACCAATGCGAGGTCTCCGTAGTCAGAGGTCTTTGCTACAAGTGCTTGGCTTCCCAAAACTTGAAGTCCTACAAGGTTGTCTAAACCTTCTAGAGCCACAGGCTTTGGCAAGCGCACTATCACACCTGCGTAGTCACTGTTTTCTGGTTCTAATAGTTTCATTTTGTTTTTCTCTCTTTGTTTCTGTTACTATTTTACGACACTAAAATAAAAAAAGCAATAGCATTTTATAAACCAGCATGCCAAACATTACTACGGCCTAAGGGAGTTAAGTTAATCACCATAGAATCATTAGTAGCTTCAACCCATAATGTTTTGCCGTTCTTCTCTGTTAGATGAGTGACAGGTACGAACCAATCTATATAATTTTTCCAACCTAATTGCCTAAATTCTATTGCCATATTTACATCAGGACCGAGTCCATTGCTTGAACCAAATTTGTGCATCTTATATAAATCAGCTCTGATTAAAGCACAATACAATCCACAGGCATCCACCTCTTCTACCTCGGTTGTCCCTACTTTGTTTTTCATAGATGTTATCTTTCGAGGATTATCTATATTATCAACTTTCCATGCGCCAACATATGGTGTTCCCCACCGTCCTAGTTCAACACCAGTAACAACACCAACTGCTGGATAATTTTGGACATCGTTAACAAGCCAAGATAAAGCATTTTCAGGTAAAATTCCATCATCTTCAATTGAGAATATCCACTCAATATCTTCTCCAATCAAACTTTTAATCTGATTATGAATTGAGCTAATTCTAGCCCTGCGTTGTGGGATTGTAACGGCTGAATCACCCCAGTTATTTGACCTAACGCATAGTACGTCATTTAGGGGCAATGACGCAAGTTTATTATGAACTTTGATATATAAGTCATTCGAGCCGTCAACGACCACTAGAAGCGCTGTACGCTCCTCGTATGACTGGTTTAATAGTGATTCAAGTACAAGATCAAGGTAGGTCAGGCGACTTACTGGCAGTATTGTTAATATTTTCATTTTGTATTTTTAGTATTTCATTGTATTGTTTTAATATATCTTTTGATTCACGAACAGCTTTATCCCATTCACGATTTGGTGATTTGGCGCTAATAGCCTTGATATAAAGAGGCTCTGACAAAACAGCGCGTAATAGCACAGCTAGTTTCGCATCAATTATTTCTAATCTCTCTTCTACTGTCATTTTGTTTTAATTTTCTTAAATTTTTTGCCATTAACTATCTCGAGCATTGTGTGGTCACCATAAGGCGTTCCATCCGCATAGGTAGAGAATGTATCAATACACCAAATATCCTTTGCAACTTCCCAACAAGTTTCACTAGGAGTATGACCAAACACCTGGGGAATTTGCGCATAACTTCCCCAACTTGGACGAACCCATAGAGGAGAATGATCTTGCCATAGATCATCCATCTCGTTAGTACCATTCCAGCCGTGTGCTATACCAGCATGTGAAAAAGTTACACCATCCTCTTCTAGAGTAATAGGTAGGCCAAGTAACCAGTCTTTTAGGTATTTATACGCTGGCGCATTGATAGAAAGTTGTGTTACGGCGTTATAACCACTTTGTAGACTTGGAGTTTTGTTGACGTATATAAAATCATGGTTACCAAGAACAAGCTTTACTTTGTCTTCGTTAGCTTGTTGCAACATAAAAAGTCTATGCCATGTATCAATGGATTCAAGACCGTCTTTACCAAAGTCGTCAGCATAATCTCCAACAAAAATAACACGATCATACTTAGGAAGCAGTTTTTCAACTCTATCTATTACAAATTGTTTCGTATGCACATCACCGACTGCTAATATTTTCATCTTGTTCCTTAATAAGTTTTTGTTCTTGATATTCGTTATATCTTCTTGCACCCTCTTCTGCATCACCCTTGATTTTTTCTCTAGACTCGATTATTAAATCAATAATCTTATTATTTTCGTCAACAGAAACTTGAGCTATTTCGTTACGTTGAAACAGAGAACGACTTTCCCCATCTACCATGTAAAAAGCATCTGTAGTCATGTAACTACGCAAGGTCATTGATCAGTTTCTCCCATTTTCCCTCAAGCTCATAATTAGAGAACTCTTCGTACCCTATATTATATGCTATCTTCTTCTCTGCTTGCAAGTCCTTTTTTGCTAAAAAGTCTAATCTCTGCCCTAAAGTAGCGTGGTTAACAGTGTAAAGATCAATTAAAGTTCTCGTCATAAACTTACCTGTTTCCGTAGCGGGGGTTAACCAATGTTGAGGTAATATTTTATCATTGGGCGAAATATCGGTCATAAGAACGGGCATTCCGGCACAGAGCGCTTCTGTCATTGGCAAACATTGTCCACCGTATCGTCTAGGAAGAATCATGGCATCAAAATCACGATACAATTCCACTTCATTTTCTGGACTTGATGTGTCAATTGTAATTCTTGGATCGTTATAAGTATTTACAACACCACCAACTTGTGTCTTAATTACTAATTCAAAGTCTTCACCACTATAGCGCATAGCTCTAATGAGGTCTTCTGTCCCATTACGATCATTTACTGCTTGTCTCCCCATGATATGCAAGAAGCGTTTTCTGCCCGTGCGTTTTAGGTTATGTTCTCTGACTTCTTTAAAGTCATCAACAAACACAGGCGTGGGGAGATATTCGACACTGCCCCATAATGAACGTGCATCTGCTAAATGCCATCTACTAGGAGAAATAAGTTTATCGGGTAAAGTTAGTTCAGGTTGACGAAGATAATCAGCGAACTCCCAGTTGTATTGGTTGATTGTTTTGACTCCCATATGCTTTGCAAGGTCTACAAATCTAGTATTGTAAAAAATCTCACAAGTGATAACAATATCTATACCGCGAAGCCACTCTATAACCTGCTGGTTAGTCGGGAATCCGTTTATCTCCGTGACACTATATGTAGCATAGGTATCTGGATATTGTTTATTGCCGTTAAAAAATGAGCTGTTAATAAGCATAATCTCGTCTGGGCGAATCATCCGTGCTAAGTTGCGAGTCTGATTGCCCAAGCCAGTTCTATCACTTCGTGCTATTAGTCCAATTCTCATCTTATGCGCTCCACTTTAGATATATCTACAAATATATGCAGTTTCATCCAACAATCAAGTCTACTCGGAGGTTTAACCCTTGTAGGATTTGCAATTGGCATAAACCCAGGTATCTCAACAATTTTTCTTTTGCCACAACCAATGCAAACCACAATGCGTTCAACTCGATTAACGTTTTGTTTTCTCACTTGATATTTAGCTCTCATTTTGTCGCCTCAAATACGAGGCTCTCTTTTGGCCGTGTATCATATTCACTACTTTCCAGTTGTACTACTTTCCGGAACCCCGCTTCTTCCAATACTTTCGCCATTCTTGCTGGTGTATATAGAGAATCCCTTGTGCTGTAGCCAGAGATAGCGAAACAAAGCTTATCGTCAATAGAACCCTCATCAATCGGTATGTCTTCACTTCGCCCCTCCTCATAAGATTTAAATACTTTTAGCAAATCCATATCAATCACAACCAGCTTTGCTCCTGGCTTTAATGTTCTGTGGATGTTAATTAGCGCTTTATGCACAAGATAGTCGTTCATTGTACATAGCACATGGTTAATAACACCGCCGTCGAAACGCTCGATGTATTTATCTTCTGGTGTTTGTGTCATGTCCCAGTAATGGAAACTATCATTGCCAATGCTGCCATTGACAAAGATAGAATCAAAGTTATACCACTTCTCTTCCTCAGTACTTTCTTTTAAATCTGGTCCAGAACCGTAGTTAGCAAATTTAAACGGAAACATTTTTGCCCCACATGTTTGTAGCAATCAGTTGTGCTCTTTTTTCATTTGCTATCTTTATAGCATGTTTTTTGTTTTTAGCCAAAACATCTATCCCCATAACCCATTCACCATTGTGCAATTTATCTTCGTCTTTACCATGTGACCATCTTTCTCCGGTGTGGAAATGAGGGTATTCATGCTTAATAAAATTTGGTGTATCTAAATCCCATGAATATCTATCGCTACCGTGTTCATACACATCAAAGTCAGCAGGGTTTTGAGGCAATTCGCCGTTTTCAAACATATTAACATAAAAAATCTTATAACCATTTTGAATATAACTTGGTGCTTCTGGATTAAGCGGATATTCTTCTACTCTTCTCTCGTAGAAAGCACCAGCAAAAAGTTCCGCCTTTTTTTCATCAGTAAATACACCAACTATATGATAGTCAGAGTAATCACCTTCCGTCACTACATAAGCATTATTCATATTTTATAAAACCTTTCCGGTACATACATTAAATATGGGTCTAAAATACCTGTCCCTATTTGTGAGCTGTAACACATAAGCGCTCTTATCTTATCTGCCATACGAGATTTCTCTTGAATTGTACGGGCTGGCTTGTATGCAATACCTAATTCTTTTAACCTAGTTGGAACAAGCTCTGGTTCTGTGACACGAATTGGCAAGTCCTCCCATAGCATGACTGGCAAGTCGGTCTCTAAGCTAAGAACTGCGTCGCTTACCCTTAAATGGTCTGGGTGCCCTAACCCAAGTGGGGCATAAATTCCTTCATATTCTCCACCATCTACAATTCTTTGCAGCACTTCTGCTATCTCTGATTGTGTCACATCTTCGCCGTATTGTCCATCAGGAAAATCTAGGTCTACATTTGTCGCGCTTAATAAGGCAGTGGCAGCATCATTCTCTCGGCGACGTTCTGAAACTGCATCTTGGGCATTTTTGAACCCGCACTTTAAATCGTAAGGGGTTACTACAGTCTCCGAAGCATCTGGATATCCACCGAAAACGGTAACAACAGTAGTATCAGGGCGTTCTGCCATGAATTGACCAGCGCTAAGGATAGCGTCATCGAAGTGGGGGCTAATTATGAGTAACTTATTCACTTTCTACCTCTGCCAAAACAAAATATGATGGCGTCTCTGTTTCGCCTAACGGGATTGGTGGTTTAATGATCTCCCATTTGCTTCCATCATCAGCTGTAATTATCATATCTTTTCCATCCAGAATCTAATATTATGGTTTTCCAACTCCTCACTTTTTACACTAAACTTACATTTACTATAAAAACCAGTTGTCTTTCCGTAGTGCTTTGTCGGGTCAAAGAAGTCCATAGACTGAATATCAAACCCTCTTACATGTGTCGGGTCAATCCATAAGAACTCTGCTTTCCAGCCTGGAGTCTGTATATACAATATCCCACCTGGCTTCAAAATACGATGACATTCTTCCAGAAACTTAATAACGCCATGATCTTCGCCGATATAAGGAGGAAGATGCTCAATAACATCAACTGCTTTGATCTCGCTAGCAGAATTGTCTTCAAATGGATAAGGAAATTTCATCAAATTATGGACAACATCTATGTTCGGCAAGTCGATCATATCCACATTAATCCAACCCGGAAATGCGTCTTCACCTGCCCCTAAGTTTATTCTTAAATCTGGCTTAATTTCTATTGCTGTTGAATCTTTATCAATTGGTTTAATAGGTGACAATGGTTTGCCTTTCATTTCTTGTGTTGCTGTTATTGTTGTCGCTTTGTCAGAAACCTCAAAAACGTCGCCTGTGTGGGACTTTGGATCACCAAACGCCCCTTCGTCGTCTAAAGTATCTAAGAGGGCTTGTAGGCGCTTAGAATACGTCTGAGAGGACTTTACGAACTCGTGTCCTGCCTTGCGAATTGCTTCACGCTCTTCATCATGCTCTAAATAGTAATTTATCTTCTCATCAAGCTCTTCAAAATTTCCGTATTCATAAAAGACTGCATTTACATTTTCTTGAAAAAGATCAGCCACACCTTCAATCCGAGGATATATAGTGAAAGCACCGCGACCAATACTTTCAAAGAGACGATCTGACGTATAGTTTTTGTGTTTGAATCCAATATTGACAGAGTCACCAACAGCGATTTTAGAGTTTGCATAAAGTTGATTAAGCTCTGTACCCCTGACTGTTCGTTGTGGATGTCCAAACTTTTTATATCTTTCTCCATACTTATCCTCCAAATGTTTTACTAACTCGTAACGATAAGCCCATTCTTTGTGGCCGTATTCTGCACCTCCACCAACAAAGATGACATCTCCGCTTAATGAAGCATCATTGTTTGGAGGGAGCATGATACACTCTTGTTCAAACACGCCGGGAAGAAGCCAGTAATGATTAATTCCTTTACTGTCGAAGAAAGCTTGTGATTCAGGATCGCCATCTGCACTAAATACATATTCAGTTCTCCAAAACGGATCGCTCTCAATACCAGATTGTCTAGAAAGGCCAACATAAAGATCAAGGTGATAAGAAGCTGTTGGAATACCTCGCTCCTTTAATATCGCAAGATCAGCAAGTGTTACCATTTTGCCCCAAGTACGTGTATATAGAAATAGATCGGTGTCCTCTGGCACTCTTTGAAGCCAAGATGGGTCATGATGAGCAAGTTCTTGGATGCGAACAACTTCATGACCCATGCTCTCAAGGGTCTTAGCGATATGGTTTTCTGTAGTGAAGTCTACACTATAATTTCCAACGTATGTTATTTTCATTTTTTTGTCCTTTTATTTACTGCGCGATATGCTGGTATAACACCAAGTCCTATCAGCTCTGCTGTATGTATAACGCCATCTTCGTCTGGAAAATCAGATATATAAGCCGGACTCAGTACCCAAATATTATCGCTATTTGGTCCACTCATCTCAAGGTTTTCTTCATATTCTTTCTTGAACTTTGGAGTAAATGTAACATAACCAATTATTTCTTTATCATTAAAGTCTTTTGTTATAGGAATTTCAAACACGTTCACCGCCTAAATCTGTAGTATCGCTTTTTCTTGGTACTTTAAAAGCCAAGATACCATTGGAATTTAATAGATCACAAACATCCTGTCGGTCATCGAAGAACATCTCAATGCCTAGCTCTTGACATTTAGCAAGCTTAAGCTCTGGGGACTCACGAGACTTCCTAAACACTACTTCGTGTACCTTATTTGAGGGAAAGTTAGGCCATTTACTCTTTACGTCAGCAGCGATTGTACCCACTCTTGTCTTACCAATAGCACTGATAACATGCACTTCATGGCCAGTCTCAACTAATCCATCAGCAATCATCCACATCTCATCTGGATAGTGGCTAATAACCTGCCAATAATCAAATCCAACTACCATTAGTAATCATCCCCTTTCTTTACCCATAATGAAATAAGCCAACCGATACCAGAAAGGATAAGAATAACTACTAAGAAAAATAATCCAATAATAAACAAAGGAGGGACAGCTATACAAATTGCGAGTCCTATTAGACCCATGATAACGTAAGTACAGAACATTACACGCTGTTCTTGCGTTCTTGTGTATTTTTTCCACAATGTCTTAATATTTGTCATTTTTCAAATCTCCAATTACCATATTTCATTCTATTATCCAAAACTATTCTTATCCCAAATACCGTAGAGTTAGGGTCAAAAGGTCTATCTTTTGTTTTATCAACTTCTACATTTTCCAAATCTGCTGTTGCCATATCATAAAAGTCATTAAATGTCTTTTGAGAAAGTTTTAGCCTAGAGGGAGGAACCTGTATATCATCTATTGCGCGGATAAGATTAGCGAATGTAATTGGCTCTGTGTTCATTATTCTGTTATCCAATCTGGCTTCCTTGTTCCTGTGCCAATAAGTTTACATTTCTGCGCTAAATCCATCTGATCTACAACATTGTCATATTGATTCTCTTTTGAGGCAAGGATTCTCTTCTTAAACTCTGCTAAGCTCGAACGACTAGGGCTATTGTAAATGTTGTAAGAGATATATTGAGAACCTCCGACATTCACGACTACCGATGTATCACTTAGGTAATAAGTTATCCTGCCTCTTTTAACAACTTTGTGTTCCATTATACGAACGCTGGCGGTATATCGCCATCCTTCTTCTTAATCGCGCTACGCTCACTAAACCAACCATAACATCCCTCAACATTACACTGATAACGCTGGTAGCGACCAGTCTTGGTTGCTCGAGTACCCTCTTCATGGTAATCAGATTGTAGACAATAAGGACAAGCAAGCTCAAGATTAGCAATCCTAAGTAAGCTAACTGGTGAACGATACCAAGGAAATAACACCCTAAAGTCATCAATCGTCAATTTAACATCTTGGTTATTATAAATCGCCATCTTTTTAGCAGCTTTTAGACCAGCAGCGCCACCACAGATAATATCCCACCATAAATCAGCATGGGTTGTTTCTGTTTTACGTCCTTTACCTAAGAAGTCACTCAAGTAATTGAGAGAGTAGCTAGGAAGACGCATAATCTGTTTCGCAATCAATTTAGTATCGAGCTGTTGGTGGGGAACAACTGGTTTAAGTTTATGCTTAATAAAGAACATATTTGCCATCTTGTCATCGAATTGTTTCGAGTTATGACCAAGGGTTATATCTGTTTTTGTAAATAATTGATACAATTCTTTAACAAGTAATGTGTCATCTTTCGGGTCCCAGGAATACGTTTCCATTTGAGCGATTGTACGACAATGAACTTTTGGTTCATATTTAGGGTCCGATAATCTACTTGGGTCAACCCATGCATAAGAAAAGGAAAGCAAAATTGGTTGTTCAATCACTTTATGAATATTGGTCTCCCAAACCCCGTAACTATAACCAAGTAAACCTGTACACTCTATATCATAGGCCAAGAGATTTGGTTCTCGTACCTGTAAGGTATCAATCCCACGCTCGCTGTCTTTTTCACTCATTTTTGTATTTAACCCCTTTTCCCACATTATATCGCACTTTTAATTAAAACGCAAGCGTTTTCTTTTTATTCTTATTCTTATTTATATTCTTATTCTTATCTATGCTTGATAACCCTTACGCTAACCTCTGTTAATTTACACAGTTGGGTAAGGGTTTAAAAACGCCTAACCCTTACGCTATCGTGAGCTAACTACGACGTAGTTGTGGTATAACCCACACACTATCGCTATGCTACACCGCTTTCGCTTATATGTCAACCAATTATATGAAAAATCTTTCAAAATAAGCTTGTGTTTACGTTGGAAAAGGCGCATAATTCAAAACACAAGGGGAATCGAAAAACGAGGGTATAACAAACATGAACACATCAATTATTAAAAAGGACTTTTGGAAGTCCGACGAGTATGTAGTATTGCATTTAGATACAAAAATGGTGTATCTTTATTTGCTATCTTGTCCAGATAAAGGCTATTTAAATGTTTTTAAATTAAATAAACATCTTGCAACTCTTTGTACGGGTGTATCTAGCAATTCTATAGAAGCTGGGCTTGAACAACTACAAAAGATGGGCTATATTGATCTATTTAATGGATATGTGGGCTTGTTAAAGGGTCATGTTACAGCAGTTGGTGGACGCTACGGAGGCGAGAATAAAGACAAAGAACTAGCATCATTACCAGTTGATATTCGTGAGCATTTTGGCTTAGATGATGAGTCTATAATAGATATAGAACCTACTAAAAGAGTAGTTAAAAAAACTGGCCCACCACCAGAGACAATTAAAAGTATAATCGCTAAACAACCAGAGGCTTTACGCGAGACTCTTCAAGACTTCGTAGAAGACCGTATTGAGCGTAAGAAAGCCCCAACTACCCGTGCCGTCAAGGGTTGGGTTAAAAAGCTAGAAGATATGTACCCCAAGAACCCAGCTAAACAAGCAATGTGCTTGCAACAATCTATTGATCGTGGTTGGATGGGATTATTTGAAGTTAAGATGGATAGTACTACAGGAGGGGGAGAATTTATGTAATGACAAGTCTCGTTACTCCAGAATACTGGAAGATGTGGCTTGGTGATATGCCGATGCCAGAAGATGCTACTACAGATATGATGTGGGCAGCTCATGATGCAATGCAAGAGTTTGAGGCAAGGGATGAAGACATACGAATGATTAATTGGTATGAAGAATCTAAGAAACACTATGTAAAAAAACGTGAGTTCTGGCTTCCACGCACAAATGAACCAGATTATGTTGATAAATTAAGAATTTACGATAACATATTGGAACAAATTGATGAAGGAATTGAATTTTTAAGGGAGCAATTAAATGGCTGAGAAAAAAGACTGGAAACAAAAAGCTGTAAATCGAATTGTTGAGCAGTTCGCCGATATGGATGAGCCTCAACAAGCTAAAGTCATGGATGCTATTAAGTATAACTACGCGCTCCAAGCAGCTAAAGAAGTCGGTATGACCAAGACTGTTACGTTTGGTGATATGTATGCAACAGCTATCGAGCGCCAAAAACACTTCAATAAGTTCGAGGGCTTTGGTTGCGGTCTCCCTTACTTCGACCGTGCCACCATGGGCTTTCGTGGTGGTGAGCTGATAATCATTGCAGCGCCTTCTAACTTCGGTAAAACGATGGTAGCTATGAATATTGTTGCGCAGCTAGCAGCAAATACTCTTAAAAAGGTCGTTATGATTACTATGGAAATGACACCCGCTGAGGTGAGTACTCGTTTGTTCAACATGGTGGATAAAGCAGATCATGACACACTAAAAGAAAACTTCATTATCCAAACGGAATTAACAGTTAGTGCCGAACACGTAAAAGCGATTGTCAAAAAACATAAACCTGATATTCTTTTAATCGACCACTTAGGATTCTTAGCTAAACAAGAACCAGGGACAGAAGAGCGTCAACAGATTGACACAGCTATGGCTAAGATTAAGCGCCTTGCGATCAATGAGAATATCCCCATCATTATGATTAGTCATGTTAGCAAGACACGTTCTGGCTCAAGTGGCGAGGCGACTGTGTCAGACCTAAAGGGCAGTTCAGCAATCGAACAAGACTCTGATATTGTCTTCATGATTAACAAGCCAAAAAACCAAAACTTTATGGACCAAGGCATTATAGAGATTGTTTTGAAACTAGAAAAACATCGTACAAAGTCTCCGAGAGGATTATTTCATCAGAAAGTTTTAATCCAGGTGAAAGGTGTTCGGACTGATGGAAAATACACCGTGTATAATTAAAAACATAACCCTCATAGAGGTGACAAATGGAGTTCGCTATACTGGGCCAATAGATATGGAGGGCATGATACTTCACAGTGTTCAGGGTGAAGCGACAACACATAGTAATGAACGCAAATATTTTTGCAACAACTGCCTAAAAACATTTAATGGTTCAGAAACATTTGACGAATGTAAAAACCATCTTGGTACATTTCCACTTGACTGATTAAAATATTATGCTCATACTTAGAGTATGAAACAACCCCAACGAAAAACGCAAAAGTTTATAATTAAAATATGGAAACAAAAATAGGAATATATCAAATAAAAAGAGATGGCACGGTCTTGTACATTGGTCAGTCTAGAAACATAAAAAATAGATGGCTCCAACATAAATATGAACTTAAAAGAAATAAACATTGCAATACTTATCTACAATGAATGTACAATAAATATAACGACTTAGAGTTTTCAGTTTTAGAAGATAATATACCCGTCGAAGGGTTGACACCAAAAGAGATATTTTATATCAACAAGCTAAAACCTCTTTGTAATATTGCTATACCGAACGGAGACGACAGCTGGACATACACGGAAGATAGAAACAGAAAAGTATCTGTAGGCAATCTTGGAAAGAAAAAGTCCGCAGAACATGCTCTGCATATAAGTGAAGCAAGAAAAGGTATGAAGCTATCCTATCCCGTGTGGAACAAGGGCAATGGTGAATATATGTCGGGAGAAAAAAACTCTTTTTATGGCAAACATCACACACTAGAAGACAGGAAAAGAATATCTGAAACTAAGTCGAAAAGTAAAGTGGACATTAAAAAGTTAATTCAATTCAGAAATAGCGGGATGAGCTATGCTGCCGTAGGGAGAGTACTTGGTGTCTCAAGAACCTTTGTAAACAGAAAATATAAATTATGGACGGAAAAATAAAAATGAAATTAACGGCCACAGGGACTGTTCCCTCAAAAAAGAATAGTCGTATCAACACAAGAAGTGGGCGAAGTTTTCCAAGTAAAAGATTCTCATCCTGGGAAGCTCTCGCTCTGCCGGAACTTAAAAAACAATTCAAAGGGTTACGAGTAACAGGTTATCCCATATCAATAACGATGGTGTTCTTTAATGGAGACCTTCGTCGTCACGATCTCGATAATCAATGCAGCTCTATATTAGACACATTAGTAAAGGCTGGTGTGATAGAAGATGATAATCAGAAGTTTGTAGATGGTATTCAACTACAGTATGGTGGTCTAGATAGAACGAACCCTCGTTGTGAGATTTTCCTTGACGAATAAGCTTGTGCTTTTTTTGATATAGGAGCATAATTAAAATATGAGCGTACTAAGAGATTTTCACGAACAGCATTTACATATCGTAAAGAGATATTGGCCTCGTGAAATTTTTAATCCATTTAACTGGATAAGAACTATCAAGTGGCGACATCAACGAGCAGAGAGAGGATGGAGTGATAGAGATACCTGGGGCGGAGGAGAATATATTGCAGGAATAAGTGCAGGAATCCTTAACTACCTACAAAGCGAAAAGGGCCATGTTGATTGGGATGAATATTTTAATTTTAATTATCCCGAGAATCTCGGATATACATCTCTCAATGAAGTTGCACAGGATATTGATAATTATTTAGCATGGGAAGAAGATTCTTTTAGTGACCCTATATATTCTATGTTAAAAGATGAGAATGAAACTCGATGGGCAATTGAATTTCAACTTTATGAAGATTATAGAAACGCAATGCACTTTGTTGCCGAAAATATAGGACAACTTTGGGACTAAAAAAGAGTTAGTTTCCTAACTCTTTAATAATTTCATGACCAGCGATTGACATAACCGAGTTAACGGCAGTCTGCTTTGATATCTTCCCCTGCTGGCCATACACAGTTACGAAGTGCAACTTATATTTGGAAGACTCTCTTACAGACCTCTGTGTCTATTATACTATTTTGCGGAAACGTCCGTCAGTGGAAACGGCTGATAGAATCCTTATACCATCCTGCGCGAGGAGCCACTATAACCTGCCAATTCAGGCAGCTAGGAAGTCGGTTTAATCTTCTAAGCCTTGCCCTTATTCTTTATCAAATTAAAATATGGTGGAGATGGGGGGAATCGCACCCCCGTGCCAAAAATCCACAATTAGCTTTCTATTACAAGTTTATCCAGTTTCTACTGGCAAAAGACAGTGTGACACCACCACTTATTTTTATAGTTCAAATAAGAAACTTGTGCATTGCGTTCGGTATGCTCGTAGTCTTCATTATTGGCCGAAGACCGCCATTCTCTCGATTAAACCAGTGAGAAAGCTGGTGCTGGAACAAATGCTTGTTTAAACATTGCTACAGCGGATTTGAATGCGTTTGCATTTAGGTTTTGTTGTCTTTGACGCGGACAGGCGACTTGCTTACTAACTGTTAAAAATTCAAGGTCGAATCTAAGTCATCCCCATAAATCTATTATACACCAGAGGTAAAATAATTGCAACATAAAAAGCTTGTGTTTTTTTGAAAAAAGGAGCATAATTAAATTTGATAATAAAGAACACAATAAAAGGGAGCATTAAATGGTAATTTATGCAGATTCAAAAAGAGAACATCTACTAGCAGCAGTACTATCAATCGTCACAGCGATTGCAGTTGTTATATTAATTTTAGTCAAATAATAAGGAGAAATAATGGTTCCAACTCAAACTCCGTGGTATGCTACGAAGAAAGCTATTAATGGGTACATTATTGGCGGTGCTGTAATCGTAGGATTGCTAATCCTATTTACAATAATTGGTTCTTTGAACAACACATATGTTTCCAAAGACCAGAATGTACAAACTAGTGAGAGCAACATCAGCAAAGAAAGCCAGCGTCGTGTTGATTTATTCAACAACTTAGTAGATGCAGTGGAATCAGCGAAGACATTTGAGCAAAATACTCAAACAAGAATTGCTGAGGCTCGATCACAGGGTAATAAAGGGCAAGTTGATGAAGCAATGCTAACAATTAATGCAGTTGCTGAGGCTTACCCAGAGATCAAGAGTACTAAGTTGTATGAACAGACCATGATTGAATTTAGTATTACCGAGAATCGCCTAGCTTCATACCGAGAACAGTACAATAATGATGTTCGTGATTTTAATGGTTATGTTCAGGGATTCCCTCAGTCTATGTTCTTGCCTTTTGTTGGTAAAGACACAGCGCCTAAAAAATATCTAGACTATAAGGTTAACGACGCAGAGGCTCGTGACCTTTTCAAAAAGGATTAATTATGTATATAGGAAGACCTCCTTTTGTAGAACAGCTAAACGATATTAGTTTCTGGTTCCCAATTCTCAGTAAGATTGGAATGAGGACACCAGAAACTAAGTTGTTCTATGTATCAAATGAAGTTGGACATATTGTAGATGGAAAAGAAACCGATGAGTTTAAACAACTCGTAAAAGATATCACATCTACAAAAGAATCATTTGGAAGGACGGCCTTCCTACGTACAGGACAAACAAGCAACAAACACGACTGGAAGCATACTTGTTACTTGAGTGAGAACTCTGATGTTAAGAAACATCTAGCTGCGCTAATAGAGTTTAGTATGATGGTTGATCTACCATATAACACGTTTGCAGTTAGGAAGATGATAGATACTGTTCCTCTTACTACTGCGTTTAAAGATATGCCAATTGCTCGTGAATTAAGAATTTTTGTTAAAGAGGGTAAACTTATTTGCGCACATCCTTATTGGCCAGAAGAAGCATTTAGAGGTGGGCAACATCCAAATAACGAAGTGACCGAGGAACAAATTAGACAATTACAAGTTATGCCAAAAATGACAGAAATTACACAAATGGCAGAATATGTAAGTAGTAGTTTCCAAGGATCATGGAGTGTTGATTTTCTAGAAGACAAAGACGGTAATTGGTGGTTAACAGATATGGCGCTTGCTTCTACAGGTTACCACTGGCCCAACTGCGAGAATAAAGATAAATTTGGCGACAATTAATAATGAACGATCTACATCGCGTCGGTATTATTTTCACCGCACTTGTAGTCGTTGTATTAGGTGTTTTGGGTATTAAAAACTTAGCGGAAGACTCGGGCTACAAAAACCAAGTCCGTTATACGACTGCTATTCGCGCAGAAGATAAAGATCGTTTTAACTACGCCGTTGACTCTCAACAGGGAAACTTGTTGGTTCACGGCGTTTTTAAAGCAGAAGATAAAAACCTAGTTAAGTTCCCAGAAATGACAAAAGCATTCACATTTGTGGAACGTGTAAAAGAACATTACACTAGACATGAGAGTTGTTCTACTGATAGCGATGGACATGAAAGTTGTACAACCTATTACACATGGGATGCTGTAGACTGGGAACACCAATCATCACCAGAATTGACATTATATGATCGACAATATCCTGCTGGGTTATTTAAGATGGATGATTTTAGTGATCGCCAAAGCTGCGAAGGCATCACCAAAGCCAATGCTCAAACAGGTTGGTTTAGTTCTAAAGATGGTTGTGATAACGGAGAATATTATTTAGATAGTAATGATCGTTACGTTTATAATGTTGTTCCTCAGAGCTTCTCTGCCACCTTTATTGCCAATAGCCTTCATGGTGGTTTAAAGCCTGTTGAGGGCAATCGTATTACTCTACAAAATAAATCTATAGACCAAACCATGAAAGAAGTAGGACAATACAAAGTGTGGGCATTCTGGATAGCATTTGTGTTTATCGTCTTACTGGTAATCGGCGCTTGTGTCGGAGCCTACTATTGGGTAATGGAGGATGGGGAATGGAGTCTACACAGATGACCACAAGAACTGTAACAGTTAACGGACAAAGTGTAACTATTTATTATTATGAATTATTCGTTGATCTTTTAAAGGAATGGAAGGCCAAAGGGATGTCACGAGAAGACATAGAGGAGTTGATATTGTCATAATGTACAAAATATATTTTATTATTACCCATCTCTACTTTAAACTATTGTACCCCATGAGAAAACTAGAGCAACATGCAAGTGGGCTGCGAAACGAATCTGTATTCCACAGAAAATATGGTAAAGGTAAAGATTGTAAATTGGTAAATTGTAGGTGTAAGATATGAATTATATTGACGAGGTAAAAGAAGAATTAGCAAAGCACATAACCGTTGGTAAGGGGCTTATGAATGTATATGCTCTACTTGTTTTAGTTAAAGGTGAAGAAACGACGCTAGAGGACGTTCACGACGCTTGGAGTGTTAATATAAACCAAACGTGGAACTTTGCCCAGAACGGTAATCATCGCTCTCTAATCGCGTTTAATGAGCTTGCTAAAGAGATACAAGAAAAAGACCGTGCTTATGTCGAAGCTATACACGAAACTGCTCGTATTCTGAGAACCAAAAAGAGCCTGTAGGGAGTGTCTGGCGCTAACCAGTCTTGCCTCAGGCTCGAAACGACTTTCCTGTGACGCCGTATATAAACGCATATACCACAGCTCGTTCTCTTTATACTCTTATTATAGTCTTGCTAAATTGCTATGTCAAGAGTTTTTTATAATTTCATGGCTCCCTCGCTAGGACTCGCACCCAGATAACAGCCTTCAAAGGGCTGCGTCCTACTTTAGACGACGTGGGAATATTTGGCGGTGACAGTAGGATTCGAACCTACGGGGCTTTTGGCCCACAGCTTTAGCAAAGCTGCTCGATAAACCACTCTGACATATCACCGTATTTGGCTGGAAAGGTAGGGGTCGAACCTACGAATTTTCTGGTTCAGAGCCAGGTGCCTTGCCTACTTGGCCACTTTCCATTATTTAAATAAGTTATTAGCGACTACTACAATAATTGATATTATCGCAACTGCTGCTGCAATCGCACCGTATATTCTACCTACTGTTAGCTGGGAGCCTTTAGCCTTACCATCAGATATATTAATTCTGTCTGTAAGATCGCTTAACTTGCCTTCTAATGCTTTATGCTGAACAGTATATTCCTGCCTTGGCATTAAAGTACTAGATTGGTCTGCTAGTTGAGCTCTGAACTCATTAACGCTCTCAAATCGTTTCTCAGTAGAAACTTCTGCTTTATTAATAGCTTCTTTTGTTGCAGCTAAAGCAGCAGCTACTGCTTTCTCTTGCGATACAAGCGCAGCATCTATAGCTTTTTGATTATCTTCAAACCGTTGAGCGACATACTCTTTTAGAGTATCTACTGTCCAACCACTTTCATTTTTTTGTGTTTCACCTGACATATATACTCTAAGTATATAGGAAAGCTAATTTGGGGTGTAGAACGAGAATCGGACTCGCATCTCCTCCTTCACAGGGAGGCGCTTGCAACCAGTAAGCTACCTACAACATATATGGCGGAGAGGGTGGGATTCGAACCCACGGTGGGAATTACCCCACAATAGTTTTCAAGACTATCCAGATAAACCGCTCTTGCACCTATCCATATTTGGTGTGCCAGGTGGGACTAATAACCAGTTTTTAAGTAAATTTCTCTACGTTTTTCTGGTGTATAAGCCTTTCTTCGACACGCTGATTTTGCGTCTCGGCAAGGCTGGCAATGACAACCTCTGTTGTACATTCCAATCTGACCATGATCTGCTAATATTTTCCTTGATGCTGCGACATTACAAGGCAGGTGGCTATAACCTATATTCTCCAAGTCAAAAAATAATTTGATTGGGTCTTCGCTATCTAACCAAGGTTCCATATGCTCTATAGAAAATGTTTCTCTATCTAGTGGCTTTTTACACCTGTAGCATACATGACCAGCTTTAACGGCAAAGTCGAATAATAAGTCTTTTAACAGCCGACCATTAGCTGTGCTAGGATTCATTCCTAGCTGTTCTTTCTTTTTGTCCATAACAATCCTCGGATGTTTATTTTGGTTATTAATTTAATTATAACCTTTTCCGATTCTTGTCAAGGAAATGGTGGCCTCAGATGGACTCGAACCATCAGTCCCGAAGGATGGGAGGTTTAAGCTCCCTGCGTGAACCGTTTCGCCATGAAGCCATATGGTGGGTCGTGAGAGACTCGAACTCTCAAGCCCTTGCGGGCAATAGGTTCTAAACCTATCGTGTATACCATTCCACCAACAACCCGTGTGGTGCGCTTAGCTGGACTCGAACCAGCATGAGCTCTCGCTCGGACGCTTTTGAAGCGCCTGGGTCTACCTCTTCCCCCATAAACACATGTTTGTTAAAGACTCTTGACCATTTTACCTGGCATATTTTCTCTTTCTTTTGGAGCGCCATACTGGAATCTAACCAGTTTAAACCGCTTTGCAGGCGGACGCGTGGACATTCCGCCAATGACGCATATTTTATCTTGATTCCTCCGCTTATCCTTTAGGGATAGCTTGCTGATGTTTCATTGGGCGCAAGACGCGCGGAAGTTATTTTGGTGGCATCGGAAGGTTTCGCGCCCTCGACCCCCTGTGCTTCAAACAGGTGCTCTAACTATCTGAGCTACAATGCCATAATTTGGTCGGGATAGTAGGAGTCGAACCTACCGCTTGAGACGTCCAAGGTCCCCGTCACGCCTCGCAACTTCACCCCGATATTTATTTGAACTTAGTCGAGATCGTCGGACTTGGACCGACATCGCCAGTCCCCGTGACTGGTGTTCTTCTTAAACTATCTCTCGTTATTTGGCTCCCAGTGTTGGAATCGAACCAACCGCCTTGACGTTAACAGCGTCCTGCACTACCGATGTGCTGACTGGGAATATTTAGACACCCCGTGGAACTTGACATCCACATCTTCATCTATGTTACTTTGCTAGCGTTCACATAGGGTTGTTTTCTTTAAACTATGGGGCATATTTGGCGGACTGTACGAGACTCGGACTCGTTTCATCTCCGTGACAGGGAGACGTGTTACCCATATACTAACAATCCATATTTGGCAGGGAATGTAAGAATCTAACTCACGCCAAGAGGTTTGGAAGCTCTTGTGCTAACATTACACCAATCCCCTATATTTGGTGGAGGACTTTTCGTGGTATCCCCCGTTGAATGTGACATTTACAGTACACAAGGAACTGTAAACCGTTACTGTCTAGAACAGCACCAAAGTCCGAAGACTTTATATACATAACCTCGCAGACGGCTAGCTAATCCAACGTCTGTGACACATTGCAGCCATAGCCTGCTGTGCCTACATGTACATGACCACTCGCTACCCATCCCAGTTTCAGCACGATCAGGGTTTCACTCCCGCAACCGTCGTACATACTGGGCCAAAGCCTTGTCCGTCGTGTACTTGTATATCTATTATATCTAATTGTTAAATAAAAAGCGACCCTACATTTTTGTGGGTCGCTCGGAGATATTTTTGTTTTTCTATACTACAGTGAAAAACCTACAGCCCGAGCGCCACTAAAACTATCTGAATTATTCCAGAGTTGCGGTAGTTGATGCTGACACGATAAGTTCTTCATACTTTTAATTATACACCATTATGAAAATAAACACAAGCGTTTTATTTAGTTTTGTGCTTTTTCAGCTTCATCTGCTCCTGCTGATGTCTCTTCATTCGCGTAAACAGAACATAATAACGTGTAAAATAGAAGTATTTTTTCATCTGTTAAAAAGTAAAGTGCAATAGCAACAGGATAATTCGCTCGCCAGAACCATTTTTTATAGAAGTGTTCTCTCTTCTGATATTTCTTATAAAATTTTCTAAACATGTTTATAGTATACTTGGTCGAGCCAGCGGGGGATGATCCCGTATCTCCATCTTGAGAGGATGGTGTCCTAACCGATTAGACGAAAGCTCGATATGGTACTGAGGGAGGGATTCGAACCCCCGAAGTCCGAAGACATCTGGTTTACAGCCAGCTTACTTTAACCACTTGCATACCTCAGCATATTTGGTGAACCACGCGAGACTCGAACTCGCTTCTACTCCTTGAAGGGGAATCGACTTAACCCATGGTCGAGTGGTCCAGATATTAAAAAAATCGCCTATGGGCGACTACAATTTTATGACAAAAGAAGAAGCCCTGTTATAGGTTAGATTCTTCCTCGTAATATGTATTACTGTTTATCATATTATCTATTATAGCGTATTCAATTAAATAACACAATAGCTAAAATAAAGCTTGTGTTTTTAACCACATAGGCGCATAATTATAAGTATAAGCGAATAGAAGGGTAGAAATGGCAAAAGAAAAAGCGTTAAATATGATCAGTTATCATAGTAAACTAGTGGGTGTAACATTTGAGGGTCGTCAGGACGTCATTAAGCAATTAAAAGGTAATGAAGAACTGCGTTTCAGGCGCGAACCAGAGAACGCATACGATGCGAACGCGGTTGCTGTAGATGTATTAGTTTATACAGGTGATATCCCTAATCAAAGTTCGCTCGAAGAATGGATACCAATTGGCTATATTGCTCGTGATAAAAACTCTGATCTTGCAAAACTTCTTACAGATGGTAAACACGCAACTATAAAAATGAGTGAAATTACTGGCGGTGGCGAAGCAAGCAGCTACGGCGTTAACGTTTATATCGAATACGAACGAGAACGCAAATTAGAGCGTTCAGAATATGCAGTATTAGTTAAAGATTTTTTTGGCAATGAAATATTCTACGACCCTATCCTACATGAATACACAAATCCTCTAGGAGAAGTTTATCTGTCTGGTAGTGCTTTTGCTGCCGAGCCTGAGTTTGATTCAGAGTTCTGGGCTAATGACGCAATCGAACGTTACGGTCTACCACCAGAACACAAGCAACGCATTCTTGATATGTGGAAGACAAATGGTGAGGCTTCTCGAAGCTACGGAACAGCAATCCACGCTGCAATCGAACTCTATGGTCAATATCACGATATTGCAGATATCATAGATATGGATAAGAAAACTGGTAAACGTAAAAAGGTAGACGCTAAAACAGAAAAACATTCAGCACTCTCAAAGCTTCCTTACTTAAAAGAAGTAACATTAAATTTCTTCACAGAAGAACGTCTTAAAGAAGTTGCTTTCTATGAAGTCCTCATTGTAGATCACAAGAACAAACGTGCTGGCCGTATTGACCGTTTGGTGATTCTTGAAGATGGACGATTTGAAATTCGTGATATGAAAACAAACTTCAAACTTGCACCAAAAGACTTACGTGGTTATGCAAAACAGTTAAGCTTCTATGCAGATCTTGTAGTAGCTAATGGTGGTATATTGGGCGATAACCCAACTATGATTCACCATCTAAAGGATACGCAATGGGAAGATATCAAACTAGAAAAGATTGATACTCTCGAAAAGTTTGAAGCGCCAGAATTAAATAATAATAAAAGCCTGAGTAAACAGTAATGAGTTTAAGTAACCCAAACAGCACATTTGAGGTTATGCTTCCGGCAAAGTATGATGAACTGACTTCTTTGCAGCGTAGAGCTGTAAGGGAGCAGTACTCTCGTCTGCAACATTGGAACTGTTTCTTTTGTAAGGCTTCGTTATTCGGTAAGCCTATTCAGAAAGTTATGGATGCAGAAATAAATTGGGCATTATTCCCAGAAAACTTTACAAAATATCCAGTTCATTTACAACATGATCACGATACAGGATTGACCGAAGGTGCTGTTCATGCACTATGTAACGCTTATATGTGGCAATACCACAGGAGGTAAAAACAGATGCAGACGATAACCGTCTGTACAGATGCAGGACATAAGAACGCTTGGAAGGACTCAGTATCAATTTGGGCGACGTACATACGAACACCGTCTGAAACTATACATGCTTCCGGAATAATCAAACAAAAAACCAAAGGAAGTTCTCATGCAGAACTATATGCTGTTGCTAATGCGCTTTATATCCTTAGTAAAAAATATGATTTGAGCAAATACAAATTAATCTTATATTCTGACAATCTGTACGCACTTCAAAACCACAGAGAAGGTACTCTAAAGAAGCGAAAAGCAGACAACATGAAGGTCTATAATAAATGGATTAAACCACATGTTGATAACGCTTGTGAATTTGAAACTCGACATGTTAAAGGTCACTTACCGAGATCACAATGGGGAGCTAACCCAACAAGATTCTATATGCAGTGGTGGTGTGACAATGAAGTACACCGAATAATGAAAATAGGAGTGCAAATAGTATATGAAAAATGGAAACAAAAAAGGCTTGTGTTATTAGCGAAAAAAGAGCATAATTAAAGCATAAGAGAAAAGGCCTAAAAAGGGGATAAAATGTCAAAAGTAGAAAACATTATTAACCACATTGTATTAGTGCTTGATGCGTCAGATTCAATGACACATCTTGCAAAGGATGTAATCAAAGTAGCAGATAACCAGATTGAGTATTTGGCTCGTCGCTCTAAAGAACTCGACCAAGAAACTCGCGTTACTGTCTATTCGTTTAATACTACTTATACTCAACCTAGCAGTTATCGCTACAGCCACACTCCACAAATTGAATGCCTTGTCTATGACAAAGACGTTCTTCGTGTGCCAAGTATTGCTGAAGTGTACAAGACTGATGGTGCTACTCCACTTATTGACGCTACTATACTAGCTCTTGATGATTTAGCTCTTACCCCAGAGAAATATGGCGAACACTCATTCCTCGTCTACGTTCTTACCGATGGCGAGGAGAATGTCTCTAGCGCTACTCCAGCATCTTTGAGCGCTCGTATAAATAACTTACCTGATAACTGGACACTGGCTACATTCGTACCTAACCAGGTCGGTGTTATGGAAGCAAAGCGTTTCGGGTTCCCTAAAGACAATATCGCCGTTTGGGATGCTACTAGCACCGCTGGTGTTCAAGAGATGGGTAAGCAAATCCGTGAAACTACAGAACGCTTTATGCAAGCTCGTTCTACTGGTAGCCGTGGAATCCGTAATCTATTTGCACTTGAAGACGTTAAGAGTGCTGACCTTTCTAAACTTACTGCTCTCCACTTTGGTCAGTTCCGCTTATTCGATGTTACTGAAAAGCAGCGTATTGATGAATTTGTAGAAGGTACTACAGGACGTGCCTATAAATTGGGCGAAGCTTATTACCAACTCTCTAAACCAGAGATTATCCAACCGCAAAAACAAGTTGCAATTCTTAATAAGAAAGGTCTGTTCATCGGTGACGAGGCTCGTACTATCCTTGGTCTTGGTGATGAACATGTAAAGGTTGGCCCAAACCACAACCCTGACTACACAATCTTTATTCAAAGTACAAGTAATAACCGTAACCTAATGCCAAACACTAAACTGTTGATCTTGAGTTAATATGGTTGATTCAATTATGGTCATGATGCTCTACCAACCAGCGCAATTCTTCATAGGATTAGTGATAATTTCTGCTGTTTATTTCGGAATAATATGGTTGATAGAAAATGTATGGTGGAAAGATGAGTAATCCAGTCTACAAAAATGAATTTGATAAACCTGTATTTGCAGTTAATAATGCTCATATCAAGAAACTAGCTGACGGCGCTAGAAACACTCCTTATGGAAAGCAGTACTATGAGTTGCAATTGAATATGGAATATTTCATAATTTCAGAAGACATGTTAGAAACAATATCAACAATAACTAGAGCGCCAGAGGGTGTTTCTATCTCTATAGGATAATATGAACCCAATATCAAAAACATTATTAGGTATAGTAGCTTTTGTAATATTTATGTTGCCCGCATTAGTTATACTGTGGCTTAACCTATTACAACGACTTTCTTTTGATGGTGGCGTGTGTTTTCTAGCGAGCGTGTTATTTGTTATTGGATGTATTTTTGAAGTGTTACTTATTGTTGAGGGAGATGAATAATGAGCGAAATGAGACATTACAAAGGAAAACTAGTTAAATTACCAAGAAGATTTGATCAAACGCTTGAAGAACAAGCTAAAGAGCTCGTCAATGAGAAGGTACTAGAGCAGTGGAATAAAACTTATTTAGATCAGCTCCTTGACGAAGGTGACTACAAAGAATACATGGTTATTAATGGCGACCTTTACAAGACCAAAAACCTTACAGAGAAAAATGCAGATAATGGTCTTTTTAATGCTCGAAGAATCAACGGAAATGATTATGAATTTGAAGTTCGTTTTTACGACGGGGGATGCAGCTTAAGCGAAGCAATAAACACTGCGTTAGGGGTGACAAAATGAGTGTAACAATTAACGGTGAAACTTACGAAGGCAACAATATAAAAGTTGTTAATGATAAAGTTTGGATTGATGGCAAGCGTGTAGATAATGCAGAACCTAATAATAAGGGCATTCTTCAAGTCAAAGTTACTGGTACGCTCCATAATCTTGAGGCAGATGGTTCTGTCACTTGCGACAATGTTACTGGCACTGTTAAAGCAGGTGGCTCAGTAGCTTGTGACGATGTAGGTGGAAATGTACAATCTGGTGGAAGTGTTAGCTGCGACAACGTTGGGGGTTCAGTTATGGCAGGTGGTTCTGTAAGTCACGGCTGAGAGGCTCTGTATGAGCTTCAAAATTAAAAAGGTAAACATGTGCAGGTATTAGATAAAGACAGCTCACAGGCGCTTAAAATGCCCTCTGCGGATGAAATAGACCACATAACACCCGAAGAGCGTAAAGCTTTAATGGGATTTTGTGAAAGTGATGAAGCATGGTGGAAATTTACACGAGATGGTAGCCCTGAATTGTGCCCAATATGTGGCCATAAGCCAAGCCAACAAATTGGGTTCCAAGTTATGACTCAACGAACATTTGACCCTGTCTTACATGGCAAAAAGAAACTGAAAAATAAAGGTGGAAAACGCTTGCGCTAACTCGTTTCATTCTGTATAATAGTAGTAGAGGAATTAACCTCGTACAAACTAAAAAGAATGGGAGTAAGTCAATGAGCTTATCAAACCAAACATCAACAGTCAGCCCTGCAAAACATTTTTTGCGAGTTAAGAGCGGAACCGTAAACTATTACGACAAGGAAGCACAGAAGAACATCGACGTTCCACTACCTTTGTCATTCGTAGTTCTCGATCAGCTTGCAACAGTTAAGGGTTGGTCTGACAGTGACCAAAGTGGTTATTGGAGTAACGAGGTAAAATCAGCAGGACAAGATGTTCTAACCGTTCGTACATCGAAGGGCCAAAAAGCATCAGGTATCTGGAAGGAAATTAAAAGCGACCCAGCAGTGTCAGGTGCGAAGTTCAACGCTTCTGTCTACATTGCAGCACCAGGTCGTGAAGGTCTAGAAATTCAGAACATCGCATTTAGCGGTGCAAGTCTAAACGCTTGGATTGAATTTGTTAATGCAAATAAGGGCGTAACTCGCGGTAAGAACAAGGTGGTTATCACTGGGTTCAGCGATGAGAAAAAGGGTGCTGTGAAGTATCAAGTGCCTGTGTTTGCGGCTGAGGAGATCACTGAGTCTGAGCTAGGGGAAGCTATGGAACTGGATAAGGAGTTACAGACTTACTTGGACAGTTACTTTGCAAACCGTCGTTCAGAAGAGTTAGTAGCAGTTGCTACCGACGACGAAGAAGAGGGAAAGCCAGTTGACCTAAGCGAGATACCTTTTTAAGGAATCGCTATGGGACAGGTTCTAATTATAGCCCTGTTGGTCGCAGTTATAGCTTTGGGAGGTCTCGCCATCTCCCAAAGCAAGACCATTGAAAAATACGAAAATGAGCTTATTAAAAAAGCCGGAAAGAACAAGAATGGGCCAAAGCAGTCAAAGTAATTTAGTTCGGAAAATCGTAAAATGGAGCGCTATTGGTGTATTAGCACTATTGCTAATCATCACATTTACAAGCGCCACTCGTAATATTGATACTGGTAAGATCGGTGTTGTTACACAATATGGTCGCGTTACTGGTCGTGAACTTGACGAAGGTTTTAACTGGGTTCTGCCTTGGGGTGTGAACAATGTTACAGTCTACGATGTTAAGACGCAAAAAGTAGAAGCCCAAGCAGGTGCAGCTACCAAGGACTTGCAGGATGTGAACGCGACAATTGTCCTGACATATAGTCTTAATCAGGGTAAAGTAAAAGAAGTTCACCAAGCTGTTGGTAAAAACTTCCAAGCTATTGAAATTGACCCACAGGTACAAGAAGCATTTAAGGCTGTTTCAGCAAACTACACCGCTAGTGAATTGATTACTAGTCGTGCAGAAGTAAAAGCAGCAGTTGTAAAGAACCTAAAAGAACGTGTAGAAAAGAATGGCCGTTATAATATCCAAGATGTAGCCATCACAGACTTTAAGTTTAGCGCAGCATTTAATGCAGCTATCGAAGCAGTGCAGATTGCAAACCAGCAAGTTGCACAGAAGCGTCAAGAACTCGAATCGGTAAGAGTTGAAGCAGAAAAAACAATTGCACAAGCTAATGCAGCAGCCGAAGCTCAACGTGCGCAGCAAGCTTCCTTGACACCAGAACTCTTGCAAAAACAAGCTATAGAAAAATGGGACGGTAAACTACCAGTTTACTCGACGGGTGGAAACACATTCTTCAACATCCCTACAGGAAAATAAGCATATGCTTCTAATTACTGCCTTAACAGGTATGTTGGAAGCAAGAAACAGCCTTCAAAAAACGGAGGCTATTTCTAACCCTACATACATATCCGAACAAACACAAACACTTGCGCAGTATACAGGTGCAGTTGAGGAAGTCCTCGCCGAAGATGAAGCTGACCTCATAATGAAAGAATCTAAAAGATTCAAGACTTATATGGAAGAAAAGAAGTCAGCCAACATGGCAACCAACTTACTTAAATATGATTTTACAGAAGAAAAAGCCGAGATAGTTAAACTAACTCGACTCTGTAATAGTAGTTGGAAGATTATCAGTGTGGCTCAAAGCAGGGTGAAGCACTTAATTGCCGAAGCAACTAATCAGATTTAAACCCAATCAGCAGGAACACCGTCGTCGGCTTCGGAGGCTTCTCTTTCTATTAACTCATCAAATGCTTCACGATCACAGTCTGCCACCTCTTGTAGGTTTATGTGTGCAGGGTAACCATTTTCTTCCATGAAACCAGTGACCTCTTCAAAAGCCGGATGAACGCTAAAGAGATAAGTACCTTTGCTTTCTTCTTCATCAGCGAAAAATACGTGATCGTATAAAGCTAGTTCACCCATGTGTCTGAACATTGATGTATTGTGACGAGTTGCTTCAAACTCTCCATCGGGCATCTGTATCGTAAATTTAGGTTCATTTTCTATTGCCATACCCTAAGTATACAACTCAGGAGCAATAAATGCAAGCCTATTATACTTTACGTTTTTGGACAGCGTTCAATATAGCGCAGAACACGATAGCTCCAGCTAATGACCACAGTAATCCGGATAGATCAAATGCTAGAAAAGCTTGTTTACCACCACCGATAGCGTAACTAACGAGGTTACCTAGAAAAGCACCAACGATACCGATTAAGGTACTAATCAAGAACCCTGAATCGCGTCCGGTAATGCGTTGTGCTATCCAGCCTACAAGCGCACCTAATAAAATTGCAATAATTAATGACATATATTTTCTCCTGTTATCTATATCTATTATAACAGTAATAATCTTATGGTGGGTCTTCTGGGGATCGAACCCAGGACATTCTGCTTAAGAGGCAGATGCTCTAACCTGCTGAGCTAAAGACCCATATGTTTGCAAACACCTACTGTCCTAGTCGTTATTCCGCAGTTTACACAATAAATGCGAATGAGTTTAAAAACTCGAGCTGGCATAAAAACTGCTATCATTTCATTGCAACAAAAGCAACGTGGACGGCCGTATTCGTTAAGGTATTTATCTATGAACTCGTGATTTAGTAATCCAGCTCTTAAATGCTGTCGCACTGGTAAATCATTTGTTCTCTTTTTTATATCCATGTATTTATTATATATGGTGGAGTCGCAGGTAGTCGAAACCTGATATCTATCGTGCAAGGATAGTGTAATAGCCGTTATACGACGACCCCATAAATGAAATGTACTAAGGGAAGTTTTCGTATAACTTACAACGAGGCAATTCCTGCTGAGTTTGACCCCTTAATCATACTTAATTGTCGCATAGCAGGATTTGAACCTGCGCCATGAACCCCTAAAATGGGGCTGCTCTACCGCTGAGCTATATGCGACATATTTGGTGACTCACGAAGGATTCAAACCTTCAACCTTCACGTTCGTAGCGTGATGCTCTATTCGATTAAGCTAGCGAGCCATATAGTGCCAAGTTACTGATTACAGACAGAACTTGGGCTGTAAGAAACTGGAGCTAGACGGTGCTACCCCGTCAATGGCATTACTAGTAAGTCCATTTACATTCCATTTGCCCATATTTGGTGGACTGAGTTTATAGTCATCTGCCCGTAACGACTAAACAGTTTAACGACATATTCAGGTCAATTATTTCTTGGTTGCGGAGCTGGGTAATGCTCCCAGTGTCTCCTCCTTATGAGAGAGGCGAGATAACTTTTTCTCCACTCCGCAGTATTTGTGCTTTGCCAAAGGTTTTTATATCTACGGTTAGCGTCTTAATAACATGGCAATTTGCACAGAGCATTTGTAGATTATCCTTTGTTATTTTACCTCTATACAGTTTTCGCCAAGTCTGATCACCACCAAAATCTTCTTTATTTTTTCTAAGTAGGGGCTTTATATGATCTATTTGAAATGCCAATATATTTTCACAGTAACCACATTTAGCGCATCTGTTATTAAACATCTCTGATACTTTTTCTCGTATCATCAATTGTTCTTTTTGTTTCCAAAGACGTTCATATTCACGCTGTTTGTTTTTATCTTTATATGGCATAATCTTATTTAATTATAACCTTTTTGTGTTTTGTCAATGTACGTTTGGTGGTTCATCAAGGAATCGGACCTTGTGCACTCGGTATGTAACACCGATGCTCTACCAATGAGCTAATGAACCATATGGACTTTTTGATTAACTTCTGTGTCCAAAGAAGCCGAGGCGATTTTACTCTTTATTTTCTGTTCGCGCGAACATATACCTCTGGGAGCATTTGGTCGTGCCAGAAGGGGTTGAACCTTCTTCGTCAAGATATAAGCTTGATGCTCTAACCGTTGAGCTATGGCACAGTATTTTGGTAGCCACGCTGGGAATTGAACCCAGTATTAAGGTTTAGAACGCCTGTTACTTATCCTAAGACGTAGCCGTATTTGATTCACCACTAGCAGAGTCGATACAAACGCACAAAAGGTACAATTTTCCAATGCTCTCGTCGCTGCATACAGGTTACTCCTTATCCTGCGTGGGTCGCCGTTTTTTCGTGTGAATCTTGGTCGTGGTGCAGGGATTCGAACCCTGACGATCTGATTGGAAGTCAGACATGCTAATCCGTTAAACATCACATCACGATAATTTCACGAGCTAGTCCATGTCATGCTGGATACTATCAATGCCACTTCATGCAAAGTTGGGCGCTCTCATTACTAAATTGTTAAATTGGAGTCTTTAACGGAATTGAACCGTTCTACTCGGAGCCTACCTAGGATGGCCAGCCGAGTGTGCTACCGTTACACTAATGCGACATATATGGAGCCGACTTTCGGACTTGAACCGAACACCTGGTACTTACAAGATACCTGCTCTACCTGATGAGCTAAATCGGCACATGGTTGGCAATCTAAGACTTGAACTTAGGACACCTACTGTATCGGAGTAGCGCTCTACCACTGAGCTAATTGCCATTATTGGAGGCAGGAGGAGAATAAACTTCTTGTGAGTACTACACATCATCTCCCACGTCCTAGCTAAGTTCGATAGGGAGTCCTACCTTTTGAATTGTTAAAATCTAATTTGGAGGGTCTGATGGGTGCTGCCCCCATGACATTTTGCTTAAAAGGCAAATGCTCTACTGTTGAGCTACAGACCCCTACTAAAAAAGGGACTGATTTGTCCCCTATTATTTTTCATGCTATAAGCTAAAAATAATAGGGCTACAGTTTGGCCTTGCCTCCGCGAATGACCATAGCAGTAGCTTGCACAATTGGGGTTGTACGCTTCGTCATAACTGCTATTCTTTCACTCATACTTCCATTATACATTATTTATAAAATAAACACAAGCCTTTTTATTTCGCTTGTGTTATTAATGCAAATAGCGCATAATTGATAATACATGGAAGATATTAAAATAGGGGATATAGTTCAGGGCGCGACATCTTTTAAACAAAAGAAGTTTGGCTTTGGTATCGTAATTAGTGTTAAGCAATCGAGCATTACCCCAATAACCGCTATATTCCTTTCCGAATATCTTGACTTTAGGGTTCACGACTTTAAAGATACTGGCTTGAAAAAAGCAACTGTAAGCAAAATATTACATAACCAACTTAATAAATTATCTTACAACTATTCACAACTACTGGAAGAATTAAAACGTGCGTGAAAACGCTTGTGTTTTAAATAAAAAAAGAGCATAATTGCGTTCAAGAAGGGGAAAACAAAATGGTAGAAAACAATAAAGAACAAAAAGCAGAAGAGCAACCAATAGAATGGTCTCTGACAGAGCAAAAAGTTCCGCTTATGGACGTTAGTTCCAAGTTTCGCCTAAGTCGAACCTTCGGTAAGAAAGACCCGTGGATTGTTCGAGCGGTGGGGACAACTGTTGATGCAGTCGTTACATTCTTCTTTGACGTATACACGGCAATAAAAATAATAATGAAGGAGGTAATGTAGTGTCAGGCGAAAATACCATGTACTTTGCGTACGATAATCTAGAAGGGGACGAATTTGGAGTTGGCTATTTGTCAACTAAGACCGACTGGGTTGATAGAACTAATAGTTGGGGAAGACAAGACGGCAATCGTCATGACTTTACAGAAAAATCTTGGGATAGTATATATCCTACTAATTTACGTGGCTGTGTTTTAGCAAAAGTTGAATCAGATAACTCAGCGTTTTTAGTAACTTGGAAAGCCGATAATAAAGAAAATACCGTCAGAATTAGCAACAAAGGCGAATTTTCTTGGGAAAATAATTCAGCAAAAAGTTCATCAATTCCAAGGTGGATGAATCGACTTAAAAAAGCCATAAAAGAAAAGAATCTTGAATAAAACGCTTGTGTTTTTAGGAAAAAAAGAGCATAATTGTTTTCAGTGAACGACAAAAGAACGTCACAAATAAAAAGGAAGGCTCAAAAAGTCATGTCAAATAAAGATAAAAAAGTAACAGAAACAAAAGTAGAAACTACTAAGGCTAAAAGCTTAGAAGAAGAAAACAAAGGTATGAATAACGTCATCGTTCGTGGTATACTGGGCATAGTGTTGCTTGCAGTATTTGGAAGTATTCTGTTTAGCACTTGGGTAATTTGGACTGGGACAGATAATCCTATGTACAAAATATTCACAGGCCCCGCTGCATTGTTTGATGTATTCATCGCATTCGTAGCATTTTCTAAAATACTTAAATAGTAAAGGAACAAATTGTTGGCTAAACTTCCCTGAGTAATGTCTGATAAGCCAGCGGATTATGCGTAAAGCACAAATCATAGTAGCTATAGTGGCAGTGTTAACCCTCGGTGGTTTTACATGGTTAGCCATTAATAGTGGGATTACAACTAAAAATCTTGACATCAAGACGATAAAGTTGCAATCGACAGAAGCCAAGTTAAAAGATGTCAACGTCCAAGTTGAACAACTCAAGACTCAATCTTCTAGAGATAAAGAAAAAGCAGAACAACTCGAAAAAGAAAAAAAAGAACTAGAAGCAAAGCTTGTAGCGAAAGCAGAAGCAAAAGCTAAACTAGAACTTGCAGCAGCTCAAGCAGAAGCAAAGCTCACCGCTACGCAAACTGTATCAGCTAAAGCAACTGCTTCGTTACCGTCCGGTTCACACAACGACTGGATGGCACAAGCAGGAATCGCTGCTAGTGATTATGGTTTTGTAGATTACATCGTTATGCATGAGGGCCATTATGAACCCTGTGTAGTAAACGGTGGAACGGTGGATTGTAGTTATGCAATACCTGTCGATCAAGGCGGAAAAGGTGGACAAAAAGCTTACGGTGTTTGTCAGGCACTCCCAGGAAGCAAAATGGCTTCTGCCGGAGCTGATTGGGCAACGAACCCTATCACACAGCTTAAATGGTGTCATGGTTATGCGATAGGTCGCTATACCACATGGGCAAACGCCTACAACTTCTGGATAAATAATAGATGGTGGTAACCACCCGTTAAAAGACCCCTTGCGAGAGGGTCTTTTTTCTTATGCTTGTGTTTTATTGTCTAAAAGAGCATAATTCTCCCCATAAGTAAAAGAGAAAGGCTTATCAATGATCGCAAGTAAACTAATCATCAGTCAAGAAACTAGAGAAAAACTACTAAACCCTGTACTAACACCAATGAAGAAACGCGAACTACGTGAAGAACTCATTAAAGATAGTATCCGAAAGGCAGTAGCTGGTTCTCGTACTAAACAAGAACTAGTTGCAGCAGCGGGATTTAACCCTGATGCCACATCGAATGATTATGCTAATGGCAACGGGCTTGTTAATAGTATGATCAAACGAGGCATTATCTCCCATAACCCTACTAGATCGTTTAGGAAAACTTGGACGGTGTGCGAAGATGTTAG